ATGAATCTGTTAATGGGTATGCGAAAAATCTTCTATCAGGTCCGGCACCTTTCTTTTCGGCAGACCATAAAAAAGGTTGTGGTGCGTGTAATAAATATTCTTCATTTGGGAATAATTTATTTGGGTCACTAGATGTTATAACATCATAACCTGAGAATATTCTTTTAAAGTCTAAATTTGCCTTTAATGCTACGTCAAAAGAAATATCATTATTATTAACAAGGGTTGTTAAGGACTCATAATTTCCCTGAAAACCTCCACCACAATCATAAGGTTCACTTCCATCGGCGTTTGGTAATAAATTTGGGTGTTCATAATCATAAAGAGCCGGTGAATTTACAGGTGCGATAAGTGTATTAACAGTAGTTAATGTGGCATCGTATGGTAAATTTTCAGAACCATTGTCATAATCTACACCTGCAGATATTTCACCCCCTGTTGTGTCAGGTTCATTACTACCACAATCACACTCACAACTAGTGCAATCGGGGTATGCCAACATTGGTAATCCGATTCTTGGAAATCCAGGTATATCTCTAAAATTACCTCCTGTAAATAACCTACCTAAAAAATTAACTATACCTATTATGATATTATAGATAAAAGCAACTATGTGTGCTAAAAATAAAATCTGTATTATAGGAAAAGTTAGAACATTTAAAAAAACATTAAAAACGAAATATAAAAAATCAAAGTTTCTAATTATATCATTTACGGGGAATGTGTTTACCGTTGACTTACAGGTTCTATTATCAATTTCTTTAATACCTAAGTGTTTTGCCCTACCTAAACCATTTTTATATCTATCTAAAAACATTGCGGTGGTATATACTTTATTATAATTAAATTCATAAAAAGTATCTTCACAATCAATTGCACTTTGAGGATTCACATAATCATCCCAATCAGTGCTGAATGAATATGAACGAATTAGATTAAACAAGTCTATAGGATATTGGATAAATTGAAAACTCTGTCCTTGAGGATCATTTGGATCAATTGGTGTTCCTACTATTTGTAAATTGTCTCCCGAATTAATTTCAATTGCTGTTGGGTCACCTAAATATAGATTACCATTTATGTAAATACTAAATGAGTCAACATTAGTTGTAACCACATTGGTTAATCCGACTGAGTTCAAAAAATTAAAAGTTAAACCACTAATCAAACCTTGAGCTATAGTGTATGTAAAATTGTTAGTTTGTAGTTGTAATGGATCTGAATTAGATGTTGACCAACCATATTCTTTTATATTCGGAACTAAAAAATTTGCCCTTTGGACGCTATTTTGTAATCCTTGTTCGTTTTGCCACTTAAATTTAAATCGGTATTTTCCTCTTGTAGGCACACCTTTTGTTGGGTCGTTAGATATCACTAGTTGTCCAAATTCATTTGTTATAACATAGTCTAAATTCATAGGAACATTTAATAAGTATGTTCCGTCACCATCAATTACTTTTCCACCTTCTTCGATTTCATATCTTTCAAGAATAGGAAGTCCATTATTATCTGAAAATATAGTTTGTCGAATTGCTTGTATTTCACCAGGTCCTGCAACTAACTCACATAAATTTCCTGTATTATTTTTTGGTTTACAACTAACTTTTAAAGCGTCATCATCGGTTGTTGATATAATGGATCCCATGAATATGGCCGTTGGTTGTATATTGATATTCGCTTGTTTGGTTAAATCAAAATCGACTCTTGTAATTCCCAACTGACAAAGTTCAGAATCACCCCAAAATGGTCTAACATCAACATCAAAAACCAAATTTTTAATCTGTGGTAATTCTCTAAGATTAGTTGACGATTTAAATCGAGCACCGTTAACTTGAGTTTCTGTTGCAAGTCCTTGTTGTATTAAATCTTGAGGGGCCAGTGAAAAACATCCGATGTCTGATAAATCAACATCCATTACAATTGTTTGAGTTCCAACAGGAACTCCAAAAATCATAAAGTCACCACTTTCGTTTGTGGTTACCGTAAATCTATAATATTTGTCATATACCTCGATATATGAATCATCCATAAGAACATCACCTTTATTTGGAAAAGATCCTGTTGAGGTGTGTCCTCGATATGATGGTAATTTTGGAAGTAAATTATATCTATAACCTTCTTCGTTTGTGTCTGTTATTGTTTTGTATGGATAAAGTTCGGAAATTACGGGATTTAATTCGTCCGCTTCTTCTAAAGGTATAAAGACCGAAACTTTTGCATTTGGTAAACCAAATCCGTTATTAACAAAAACTCGACCAACCACAACACCGTAGTCTGCACAAAATCTTGTGTATACGTCATTTGCCAAGATCTTTAAGGATAGTATCTCTAAAGATTCCCAATCTTGTTCTAAATTAACATTAATATGTTTGTCGACACCGACTTCTGTTCTTATTCTATACGATTTGGGCATTAAAAAAGCGTTTTTTCATAAATAGTTTATTTCCCATTTTGATAAAAATAAGTTGATTCTATGAAAAATAAATCACTAAGAGAAATTCACCGATTTTAAGTTCAAAACTCTAACTGTAATATCCTTATTTGGGTATCGGACTTGGTATGTTTGTGTTGGTGTTGCAAAGATCGTATCTGCCGTTGGTTGAATTTGTCTTGTTAAAGGATCTGAATATGGCATTGATGTTTGTGCTGAAGAATACTGACCTCCAACTTGGTTGAAGAATGATATATCAGATAAACTCACTATACCATTTTCAGATTGAATTAATCTTCTTAATTCAGATATATTAACGTTTTGACCTAACTGTCTAACCAATGGGTTAAAGAAGTCTCCAACAATTTGAATTGTTTTCGCAACTATCGCCCCTTGATTTTGACTATTATCTAAAACAACATCAACGGTGATTGCCAAGTCGATAATATCCGCAGACTCGATTGAGATGTAGTCATTTATCATTCGATAATTAGACAAATAATTTGCAACATTTTGTTTTAATGTGTTAGAAACAACATTTGTTAAAGCACCACTCGTGTCATAAGATAACATTTTAATTCTTATCTTATTATTTTCTTCAGTGATTGCAACTTTAGCAGGTGCCCCAAACTGTGATGGCATTGTTCTAATTAAAGAGTCATAATCATTTACGGTAACCGCTCTTTTTTGTGCCGCAAAATTAAATGAAACCATGTTTCTTACATCTTCAGTTGTTGGTGGATTAGCTCCTCCAATAGCGGCTGTCACATTATTACACTGTAAACTATTAATAACACTTCGATTCACACTCTCAGATGGTCCATTAACGGCAAATGACACCGTCCCAATTTGATTAATTGTGTTGATACCTAAGTTACTAGATAAACCACCTCCAATTCTATACTGAACAAATAGTGTTGTATTTGGTGGTAAAGCGGCTCCCATAGCATAATTGTTAGTATATCTACTTAAATCAAATCCTTTACCATCACGAGCAAATTCTCTTAGTTGTTCGTCTGCAGAAATATTTCCACCGCCAAATGTTAGTTTACAAAAACTTTCAGAAGTGAATTCAGAAATAAACTTATTTGAGGTTGTAATATACGTTCCAACTTTAATACCTGGTTGATCCGATACTTTTGTTGGGTCTTCAACAAAAACCCTGTCTTGAACCAAAGCGTCCACTTCAAACCATCTTTCAGGGCCTAAAGTTAAAAAATCTTGTGGATTTGGTATTGTGGAGTATTGCGTTCCTGATTTTAATAAAACACTTGTAATACCTAAAACATTCTTTTCAGGTAAAAATAATTCTAAATAAGGTTTTGAATCATTTGGTGTAATTACTCTTTTGAATACTTTTGTAATTCCATTAACAACAACCTCTCTTTTAACAATTGTATAATTTAATAATTTTCCGCTCGCATCAAAATTAGGTATTTTAACTCTATTTGGCGAACCTTCAGCATTAATAGGTGAAGCAAAATCAATATCATAAACCGTTTCAAATGGTTGTCCTCCACCACTGGCTTGTGATCCTCTTCTTAGAATACCACAATATCTTAAATCTTCTCTATCCCCAAATGCCGGAACTGTAATTGAAAAGTCAATTAAAGCAACCGATGGTCTTTGACCAGGGACTTTAAGTCCATAAGTTCTTGCAATATTATATATAGAATTTTTTTGTTGAGCAAACTGAAGAACAGTTTCTTGAATACTTCTGTCTATTTGGAAATTTAAGTTATCTGTAACCGCAGCGTTAAGATCCAACATTACAGAGAAAATACCCGCATCGTTGAAGTTTTGAACTAAATCAGGATAATACGTTCTTGTAAAATTAATTAATTCCGTTCTTACTCCTTGAAAGTCTCTAACTGTGTATGATATTTTCTTCTCTGCCATATATTATTAAATATTGATTATTATAAAATCACTAGATTCAAAAGCCGAATCCGTAATTCGATAATCTATTTTGATCCTTGCGGTATGTTCAAGTTCTGATATGTTCGTTACTTTAAATTCACGCTCCCCATCTCTGTTTACTGTATAACCTTTATTTTCTAAACCAGCCGATGCTGGTTCAACAGTAATATTTGTTATTTGTAGATTTGGCATATATGTTCCAACACTACTTTTAATTTCGGCTTCTATATCTGAAAATGTTGGTCCATCTAAAGGTTCAAAAATATATTCATAAAGTCTTGTTCCAAAATCAGGAAGATAATATCTTGATCCTTTTCTTGTTAAAATCAAATGAACTAAACTAGATCTTATTTCACCCTCCGTTGAGTTAGTAACATCTAAATACCTTCCCGTGAATGAATCAACAAAAGGGAAAGAAATTCCGTAAGTAATACCATTTGCCATATCACATATAAATATAACTTAGGTTTTTTTTAAGTAAAAAAAAATCACCGATTTCTCAGTGATTTCTAATTTCTATGAAGAACATCCAAAACATTCAAAATCTGAATCTGTTGGTCTTGTAGGAATAACACCTTCTTTTAATATTCTATCAGGTGGTGGTGGAGTTTGTTTTTTTGACATATCTAACGCCAAGTGTTTTGCTCCTGTTGATATTGCTTTGGTTCTAACATAATAACAAAGTGTTTTCAAACCACTTTCCCATGAATGAAAATGTGATGATGTGATCTTTGATAATGTTGGGTTTGCCATATAGATATTCATTGATTGTGATTGATCAATAAAAGGTGCTCTATCTGCTGCCATATCAATAAGTTGTTTTTGTGAAATTTCCCAAATAGTTTTATACTTAGGAATTAAGTGTTCAATACGTCTAACTTTCTTATTGTAATTCTTATCTTCAGGATCCAAATAATTATTAAAATTGATATTTTGAATTGATCCTTCATTAATAATAATTTCATTTTTCAAATCTTCAGACCAAATTCCAATTTTTTCAAAATCATTAATAAGATATTTGTTAACGATAATAATTTCACCACCAACAACTCTTCTATTAAATAATGCCGAATGTGCTGGTTCGGTCATTTCAAATGAACCTGTGATCTTAGCTGAAGAAGCCACCGGCATTTGTGCTGTGAATAATGAATTACAAACACCATAATCAGAAACACTTTTCTTCAGTTTATTCCAATCCCACATTCCTGAAAGTTGTGTTTCATCAACACCCCACATATCAAATTGGAATTCTCCTTTTGACATTGGTGATCCTTTAAAGAATTTGTATGGTTCATATTTTCCATTCATACACAACTGATTACTTTCGTAGATGGCCGCGTAATAGATTGTTTCAAAAATATCTTTGTTTAATTTTTTCGCTTCATCAGATGTAAAGATGTAATCCATTAAGTAGAATACGTCCGCCAAACCTTGTGTTCCAATCGCAATAGCTCTTTGTTCTAAACCACCTTTTAAACCTTTTTGAGTTGAGTAGTTATTAACATTAATGACTTTGTTAAGTGATTTAACAACTTTTCTAACTTCAGTAAATAATAATTCAAAATTAAACTTACCCCCTTGAATAAAGTTTTTTAATACCATTGACGATAATGTGCAAATAGCCGTAGTTTCTTCATCGGTATATTGGTAAATTTCATTACACAAATTAGATTGTTTAATAACACCGATATTTTGATGGTTGGTCTTTTTATTAGCACTATCCTTAGAACATAAATAAGGAACCCCTGTTTCTACTTGTGATTCAATTATTTTACTCCAAATGTCTTGAGCTTTAACTTTCTTACCTAATCCCATCTGAACCGCTTGATTATACGTTTGTTCGTATTCATCACCATAACTTTCTTGAAGTGCTTTTAATCCCGCCTTTTTAATATCATTAGGACAAAACAAATACCAATCACCATTATTTTTAACGGCTCTCATAAAGTTATCAGGAATCCAAAGTGCTGTAAATAAATCACGAGCTCTTAACTCTTCCGCTCCGGTATTCTTTTTAATATCTAAAAGATCAATAATATCTTTATGCCATGGCTCAAGATAAATTGCCGCAGATCCTGGTCTACGACCTTGTTGATTAAAGAATCTAAGTGATTCATTAACAATTTTAAGATATTTTAATAATCCACCTGCATATCCTCCTGATGTGGTAATTCTACTTTCTTTACTACGAATATTAGACATTGAAAGTCCAATACCGGCAGCATCAGATGAAAATGTTGAAATGTCGTTCAACGTATCTAATAACCCTTGTCTTGAGTCTGAATTATTATAGTGTAGAACACAAGATGCTAATTGAGGAACTTTAGTTCCCGAATTAATCATAATAGGTGTTGCTTTTGATATTAACTGATTAGATAATGATGTATAGTATTCTAATGCGTCTGTTAAATTATCAGTTACCCACAATGCAACTCTCATATACATATGTTGAGGTCTTTCAATTACTCGACCATTAGGTCTTTTTAACAAATACATTTCTTGAAGTGATCTCCAAGCAAAATAATCAAAGTTGTAATCATTTTCATGGTTGATTGCTTCATCAATTGTATCTTCACCATATTCTTTAATGGTTTCAATTAATTTTTCATTAACAATTCCATCTTCATACAATACCATCATGGTTTGTGAAAAACTATCGTTAGTTTCTTTGTGATAAGATGATATCGCAACAAAGGCAGCCAACTTAGAATAATCATAATGACTTCCTGTGTATGAAGCCGCAATCTCATAAACTAATTTATCTAATTCTTTAGTTGTGATCTCCCCTTCTGTTGGGACTGACGTAATAACTTTGATGAATATTTCATCTGAATTTACGTTCAATCCCTTAGCAGCTCTTTTAACTCTATGATAAATTTTCTGTGGGTTAAATGAGACTGACTCTCCGTTTCTTTTTAATATTTTTAATGACATAATATATAATTTAAAAATCGTCTGTAAAACTTATTGTTTCATTCAATTTGGCTTTTTGGTATTCCATTGTTCTGGATTCAAAGAAATTACCCTTTGTTTCCATGGCAATTTGTTCCATAAACTTAAAAGGTTGATCTACGTTGAATTCTTTACTACAACCCATTTTTACTAATAACCCATCAACTACAAACTCTAAATATTGTTTCATTAAATTAGAATTCATACCGATTAAAGAAACTGGAAGTGATTCTGTAATGAACTCTTTTTCAATTTCAAGTGCCGATAATAAAATTTCTTTAATTCGTTTTTCAGATGGTTTATTTTCTAAATGGTTATTTAATAAATGAATTGCAAAATCACAATGAAGATTTTCATCTTTAAAAATCAAAGAATTAGCGTTACACAATCCTTGCATGATCCCTCTTGATTTTAACCAAAAGATAGAACAAAAAGATCCCGAAAAGAAAATACCTTCAACGGCAGCAAACGCAACTAATCTTTCGGCAAATGATGCATTTTCAATCCACTCTAACGCCCACTTCGCTTTCTTTTGAACTGCTGGTAATCTATCAATTGCATTAAAACATTCGTCTTTTTCTTTTGGGTTGTTAATATATGTATCAATCAATAATGAATACATTAATGAATGGATGTTTTCCATCGCCAACTGAAACCCGTAAAAGAATTTTGCTTCAGGATATTGAACTTCTCTATAGAAGTTTTCAGCCAAATTTTCATTTACAATACCATCAGATGCTGCGAAAAACGATAAAACATTTTTTACAAAATATTGTTCATTATCCGTTAAATTTTCCCAATCTCGAATATCGTTGGTTAAGTCAACCTCTTCTGCTGTCCAAAAAGCCGCTTGGTGTTGTTTGTAGTATTCCCATATATCATTGTGTTCGATAGGAAATATAACAAATCTGTTAGGATTTTCTACTAGTATTTTTTCCATAATTAATTTTAATTAGTTGTTTGATTTTCTCTTTGTTTTCTTTTCTCCAAGAGTTCCTTAACTCTTTGTCTTTGTCTTTCTTCTTTTTGTTCTTCAAGACCCAAGAACGTCATTGAGCTTTCTGTGTCAATATCAATCATCGCATTGTCAAACTTACAATTCTCAAACACAACCCCATCATCTCCAATACGAGACTTGGTTATTGCAATTGTTGCCAATTTAAGTTCTTTTTGTTGTAAAGTTTTAGCTACCGATATAATAACGTGTCCCACTTGTGCTTTCTTAATAGATCCACCCATTTGATCTGTCGTTACTACTTCAGATGATATTGATGATCGATTACCTTGTGTCGCCGTCCATCCAACAAGATTCATTTCGTGACACATCGCCTCAAACGCTCTCATTACCGAACCCTCACTTTTCCATTCATCACCTAAATTCTTTTCAGGAACAATACAATCAATATAATCTAAAACAATCATATCAATTTTAATTCCATCTGAAACCATCTTTCTAATTTGATTTTTGATTTGTAACATCGTCATCGTATCTGACGGTAGTTTTTTCATAATCAATTTGTTTGGCATCGAATCCTCAATTTCTCTAACTTTAGACATCACCTCATCTTTCTTTTCTGACAAATCGTCAGGATGAACCTTAGTCCACAAAGTGAAGTGTTTTCTTTGAATGACCTTTGGATTGTCCTCAAAAAATATCTGTAGAACGTTAAACCCAAGATTAAATGCGTGGTTTGCCATCTTAGTTAGGATTGTCGATTTACCAACACCCGTAGGTGCTAAGATAACACCAATTTCTCCTTTTGCCAAACCACCTTTTAACAATTTGTCAATTCCTGGAATTCCCATTGGAATTGGGTGTCTGTAATCATCTTCAAGAACCTGATCAAGGTTTGAGAATACATCTAACATTGATGTATCTTTTGCTCCGACCTGAAGGGCCGTCTTCACCATCTCTTCGAGGGTATCGTAGTTTTCAAACTCACCCCCATCAATGATCTTTTGTGCTTTTCCCATCACCTTTTGAAGTTCCTGTTGTTTACAGAATTTTAAGGCCTTTTCTTGAACGAAACTAACGCCATCGATAGGTGCGTCCTTAATTTTCTTAATCATATCCAAAACAATCTTGGATGCAATTTCTTGTTGTAGTTCCGATTTTGTTATTTGTTCGAGGGTTTCGAATGAAGGTGTGTGATCGTATTTAGTATAATACTCTCTGATCATTTGAATAATAATTTTGAAGTATTTGTTTTCAAAATAATCGTTTTCAATAACATCGATAATTGAATGAGAAAAGTCTTTATCTACTACAATCTGATTTAATAATTGAAGTTGAAATGTGTTTCCTAAATACTCAAAATTTTTACTTGTCGCCATATGATTTACCTTTTTTGTAATGATAAATAGTGTTAGTTTTTAATAAAGTTAGGGTATGCGAAATTAAAATTTTTACCTGAAAAAATGTCAGTTAGACCTGCCATTATACTTTTTAACTTCGGGCGTAGGTCTACGGTGTATCTTACCTTCGGAGGGTAAGGTTTTGCGTCAAACTGTCTATGACAAATTGTCAGGTCGCCAACCTTAATTATTAAATTAAAGTTTTCATCTCCGTCTGTAATTGACGTGTTAAGAATGTCAGGATTTTCAATAATTTCATATTGATTTTCTAACATATAACTAACCGTTCTCATTTTTAAGTCATATTGTAATTCATCATATATTTGAGTAACATGATTATAAAATTCTTCTGACTTATGAGCGTTTCTATTAAACCCTCTTACGTTAAAGAACCGTTGAACTACAATGTTGTCATTACATGTTAACAAAAATTCCACTTTTGTTATTTCTTGATCTTTCATGATTTGTTTGTTGTTTTACTTTTTGTTTCTGAATTTTGTTTTTTCTTTTCTTGTTAGTTTTAAAAAGGGTTTTAAAAAACTTACCCAAGCGTCGTCACCCTTCGGTAGATATTTAAAAAACCCATCTTCCATCATCATTCGAATTAGATTTCTATGTCCTCTTCCGTCGGGATCCAACGACTCTGAATAATATAGTCTTACCAATTCTTTTTCTTCATCATTTATTAATGGATTATCCAAATCGACAAGTTTGGTGTTTATAACGTAAAATTCATCACCAAAAATACCTTCTTTTGTTTTTCCACTCAACAAATTTTGAAGAGCTACGTTTGTTTTTTCTTCCTTTAATAGTTTGTTACCTTTTTCTAAAATATAGGTTAAATTAACCTCTCGTTCAAGAACCTCAGGAAACATTTTAACTAAAGTTTTTTCACCCAAATAAAATATACCATCTATGTTGTCCGAAGAATCACCTGTTAAAATTTTAACAATCTTAACATTATAGTGGGGAACTTCAAAATCATATAGTTTGATCTTGTCTCCAACCTTATAATATTTTTTTGTTGATGGCGAATATATGGAAACTTTTTCAGATATAAGCTGCGTTAAATCTCTATCACTAGAAAATATTGTTTTTTCTTCGTCTAACGAGATTTTACAATAGTGGGCAATCAAGTCATCAGCTTCTGCGTGTTCTGTCTCCAGTTGTCTTACAAACATCTCCTCAAGGTATTGTTTTACCCTTTGTTTTTGTTCGACAAAAGATTCTTCTTTTGATTCGGTTTCAGATGATTTACGATTTAACTTATACTTTGGGTATATCAATCTTCTTTGTGAAGATGAGGTTTTAGAATCCCAAAAAACTACAACCTTATTGTAGTTGTGTTCTTCTAAGAATTTACGAAGAGTATTTAAAAAGTGCCAAACACCGCCAACATGTTTTCCGTTGTGATAGAAATCTCTAACACCATGAAATCCAATTTTTAATAAATTATTTCCGTCAACAAGTAATGTCTTTGACACTCTTTAAAATTTAATTGTTACTACTCTACTTCTTCTTTTTCTGTCTTCAAATCAAAGTCCCCATCAACTCCGATGATTTCTTTCCAATAATCAGCATATTCTTTTTTATACTTTTCAATGGAAGCCTTTTCTTCTGCGGAATCTTTACCAGGTAAAAAACCATGTGGTGTTACGATAATTCTACCATCCTCAAAACCAAGTCCGTTGATGTGATTTTTCATAACAGACACTTTTGTTCGTGATGCGAACTTCACGGTTCTTTTGTCTTTGGTTGCCGTAATTTTGGTTGTTCCTGCTCCTTTTTGATTTCCAAATAGAAATACCAAAGAAGAGTTTAACCAAATTGCTTCACCACCTTTTGCCTTAATCTTAGGTTGTCCAAATGGATTGTCAGGTAATTCAACCCAAGGCTGATTGACTATAATTAAAGTATTTTCAAATTTTGAATCTGATTTTCGAGATCCTGAAATTCTTTGATTAATACCCATACCAATCTTATCGGCTAATGTAGATGCATTATGTTGTTTACCACCTTTACCTTCATAGGTCATTTTACAAGGAACAGAACCAACTGAATCCCACAAGAAACATAACGAATATTCTAACTCACCTTTTTCTTGAGCGTCTAACAAACTATTAATATAATCTGTAATCTGTTCAATATAATCAAAGTTATTGTTAAAGATAAAAAATCCATCCCATTCAACTTCACCCGTTTCTTCGTCAACCACTTCTTCACATTCAAAACCCATAAGTTTCGCGTGTTCAAAAGACCATTTTTGTTCTGTAATAATGAAAACAGGAAGAATACCTTTCTTTTGAGCATCAACCGCAGTTTTAACCAAGGCTGTGGTTTTTCCTGTATCTGAGTGACCTAATAACATATTAAGGTGACCAATCGCAGGACCTGGTAAACCAACGGCATCTAAGAATTCAGAACCTAAGTCAAAAAACCTTTGAGGTTTATATTTGGCCGAGGTAGAAAACTTTTTCTTTAATGAACTAAAATCGTTCTTTTTGATTGCCATTGTTATTCGTAGATTTTGAAAGTGCTAATTGTTTCTAACTTATCTTTTGCGTTTGTAAGTTGTTCAACCAAGTTATCCATTTCTTCGGTGTGTTGTGGGTGTTCTCCAATCCCAACAGAACTTGTGAAGTAAACATATAGTCTTGCTTCAGCGTCTGCAATTTCTGCCTCGTATTTTTTTACAAGGGCTTCTTTCAATTTTTCTGCAATGTAAGGTTTCATATTTTTTTGTGTTTTATAAAAGATAAATAAAAATGGGCACTTTGTATACCGTAGTGCCCATGTTTTTTTTTAATTAGAATGGTAGTTGTTCATCAACTTCCTCGTTTGCTTGGGGGTCTGAAATTTCAGTAATAGATACCGATTTAGTTCCTCCCATAGAAACTTCAGATGTTTCAGTATTAGAGTAAACGTAACCACCTTTTTCTGAATCCCAACGTGGTGTTTCTCCTCTTGCAATTGCTTCAAGATATTCAACAGGTTTTTTAGAATAAACATCTTCCCATGTCATTGGATCTGCAACCCATTCTGCCATTTGATCAGTGTCTTGTGAAATCGCACAAGGATCATCATACATAACAGTTTGAATTACGGTGTAAGTAGCACCTTTTCCTGTTTTTGCTTTGGTTAACTCAAGAATTAAATCACGACCATTATCAGGATCTGTAATGTCACCTTTAGCTTTCCAAATTGGAATGATTTTATCAAGGATTCCTTCTTGTTTGTAATTGTGTTTGAAACGCCAGAATTTAACTCCGTCTTGTTCGTTGTCACGATCGATTACTTTAACAATATAGAATTTACGAGCTTTGTATTGTTTTGCCAATTCTTTGTCGGCATCACGTCCTGTTGCCATAAGTTCTTCGTAAACTTCGTTTAAAGGTGAACGCTCATTGTCGTTTTTGGCCGGATCATAGAATTTTTGCCATTTACCATCAACTTGAACTTCATGGAACCATACCTCTTTAAAAGGTGATGATCCGTCTGTTGTAGGTAAAATACGAACTCTTCTTTGTCCTTGTTTTTCATTGTCTTTCAAAAGAGCCGCGAAATATTTTTTCATTCGGTCTTCAGAAGACATCTTTGATGTAGAACTTGAACTACTTTGTGTGGATTTTTCGTACTGAGCCAGTACTGCGTCTAATAGGTTTGTCGCCATGTGTGTAAAAAATTAAAAAGTTTATATGTCAGAAATATAGTTGTAAGTTAGTCAATTGTCAAATAGGTCGCAAAAAAAAAGGTCACTTATTGTGACCTTTAATGTTAAGAATTATATCTGTTTAATAATATATCATCTTCGTCTTCTATTGGTTCATTAAAAGACTTTTCTATTTCTGATGGGCTAAAGTTTTCAACTTCATCTTGAGTTAATACATACTCATTTTTTCCACTTTTTTCCATTTCAACTTCTTTATCTTTAAAGAAATCGGCTAAATTTTGTTTGTATGGTCCTGAATCTAAAGATCTTAGTTCTAATTTTTCTTGTGCTGTTTTTGGTCTATATTTTTCTACTTTAGCATCTAACAAATCAATCTTTTGAATTAGGTTATCCATACTTGCCAACTTCTCTTCCATTTTTTGGATTTGTCCAAATAGATTGTCAAAATATTCTTCTTGTTTATCAGCCATAGTTTTTTGTGAATCTACTAAATCTGTAATGTCTAATTCCTCAGTTTCACCCTCACCTTCTTTTCCAACTTCTTCAACGTCAGGATCTGCAGCAACATCAACAGGTTCTCCTTCAGGGGCTGCTGGTGGTGCCGGAGCCGCTGCGTCAGGTGCCGCACCTTCGGCCGGTGGTGGAACCTCTTCACCTGGAGGTGGTGGGACCTCTCCTCCTGCCAATGCAGGATCTTCTACCGGTGGAGGTGGTGCGTCCTGTTCTGTTATATATCTATTAATAGATTTATATCTCGTAATTTCATTCAATATTTTTTCGTCTATTTTCATCTTATCCGTTTAATAATGTTTTTATACCACTTTTGGTTTCAACTTGAATTTTTCTAAATTGTTTCATTGTGTTGTCAACACGTTCGATTAGTCCGTCTTTCATTCTTAAAGTATAACAATCTCCTGTGTCTAAATCACAAACTTGTTTTGTTCCATCACCCATGTCCTTTTCAGAAACTCGAGTATTTTTACCTAAGTAATTATCTAATAATAGTTTTGTATTCATAGTTTTTTTATTTATAAATATCTTATACATTAAATTTGTTTATTTAATGATATAAATATTTGAACTGCCTTAACAAATTCAGATCTTAAAACATCAATTTGATTATCATCTTTTTCTATTTGAGCATAAACATCGGGGTTTTGTTTAATGGGAAAATTTAAAACATATTGTTTAGCTAAATTAAAAGGGAGTGAAAAATCTCCGAATTGACTAAAATTACTTTCATCCGCTAAAATCTGACCGACAACGTTTTTAACTCTATCAAAAATAAAAGTCATAAATGTTTCTTTGTTTTTAAAACTTACTATTGGTAAATTTTTATCCGTCCCTCTTTTAACACAATAATATTTTCTATTAATATATTCAAAAAATTGATCCCCATAAACTTCTTTTAAATTAATTGTCGAATAGTTGTTTTCATAGGCACTTAATTGAGTTCCATTATTATTACCTGAATCAACAAAAACAAATGTAAACATCATAAGTCGTAAAAAGGACGTATCCTCTTGTGTTGGATCTAATCCATTATCATTTAATACTTTAATCACTAAATTATATAATTCTTTAGTTGACATACTTGATTGTGTTGGTTCTTCTACCGGAGTAAATCCATTGTATCTTGAATTTAATTGTGACGAACAATCTTGATTTTTAGTAAGAACGTCATCGGATTGTAAATTTGAAATTGTGTTCTGTGCTTGAAATAAAACATTAACAGAATCTTCTTTTTGTTTTTCCTCTTTTTCTTGAACTTTAGTTTTTAACTGTGATAAAATTTGAGTATTAAGTGTTTGTAAAAAATTATCTACTGTTGGTAAACTATAGAAAGGTTGTCTAACTCCTTCAAATCTTGTGGTAAATCCTGTTTCAGACACATCGTGAGTGACTTTTAAAATCATATATGGACCCGAAAACATCGGTATATTTCTTATATTAAAATACATCATTGGTTGTATTAAAGCATTTCCCATCATATCAACAGAACAACTATAACTTCTATTTTTATATAAATTATATAAAGACACGCTTTGTGTTGTAGATCTTCTGTTTTTACCTAAATTGGCCATTTGATTCAACATTTCTAAAGATTCTGAAGTTGGTTTACCGGGATCTTGGGCAACATCAAAACTTTTAAATATTTGTTGATTTTCTCTTGTTATGTCAACATTAAATCCAACAATTTTATTGGACTTATCCCAATCGTTTTTATTTATTTGATTTTCAGTTAACGGATTATCGCTAGCCCGTCTTAAGTCAAACGCATCATCTCTAAATCTATAATCAACATTATCTTTCATTGATAAATGTTCGCTTGGTTTTGACACGTAATAACAAAGAAATTTCGGTGAAGTTTGTCTGTAATCAACATTTAAAAATGTTCCAAACATTGTATTTGCAACATCTAATGTTCCATCAGGTCTAGGTGTTGGGTTTTTTGTCGCATCTTGCACATTATAGAAATTAACATATGCAGGTAACATAAAATGCTGAAAGTTATTTTGAACCAATATGGTTGTCACCATATCTAATAATGTATTTTTGTATGAAGAACTTCCTTGATTTTTATCTGACGCTCCGTCTTCTAACATATCTATGATTGCATAAATGTCCACTAAAACTTTGTCTCCAACATTTCTACTCGCTCTATCGACTAATAAAACATCTTCGAATAATGTTTTACTTTCAAAATCAAATCCGGCTATCCATGTGTCGTTTAAAGATTTAAATGTTTCCCATAACTCAGTTCTGGTTTGTTCTGTAAAACCAGCCTCAAGTGGTGCTCTACTTTGTGAATTGTCTTCACTAACAAATACATTAGGTAATTGTTTTCTTACGTAAGGTAACATAGTATTAATAACGTTTCCAATGTATAAATTAGAATCATCAATATAAGAATCCATTAAATTATAAAACTTAGTTAGATTAAGATTATTATCTGATAACTTTTGGGTTGCATAAATTTTAACTAAAGGGGCAAACTGTTGAACGTTTTTTTCATTAAAAGCGACATTCAAGTCAATAAAAAAGTCTGTTATATATGATCCACTATTTTTATATTCTAATTTCGGTATTGATGATTTTCCAACATAAAACTCAAGTGCTTCCCATGTTTTTGGGTTTTGTTGTTTTGATTGAGCTAAAGTTACTTGTGGTGGTAAATTTCCTTGTTCGTAAGGTGGATATATTATCGGGTCTTCTAAAAACCTAGTCGAAAAAGTATAATAAAGTCTACGATCATAATCAGTAGGATTTCCATATTTAAAAACCACATTATAGTTGATAAATCCACTTAAAACATTTTGAAATATTTTATTTTGATTTTCAATTATATTGGATAATAATGTTTCAGGTGATGTCCCTTCGGGTTTATCAATTTTCATTAAACTTCTCATTAAAAGATGAAAATTTTTAAAACTTTGTTCAGTATCAGTTTCAACCAAAGATCTTTGTTGTGTTCCAACACCAGATTCTTCTTGAACTAAGGGGTTAGGTAACGTGTCGACATAATCGTATAATGATTTACTGAAATTTAAAAATTCGCTTTCAAATTTATCTAAAACTGATGTGTTAAATGTTGTAAATAATTCTTCAAAATCGGTATAATCACCATTATCACCTGTGATTAAAAAGTTTTGTTGTTCTTTTTGATCATTTAATATTTGTTTTAAATATGTTTCGGGGTTGTTTTTAACTAACTTTGAGTTGTCAAACCAACCGTATTGAGGTGCGTTCCAAAATAATCTAACAGATCCGTTAAACATTGCTGGGTTGTTTGAAAGTTCAACTTTCATTTCTCCATTTTTAAACGCTTCGAACTTAGCTTGATTAATATTGGAACCAAAAGATGGCATCACAAAATATGAATTAGCATCGGTTGTTTGTCTAACGATTACTGACCATGGAGATACTCTCATTGATCTTTGTGCGTTGTTTGGGTCAAAACCTGGTGTCTCAAATATAGTAGAATTAGTAGTATTCATCATTACCATCTTTCCACTATTCAGATAATTTTGAATCTGAGAGGATCCAATACCTTGAATAAATGCTCCTTGAACTATAAAATCTGAAAATCCTGGTGTTAATAATGTTGATGTTGTATATAAACCAACACCTCCTGTAGTTCCCGTTATTTGTGATGTTATTACAACATTACCATTTAAATTTTGTCCATTTAAAATTGATCCGTTAACAATCACATTACTTCCGATTGTATTAACCTGTATTGGTGGGTTTAATACATTATAACTAAATGTTTGTGCCGATATAGAAGAAACTTCACATAAGAAATCTGTTGCTGTTGTTGCTGACACCACATTTATTAAATTCAATCCCGTCGTATTTGACGATCCTCCCAAAATTTGACCAGAGCTTAATGGGAATTGTGTTGTATTAGTTATATTCGCAAAACTACCTAATTCAAAATTTAAATTATTAAACGAAGCATTAAAGTTTAAAGGTGTTGTATAAAATCCTGTTCCCCCTGAAACACCAGATGTTTGACCCGTTAATAAAATATTGGCATTAAGTTGTGGTATAAAAATCGTATGTGGTAAAGTAATATAATTGTCGGTTATTGAATTAATTGTAATTCCAGTTCCTGTTGTTGAGCAAGTTCCCGTAACTTTAAATGTGTTACAAGTTCCTGTAATTTCATTCACAACACAACTACCACTAACTTGTGTTTGTCCACTAAACAATTTTAATCCTTGTATAAAAACATTAAAGTCGTCAATAAGTTGTGGATAAAATCCTGTGTTAATATCTGTAAATGGTGGAGTTCCTGTTGTTGTGTCTAAAACCAAATTTTTTGGTGTTCCATCAATTGTTAAATTATAATTTAAAGTGGTTGCAGAATTGATCGGATCCCAATTTTCTTTATAGTTAAAATCCTTCCAAACCTCATCTAAGATGTCGGTTCCTGTTTCTTTAAAATTTTTATATCTATGCCAAATTGATCCATATTTTAAAATCCAAGCGTATGGTAGTTTGTGTATTGCCCCAAATTTTTTCATAGTTGATAAAATATAATCTAAATCAGTAATAGACTCACCTGACTTAGTTTTATATTTTTCTCTTAAAGTCGCCAATGGTAAACTGTTAAGAAACAAATATGCAGCTTGTTTATATGGATATTGATCGTTTTGTTTATATCTAAATTTAAAAACCCCTGACTGAATAGCATTAATGAAATATGGACTATTCATCATTGATGTTGTTTGTGAATCTATTAAATAATTTGTATAGTTAGAATAATTCAAATTACCTTCTGTAATTACCTGATCTTTAAATGTTCTATTTTGGTAGAAATTTTTTAAATCGTTTGGGTCAACATCAATTGTTAAATCATTAAAGTTAAAATTTGTGAATGGTCTTTTATCATCATTATTTTCTGAATCAAAATTGGTAATAGTCTTGTGAATATCATTATATGTCAATACTAATTTAGTATCGAAAGCCTCATTACTATTATTTAAAGATTTACCATCTGCCAAATTATTTTTATCCCAAGTTAAATCTGTTAAAGGATATGTGTCTATAAAGTCAAATTCGTTAGATGAGGTTAACCCTGTCATATATTTTTTTATATTCACCAAATCATTAGGATTTGCTAATGACAAGTTTGGTTGTGATCTTAGTGAATTTAATATCGATCCATTATATAACAAATTAGGATTATTAACATCATTTCTAATATATGGCGTAACAAATTCACCACGAATAAAGTTTTGCCAACTTTCACCTTGACCTTCATTTGAAATGTGTCTTAAAAATGGAACATAGTTATTTGAATCTAATAGATATTCTTTAATTTTTTTAGTTAAAAACGGATTATCATTTGATAAACTTTCCACCATATTAACCCCTTCTTGATCCGACTCCACTTCGTATACGCTAGATGGGTATCCTGATTTTCTATTAAACCTACTATAAAACGCATTTAATATTAGTCTTTCGTATATTTCGTAAAAGTATTTGGATTCTTCTTTATTTTGAAAAACCTCGTTGTTAATTGGGAAGTCTATTGCATTTAACGACGCTCTTTTGGGTTGTAAATTATTTTCATTGGCAAAAGTTTCTTTATTATCAACACTTGATCTTTCAGTATATCCTTTAATAAATTGTTCAACGAACTCTACTTCGGGCCAAATTTCAGGATTATACGATCTAAATGATGATGCAACTGTTTGATCACCAGGATAAATTACTTCAAATTTTTCTTGATTATCTTCACCAACGCTTTCTTTAATTACTTGAGGCCATGGATAAATTGGTTCGTTATTTTGTGTTGACCCTTTAATGTCTACACTCGGTGCTGTATTTGACGATCCAAATATTGCCGCTCTTCTATATTGGTTTTCTCTTTGATCCCAAGCCTTTTTATGAACCTCATCAAGTAATCTTAAAAACGCTTCTCCTTGACAATAAAAAATTGCTAAAATATTTCTTATAGATGGGACAAAACCTAAAGTTCCGCTTCCTTGACCATTAAACTTTGTAGATAAACTTGCTGTAATTTCAGATTCAACTTTTTTTCTTGTTTCTTGAGCCTCCTTAGACATATTATCTGTAATGTCCATAAATGATTTTGGTCCTTCGAAAAAGTATGAAATATTTTCATTAACCAATAAATCTTGTTCGAGAGTTCTTTTGAATTGAACAATTACTGAATCAGTTTCTTTAAAAGGTCCTTTAGGTGCATTTTTTTGTGACGTGTATGTTGCCACCAAATCTATATCACTAATACTAACAATTTTCTTTTGAAATGTTTGTAATTTAATTTCAAACGGTATTTGAGATTCTGTTTTTTTTCCACCAACAGTATAACTACCGTTTAACCCTAAAACACCATTCTGATTTAATGTGTCATTATATTGTTGAATATCCCCTTGTAGTTTAGTAATACCTTCTTGTCTTTTGTTTGCGTCAAATTCTTTTTTAAATAAGAACACATTTTGATTGTCTTTTTTCAAGACAATTGGATTATCTCGGTCCATATATGTGGTATACCAAGAACCGTTAGAAAATAAAAATATTTTTTGTTGATAGTTTAACAGAGTTGATGTATATACACTCATGTCAGTTAAAATCCCCATGTTTTCTTTTTCAAACTGGGATAAAATATCATCTATAAATTTCTGTAATCTATATTTTAATTGATTAAGTGTTATTTCGGGAAAATTATCAGGAATAAGACCCTTAGATTTATAAATTGAGTATACCTCTTTCATTTTTTGATATCCTCGACTCACAATTTTAGGTTTTGTTGCCGTTGTAGAACTTGACACATCATTACCTTGTTGTATTGCACTTGGGGTTTCAGTTACCGTATTATTATACATTTGTGGAACCGCCATTAAAGCTCCGAAGTTTACATAAGATAACAAGGTATACTTATATCCAAAAAATTTAAGGTTTACTGTAAAGTTATGTGTTGATGGATCAAATGTTGATGTAAACGATTGTAACATTATCGGAAACTTAACTGCCTTTCCATAATACCCTTTTAAAGTTAACGTAAATTGTGGGTATGGCAATTGAAAGAAAGCTGCGTATGGTGAGTTATTTCCACCTTCAAATAACGCTCTTCCTTTAACATCTTCTAACGATATATCTACTTGAGGTAAAAAATCTGTCCCTATTGAAAATTTTATGGATTTGATTCCCAATAAACCATTATCGACTGCACCAGGAGTTCCATTTGAAACTAAGTTTTGTGTTATATAAAAATCATCGGATCTATTTGGGTTTTTAACCGAAGTTAAATTAGGTTGATTAACCCCAAGTCCTTTTAGTGTGTCTTTACCTGTTAATTCATCTGACCAACCTGTATCCATGAATTTTTTGTTACCAGGATTTAAAAAATTAATTTTACCAACAGATATGGTTCTTTGTGAATCATTCATCGCCGAACCAACGGCCAATTTTGTTCTCGGAAGAACGTTACATTCTAAATTGGCATAATAAACTAAGTCCTCTTGTTTAACCAATCGGTCTTTAACATTACCCTCTTGATCAACCGTTTTGTTTGGATCAATTAATGTTATGTTGTCGTAATCAAACTCAACTAATATGTTATCGTTATTATCTACCATAGTAGAAGAAGTAATTTTCCAAAGTATTATTGTAATCTTGTAAAGAAGCTACTAAAGGAAATGGAATTGTCAATACCGCACCATCAGGTATAGAAAACTCACTACCCGAAAATTGGGGGTTAGCCGCCTGAATCAACCAACCAAAATAAGGTGTTGAATAGTATTGTTGAGATATTTTATCTAATCTTGATTGACCGACTTTATATATGTAATTTTTATCAGTTGTTTTAGATGGTAGAGTTATAAAAGGGACAACGTTTTGTTGTCCATTTATTAAAAAGTCAGTATATCTATTCCAATATTGTAGTGCCATATTAATTAAGTGTTACTTTTCCGTTGAATGTTTCTTTTGTATTATTCAAATTAATGTTAGAATACAAATCTTTTATTCTTTTAGTTTTAGTGTTTAAATCACCAACTGCGGGAGTTACATAGTTACATTTTTTTACGGTATTATCAGGTAATTTCCATTCGATAGAATCTTTATATTCTTGAGATGTTGATATTTCAGTAAAAATATTTTTAAATATGTCTTGAAAATCAACGTATTCTTTTTGTAGTGAAGTTGCAACATCTCTAATCCCTTCAATAACATTTGGATTTTTCTTAATTTCAACACCACTTGTTAAATTATTTACTAAACTGGTGTATAATTGTTCATTAGTAAATAAAGGTGACATTAAAATGTAAAATCTATTTTGTGGACAATTTTGAAAGAATGATCTTGCTGTTGGTCCGGCAACATAAATACAAGTATTACTTTTTTCAATGGTCGATGTATTTTCTTTATACTCATCAACCATAACGAAACCTTTTAAATAATTGTTATATTTTGTTATAACATCTTTAACTTTAGTTGTATATACATCAAATATAGAACCTTCTGATGATGGACTAAAAAATGTATCGCCACTTAAGTCGTATAATTTAGGTTCGTTACTAGCCAATAATTCACCATCAAGTTTTGATGCAACAACATCCAATTGTCTAAAAATAAAGTTCAATTCATTTTCAACATTAATTAGACTTGAGGTGTTATCATAAATCACATTTAAGATTGGTGTTTGTCTTTCACTAACAATAGTCTTTAATTTTTCTTGTAATTCTCTCTTCTCTTTATTGGTCATGTTGTAAGGTGGTTTTATTAAAACCGATGTGAAAGGATCATTTTCTTGATCGATATCTTTTAAAATTTCACCAATAAGTTTTTCCACTAATTTTTGATATTCGTTAGATTTACCATAAATTGATACTTCAGTTTTTTCAGGTGTAAAAGGTGATAATTCACCCGTTACATAACTTCTTTTGTGATTAGCAAGTTGCATAGCACCATAAGAATAATCACTACTAATTTTTGAAATGCTATCGTAATATGTTTTAAAATACTCTTGTAATTTAGATTGTAATGAATCATATAGTGCGGTATAATCAATTTCCGTTTCATTAGTAATTTGACCAACTGTTGATCCTCCTTTTTTAGGTTGAACGCTGTTAATTTGTGCTTGTTGTTGTTGCGATACAGGTGGAAGTCCTCCTGTTATTTGTTCAACGACATATTTGTCCAATTTACTAGTGTCTTCCGTTGCAGTCGCTCTTTCGTCATATATTTCAGTATTTGCATAGTAATTAAAAGATAATGCGTTTTGTAGTTCTTGAACCGGTTCTTTTAATCCCATACCACCAATAAAATTGAATCCCAAAGATACTTTTGCCAACATTGGTTGAACTCCAATTCCTTCAGGATTCAAATCCAGTTGTTCGAAAGTTAGACCTAAACTTGTTGGGATTATTTTAGTGTGATAAAAATCACCAATTCTTAAAACTAACACTGGAGGTGCACCAAATGAAGTGTTTAATGCGTCATTATATTTTGGTCTACCGTCAGGTCCTATAACAGGAATTGTTTGACCAGGTCTTGTGCATTGATGTAAAAATGTAAGTCTTGAATTAAGACCTTCGGGTGTCATCGAGTGAAAAGATGGTGAAAAGTATTTGATTTTTTCTCTAATATTATCATAAACCATCGGGTCAGTTTCTTTAATAACCTCAAAATAATCACACTCCGAAAATAAGTTTCTTAAAATTTTCTTGGATATTCCTTCTTTAATTTTTTGTTCAATAGTAATTTTAGGGTCAGGTTTAATACTTTGTGTGACTTGTGTTAAAACATCTTGTGGGTTATTATCGATCGTTCCATCATCACCAGGATTTTCATCGGTTACCGGTTTATCAGGTGGTGGGATTGTTGCTTCAATTTTTTGAATCGCAACTCGTCTACACGCCATAGCGGGTATACTATACCACTGAGCTTCATTAGGAAATGTTGAGTCTGGTATTTTAACACCATTAGCATTAACCGCAAAACTATCAACATTACAGTTTATATTCTTATTTAAAACATCACCACCTTGAGCATTTGTAACGCTAATGTCATTTGTTTCTGAAGTTGCGGCGGCACTTATTGTTTTTGGTATTACAATCTCTTCACCCTGAGGGCTTGGTATTATCTTAAATTTATCTCCGTATTGTTCAATTGTTTTACCGTTTGAAAGTTTTTGAGATAAAAACCACTTTCTAACAGAATCAATTCTTCTTTCTGATAATTTTTTATTATACGCCTCCTTTTGTGGTGCTGATGCTGAACCTACCATTGTGATAGTAATAGATCCTTCTTTGGTTAAAACCTCATCAATCTGTTTTAAAAGTTCTGTTTGTATTTGATTAAAGTTTCCTTCAATAACTTCACTAAAAAAGTTATTAATTCCTGACGCTGAAAATATTTCACCATCTGAATTTACAAATTGTGGTGCTTTTTGTTGGTAAACACTTTTTAATCCTATGTATTGATTGTAATATGTGTCAAAAGGGAATCGAGATGCCCCTCCTTCTTTATTCTCACCAGGTTTAGTCCCATTAGGACCACCAGGAACATCATTTTCAAAATAAAAACCTAAACTTTCATATTTTGACCAATCATAATCGGGTGGTGGATTTTCAACCGTAGTTGTCCCGTTGTTTGTTGAAGTTGGAAGTCCGTTAGCACCTGTGACACTTTCTGTGGTAGTTGCTTCTTGATCGGAAGGAATACTTTCTAAAACTTGTATTTGTTCTTCTGATGTCAATCTAGGATTATTTAATATTTCTTGGTATGTAAATAAATCTTTCGTTGGAATCGTATTAAATTTAATACCTAATTCATATAAATCATACTTAACGCAACCGGCAAAGAATGAATCCACGATACTTTGAATTCTTTCTTTTTGAACACCTTTTAATTGTTTTTCAATTATTGTATTCATAACTGAAGGGTGATCCACAATAATCGTCCAACTCAACTGTCCTGATCTTTGGGTGTTTTTATATGTATAAATTGGTTCAGGTCTACCTAAGAATGAAGTAGTATTAAAGTCGGGTCTTGAGTCGTCAGAAAAAGTTAAATTATAAGGTGGGAACCACATTATTCTACCTCCATTCGGTCCTTTTTCACATACAGGTAATTCATCATATGTAAATCCTGGTCTATCAGATGTTCTCCAAGCCAAGTTTTCGATTGAGAACATATACTTTTTAACTTTACCATCAACGATGTTTGTTGACCCAGGGTTTCTTAAAGGTGCAATATTCAAATTATATGTATTATCTAATACTGAGTATTCAAATCTTCTTCCTTCAGTCGTAATACCTGCACTTTTTTGTAAGTCAGCGTATGTGTAATATGGTGTGTCCTTTTGAAACACTCTACAATACTCAATTCCGGCTTGTGTTCCATCTGTTTGATCAACATACGATAATACTTGTGAACCTTTGGTTAGCTCCTTATATCCGTCGTTAAACACCTTAGAAACTTGATTAATTGCCGTTCCAACATGTTTTAATCTAGCTTGTCCTTGAACTTGGTCTGCAGAATTAATTAATTGTTGTGTTGTATCTAAAATTGATCCTGGTTTAAAATCAATGTCGGTTGATTGATATTGTAAGTAATCTCCCGATATCTGATTAAATTCATCATCTAATGAACCCGTTCCACCACCAGGAGTTGCTTTAAATCCGGCATTTCCTTTGTATTTTGGTGATGTCCAAACTAATTGACCTGAAGTTCCACCACCATCACTATAAGATTTACCTTTAAGACCAAATTTTATATTTTCTTCATTTCCTTCGTATAAGATTGCCAACTCTTGTGGTCCATATACTATGGTCGCTTGTTGTTGTCCAAACTGATTAACGGGGACTTGATTAGGTGGTGAATCAATTTGACTTGGTTCTGCATTTGGACTTCCAACATAGTATTGACCACTAGCCGGTGAGTCTTGACCAACAAGAGCATTACCTAAAGTCGCCAACCCTTGTATTAATCCAATGTTATACGATGGTCTATACTGGTTATAATTTAAAGTTGCAAATAAAATTGACCTTGTCCCATTTCCTGTGTTGGCAACAAATATTTCAGATGGGTTTCTTGTTTTATTTAAAATTGGTGATAATAAACCACCTGTTAAATTATTTACGGTATTTAACGCATTACTAGTTTGTTGGGGATTGTTGTAAGCGTCAGTTTCTTCAAAATAATCACCAGGAATAAATGACACAGGAAAATAAGTTCCTGTTAATCTATTTGCCAATCCAACAGCCGCTAATGCAGGGTTTTCAGGGACGGTTATTCTCCAATCTCTAATAAAGAATGGTTGTTGTCCTGTCGCTAAAAGTGATGCTGAAAAAGGATCTGTGATCGTATCTAAATTAATCGAACCAACAGTTGCCTGATTAATTTCTTGTGCAATTCTTTCGTTGAATGCAAACTTTAATTGGGTAGCACCAATTTGTGCTAAGAATGTATCTTGAGATAACGGTCCGTTTGAACCATTAGGATCATCTTGAAATACAATGTTAAAAGTTGGGTAAGACGAAAAATTATAATAAGCAGGATCCCAATATGGTTGATAGATATTTTGAATTGATGATAAATCTGTGATGATTACCAAATCTTTATATCCACCTGTTGGTCCCCATTTATTCGTCACATACGCAGACTCAATATAAAATTCATTTATAATATCTAAATTGGTGTCCGCCTTAGGATAATAAGGACCTTGATTAGGGTCTGTAACTGGTGTTACATTTACAGATATTGGATTTCCAAATCCTCCTTCAGGTCCAAATTCGTTTAAAGGATATAAGTCATTTGCAAATAAATTAGTTGATACTAAATTGTTTGGTGAGTCAGTAACATTTGAAACCGTAAGATTAGTTTCATAGTTAATTGGGTTTTCAGGTGATGTGTAAGCACCAGGCACATTGTATGGTGGTAAATTTCTTACCAACAATTGTTTTCTAAACGATTCTGAATTACCAAAAGATAAAAAACTTTCAGCCATATACTTTTTATTATAAATAGATTATAGTCTATTTTTTAGAATAGTATAATAAGGTTAATTTTTTGATCCTACCGCCGCCGATGGTGCGGTTTTATTGGTTAAATTATTATTAATAGAAATTCTACCATCAGGACTTGATGTATATCTATCTAACATTCTATTAACTGTGTCCTGATCTATATTTTTAGTAACATTGGGGTCACCAGTTATATTCCAATTAACATTAACTGTTTTTGTTTCGTTTACTGTCGGCGGTTGTAAATAAGCCTTATCAACTCTACTTAAGACACTTTGAGTAGTTTCACTTAGTGCTGTTTCATATCTTACACTAACATCTTTTATTAAGGATTCAACAGCAGGAAGTATTTGAGATGCTGCATTTGTAACACCTTCGGCATCACCACGTAAAACGCTTGTTCCAACATCTTCCATGGGTTTATAAATACCTTCTAAAGATTTTCTCATGTCTTCAGTGCTTCCAACACTTTTACTAAATCCTTTAGCAATGTCTTTATATGATGATGAAACAACACCATAAAACTTCGATATTGTAGGAGCGGTTGCAGATGCGAACTTAGTTGCAACTTTACCACTTTCTAATAAATTAAAAATTTGTTTACTCACACCTAATTGGTCTACCGCAATTTCTTCAATACTTTTTGATGAATCTTGTGTTGCTTTTTGTAAGTCTTTTATGTCATCAGGTGTCAAATCTTCAACTTTTTTCTCTGTAATTTTACCTGTTTCATCATCTCGAACTTTTACAGTTGCAACACCATCTTTCATCTGTGCCATTGATGCGATAAGTTCTTTAGTCTCTTGATCACCAACAATACTTGGCATTTTAATTTGTTTTAGCTTCATATCAAAATCTGCAGACTTTAGTGCCATTTCACTGAATTCTTTTGCTGTCATACCGGCAGCATCAGCAACTTCTCGTAATCTTCTTTTTGCTCCAGGTAAAATTTCCATTTGACCTGTTTTTTCGTTAAATCTTGTAAACTCTTTACCTAAATTAACCATTTCTTTTTGAAGTTGTTCGGGATCGTTTTGAGCTAAATCCATTGCCCTTAATGGGTCTAGTAAACCACTCGATGTCACACCTAATCTTTGTAATGCGGCCGACATTTCAATTGCCCCTTCAGGATTCATTATTTTATCCGCCTGATTAAATACGGTTTGCATAGATAAACCTAATCTTTCTGATGTTGCGGCCATTTTAGCCAAACCTTTAATTCCACCCTCAAAATTATAAAGGTTCATTTTATCTAAATTTGTAACAACTCCTTCAGATACCGCTTTGACAGAAACACCAACACTTCTTGCATAATCAACAACCTCTTTCATTCTATCACCAACATCATAGACAGAAACACCAACTTTTCTAAATTCCGACGCTAATACGCTAACATCTTGCTTTGAAAGTTCAGAAGCGGCTGCTAATTCGACAATAGCTTCTTTACCTAAACTTGCCGAAGTTCCTAGTCCATCCATCGCCTCTTTAATTGTTGATGCGAATTGGGTTTCTGTCATTCCCATTTTGGTTAACTCAGGAGCGACATCGGCTATGGTGTTTTTAAATTCATCCATTCTAGCTTTTGATAAACCAAATGAACTTTGTATTGATGTTGCATATTCGTCTAATTGATTTTGGAAACCAGTATCAGAAAACGCCATAAAAGCATCCTTCATACTTTCCCCAATTTTTACGGTTTCGTCCTCTATTTGTTTAAGACTTAATGAAAAGGCGTTAAATGACTTTAAAGTTTCTGTTTCGGTGTTTTTTTGGTTTTCTTTTAAAGATTTATTCCATAACTTCTCATATTTTTCTTTGTCTTCAAGAAGTTTTTTATACTCTTTTTCATCAACCTGTATATAGCCTGCCATATATGCGTTATTTTATAATAAATACCCCTTTTAAGTTTTTTTATTGTCAGAAACATACTTATTGATTAGGTATTTTCTAACATAAGTTGGTATTTTCATGAACTCAGAATATTGTGTTCTAAAAATTCTAAAGAAATAATAAAGTTCGTCTAATAGTAGTGACTTATATTGATATGAAAGGCCGAAAAAATTCCACCCCAAAGGTGATGTCTGCCATTACCTTTTCTCCTGACGGGGCTATTACTTCTTTTCTTAAGTCCAATCTTGGTTCATTTTCCATTATGAATTTCCTAATGAATTTTGAATCAGCAATTGGCATTTTTTCAATTATTGTTGATATTTTAGCCTTATCAGAATCTCCATTGATAGAAATAATATGATAAAAAAGTCTGGTTGTTACAGATGGTGCAACTCGTCCTGCAGGATATGATTGAACTATTTTTTCAATTTCAACCTTTTCACCAAATGTTAAAATTTTTAATACGACATTACTTTTAGAAACAGGTAATTGAACTTCAAATAGTCCTTCGTCGTTTGGTTTAACAGGAGTTTCTTTGTAATTTAACTCATCCAATAATATGTTGGTAGTAAAAGACTGATTAGTTCCAGGATCAACAAGAGATATTGTATATTCAGGACCGAAAGATGTATTTCTTAAAAATAGTAAAATTGCTTCAACATCACCATCTATTAATTCTTCGGGTCTTATATCCCTTTCATAGATTTTATTTCTTAATAAAGGTAAAATTATACTTTCTTGTATACTTTTTTTAAAATCTGCTTCAGCAATAATGTTTTCATCTACCGCAGTTAAATATCCTACTTTAATTGATTTTTTTTTGGATTTATAAAATAACCCTCTACTAGGTAATTCTATAATATCGTGCGGTAAATTAAAATCTTGTTGTCCCGCAGCATAAACATCTTGTTCCATATTGTTCTTATTTTATATTAAAAATAAAAAAAGACCACCACTAGTAAAGTGAAATGGTCTTTATTATGAAAAAAATATATTTTTAATAAACCAATATACAACGGTCCATTCTCATATTGGCCGAAATTTTAGCCACACCGTCAGATGAATATGTTAAAGATCCACCGTCGTATCCTGTTAGAAACGTTCCTTCCAAAATCCATTTCTCAACAACAACACCTGTCGGGTCTAACATTTCAAGGTCAACATTCTTTTTATAACCAGCAGCATAACCCATACGACCTGTTACTGACTCAGCACACAATCTAATCCATTCCATAACAGCTTGTGTTGCAGAAGGACCAATCGGGTCACGAAAAGTTACCGGAAGTTCACCCCAAGTAAATCTACCCGCAACATAAGTTGAAGTGTTTAAGAATTGTATCTCGGTTGATCCAATTGTTAGTTTTGGTCTTGATGTTGTTTCAACATACCACTCATTAATACCAAGTGATGATGGAAATCTCAAAATCCAGCGGTTCTCCCTTTTTGGTTCGTAGGGAATCGGCATTTTCATTAATAAATCAGCCATATTTTCTTTTTTTAGTTTTTTTTATTTTGTTTATTATAAATATACTCTACTTGTAATTTTTTCTATTTACTTTCGGTTTTTTAAAAATATAATCATAACTAGACCGGACTAGTTACTCATATGATGTTTTTCCTTCTTTACTAGTATGATAAATTTTTAAGTCATCTTTATTTGTAAAATGTTTTCTCATTGTTTGAACATTTCTTAAATCGTCATCTGAAAAACCAACATAAGGTATAAAATAGTTGCTTATCTTATTTTTCATAAATGCCTTTTCTTGAAGTTGTCTTGATAAGTTTTGAACATACGTCATAAACTCTTTCATCGCAATAACTTTTAATTCTTCAGGATTGGCGGCGGATCCTTCTCCGAAACTAACAGGGTGGAAACGACACATATCTAAATAAACTCTAATTAGTTCATCATCAGATAATTCATCTTCATCAGCCAACTCTCTATATTTTTTTAAGTTTTTAACAATTTCTTTTTTATTAAGTCCGTGTTTGTTTGAGTTGATTAGATTATAGACCGCTCGTTTAAGAACCGATGGTGTATGACCTCTTGCTGTGATAATTGAAAAAATTGAACCATTATTAACTGCTTCTACAAAATCATCCCATGCCGGACCAATTGGGGCTTTCATTGAATCAACTAAGAATTTTTTATCTCCAGTAACTCTGAAGTCTCTAAACGCATCCTCATCAAACCCAACAATAGTATGTCCTTTATATTCAAAAGGATCAACTCCAATTTCTGTTCTATATTCCGCAAAATCTTCGGTAGACATACCAACACTTTTACCTTTATCATCTTTCAAATAAATTTCGGTTGGCATATACATAAGATTATCATCCCAATCAAATGCATAATATTTCATACTTGGTTTTAATTGTTCTTGAAAAATCTCAGTAATAATTTCTTTTACAATTTTTTTATAATTCATATTAATAAATATTCTAATAATAAAAAAAGGGAGATTTTCATCCCCCCTTTTTCTTTTTTAATAAACCAACTTATATATTTTCAAATGATGCTCCTGTTGGTGTGATGTAGAACGTGATGTCTATGAATTCAAGAGCTCTTGTAGGTTTGATATAAATCTTACCTGTCAATTGGTTTCTATCTAAATCCTCAGGATCTGATGAAACTGTTACTCTAAAGTCATATAAACCACGGTCTCTTCTAATTGAATCTAAGATTGGGTTCACCGCATTTAAGAAGTCTTGTCTAACTTGTGCGTCGTTTTGTTCAAACAATAATCTTACAGATACTGCTGAAATCAATTTACGAGCTTGTAATAACAATCTTCTAACGTTGATTCTATCAAGAGCAGATTCTCTAACTTGTAAAGTTTTATTACCCCAAATTACAGTTCCCACATCTGAGAAAGTCGCAATTGGGTTAATTCTACCAATATAAAGAATATCTCTATCTTCTTGAGTTAACTTCTTACGAGCTTTAATACAGTTAACAATACCACGAGTGTAACCCGCCGCCGCGAACCAAGGGAATGCGATGTTATCTGTCAAGGCCAAGTTTCTTGTAACCTCTGCCGTTGGTGGAATATAGATTTGAGTGTTGTTTACACTATCTCTTGTCAATACCCACGGGTAATAAGTTGCCGTATAGTTAGAGTCAATTCCTGTATTTTCTAAGTTATCAACCGCTTCTGTTGGGTAGATAAACCCGTCAATTCCAGTTGTAGTTGGTAAGAATAAATCATAATCAGGTGTTGTTGTAATATACAATGAGTCAGCTCTGTTGAATTCAATCATTTGAACCGCATCTTCCACTAAGTTACTATTATTAACATAATCAATACCTGGAGTTACAAATACATTAATGTTTGTTGCTTCAGGGTTAGCGAATGTTTGTTGTCCTAATAGATATGCGTAGTAGTCAGTGTTTGCGTAGTCTTGAGTTCCATCACCTAATGCGATTTCTTTAAATGCTCCCCAACCAACTGCTTGTGGGTATCTTGATGAAGGACAAGCCCCGTTTAAGAAACCACGTCTACCAATTTGGAATTCATCACCGTTTGTTCTGTATTCTCTATAGATATCCCATCCGTCAAATCCACCTTGAACTAACAATGTAAATTTACGAGCAAATATTCTATAATAAGGATCTGTCGGGAACTCAGGTTCTGTTGTAAATGTTGCGTTACCCGCCACGAATCTTGGTTGACCACTTGTAGAGAACTCAGGTCCGATTGTTAAACCACTTGCGTTTTGATCCATGTGGAAACCAGCAGATCTAAAGTTAAATGGAAGACCGTCAATATCACAAGAGTTAAGAGGATTTCTTTTTCCATAATATTCAAAGAAGTTTGGATCCCAACCTAATGAGTTAGAAATACCCAAATAAGTTCTTCTTACATTATCTCCCGGACTTATTAGTGAGTTATCATTACCTGATGATAAACCGAATGGTGGGTTATAAATCACTTCACCAGGGAAGTCATATTTACCTTTAATAATTGGGAATGGAGAACTTGCTCCTGCATAATTTCTAAAGTTAAATCCATTAAATCCACAAGGAAGAGCATCAATCGGAGCGTCTTCAGACATTTCAATCATAACGTAACGAGATCTTAATTCGTATTCACCATCTAAAGTTCCGATTTTATTTGCGATGTAGTTGTTTTGACCCGGATCCATTGAACAATTTGTAAACTTCTCAATAACCACAGGGTTAGCATCTGTATCAAAATAGTCACGAATTAACACGTCAAAAGTTAAATTATTATATGTTTGATTAATAATTGAAATTTTAAGTAAAGTATTGGCTCCGTCACCATCTGATATTGTGTAGAATCTAAATAAGTCATATACTTTATTACCTCTAAGTTCTGACACCACGAAAGGTGATGATGGTGTTTGCCATCTGTCCAAATACCAACCAATTGAATCAGGATCTCCACTTTGAGCCGAATCTAACGCGATTAGGTTAGGGTTAAGACCTCTAATGTATCCTTTTCTCCAAGCGAAGTTTAAGAATGATTGGAAGTTTTCTTCTGCAAATACCGGAACTTCTAATCTTGGTTTTTGGAAGTTTGTAACCCCAAATACTTTTGTCCAATATTCAGCATCGTTTTGAGTGAATGAAGTTTCAAATGTATAAGGTGTTCCGAATCTATCAACAACATTAACACCAAAAGTCGAGTATGGGTTTTTAAGAACCGCAGAATATTGACCAGTCATGTCTAAAGTTACATCAGATGTTCCTGTAACAGAATATCTTGGGTTCTCAGCGTTTGTATAAGTCGCTAAACCTCTTGATCTTAAAGTTCCAACAACAACATTATCATAATCAACATATGATGTTCCTGTGTAATAATAAATCTTACCAACAATAGTTCCTGAATAACAATCGATATTGACAGGAGTTGGTGTTGGTGTTGGTGATGTAAATGGAACAGGAGACACACAAGGAGCCTGTGAAGGAGTTGGTGTCGGTGTTGACGAAGGTGATATTGTTGTCGTTGTTGTAACAACAAATGGAGTCAATCCTGATACATATGTGAAGAAAGAGTATCCTGAATAGTTTGTATTTCCTGTATTAGAAAATAACGCATAATACCAAGAGTCATTCAAAGGAGAACTTAAACTAGTGTCGTCTAAAGAAACTGAAGGAACATCAAATACATTTGTTTCTCCTGTATATCCAGCACCACTTAATGTCAAATAATCATTTGTCGCAATTGATCCAAAGTATGCAATTTGTTCATCTTCAGCTGTTGATGGGTTATTTGCGGTTATAATTCCGAAAATCAAATTTTTAATTTGGGCATCCAATGTTGAAGTGTCCCCATTAAATTCCTCATATTGTTCGTCTAATATAGTTTGAATTTCAGCAGGGAAATCAACAGAATAACCAATTGTCGATGTTGAGTTTGTACACGCCGTAAACGGAACTGTAAATGATAATTCTTTTGGTGTAACACAAACAGTTTCACATGTTGCGGTTAAAGTTTGTGAACTTAAACACCAAACACCAATAGTTGACGGATCAACGTTAGCGACAGTTGTAACAGACCATGATGGACCTGCATCATATCCTGATAAACCAAGAATTCTAGTTACGAATAACTGATTAGATTGTTGAAGGTATGCCTTAGCGATATACGACGCTTCATACTTCGGGATTTGAGTATTTACGAATTTTTCAGGAGATGTTCCCCCGAATACCGTTTGAAACTCGTCAAAGTTTGTGATAAAAATAGGTTCAAATGCTGGACCTATCAAAGTTTCACCCACAATACCTAATGTTGTTACACCTACACTTTGTGCTACAAAGCTTAAGTCAACTTCAGAAGTATATACACCGGGTGAAACAAAAACCTTACTGTTAGTTGCCATGTTGTAAAATACTTTTTAAATTATTTATTTTTTCTATAAATACTTGGAAAAAACACAAAAACTTTACAATAAAAAAAGTATTTATAAATTGGTATGATTTTATTCTGCCTTTTTTCTGCCCTATGGATAAAGAAGTTAAAAAGATAAAGAATTTAAAAATTGATGAGGATGTTCACAATGTTCTAAAAAAATATTGCGATAAGAGGGGTATTAAAATGTATAAGTTTTTAGAGAACTTAATTTTAGAAAAGTGTAAAGAAAAAAAGGATATATACGGAGAACATTAAACTAAACTTTGAGTGAACGTAACTGAAGGTTCTTGTCCTGTTAAACCAATAGTTATATCAATTCTTAATTCATCACCATTATTAATTTGAATAAGTTCTAAATCATCACCAACATATTGGTTATTAATAAACACAGAAAATGATATCACATTTGTAGTTCCTTGAAGATATAAATTACAGGTGTATGCAAAAAGTCTTTCTTCAGTTGTTGCACTATTTGGGTATGAATATAAAATACTTTCTAATTGAGGTGGTTGTTCTTTTCTTTGAGGTCGTTTTCTTGGTTGTTGATCAACTTCAAACATTTGAAAGGTTCTTGAAAGTGCTGGATAAACCTCGAATTGATTTTCATCAATTAAAAAACCCATCATTGTAAAATCATATTTTTGAATATAATATTTTCTAGACTCCAGATCCATTGAAGATTCATCTGTAAATGCGTCATTAATGATTGGAATATAATGTCCGTTTATATTTTGATACGCTTGTCTTGAGGCAAATGTTTCCATTATTCTTTGATTCAGAGTATTGGCTTCTCTCATTCTATTACAAACTATTGCTACCGTGTATTTTAAATCAATTGGAACTGGTTGTGGTATTTTATAAATGTCGGCTCCTTTTCTATTTCCGTCCCATGTTGGAACTTCCATATAATAATACATTCTTCTATTTGGTATATTATATTGAACTGCCGGATTATTCCCATATTTTACCTCAGGGTTTCTGATTACCGTTAAAAATGGTGGTTCTAAGTTTTTATCTATATTTTGAAAATCCCAAGTTTCAACAAACTGAGACCAATTTTGTGTTGTGATTAGTATATCAACAACAGGTATTTTTTTTCCTTCAGAAACAATATTAAATTTTTCTTTCACAAAATCTAAAAACCCTCTATCTAAATCGGCATGTAATAATGACTTAGGTAAATAAGTTCCGTCCTTTGTAATCATATCCTTTATTTCTTCTCTTCTCGGAAGAAGAGTTTTAGGGTAATTCAAAGGTATTGTTGGTTTTACTGGTCCTCTTTTAGGTAATCCCATAATTTTTTTTAAATCTATTTAATTTTATAATCCTCTAAATTCATTTGGTCCGACAGGGGCTGCAATTATAGTCCTATAAAATGGTTTATACCCTTTATACGTATGTTTAATGTCTGAAACTACACGACCATCATTTACAACCGTATAATAACGAACAAAGTTTTCAGTATCGTAATAACCAACATAATCACCAAAGTCTATGTCAATTTGTAAATCTTCTAATGTTTTTAAATAAACTGACATCGTTATATTTCCCGGCTCCACTTGATCCATTTTGGTTGTCCCAATCATTTTGTTTGTTGGTGCCGCAATTGCAACATATGCATTGAACTCAACGGGAGGTAAAAATTTTATACCGTCCTCAACAACTTCACCATAAACATCATCGGTTTTAATTTTGTTTCTATCTATTTTATACAACACACAAGTGTAATTCATGTCACCAATTAACCACTCTTGACCCATCCCAATTTCAAGTTCAAAATCGCGATCCCCAAAAAATTTACCTAACCTTGTTATAGGAACATTACTTTTCATTATGTTGTTTTATTGATAAATATTTATTTTATCGTTATTTTTAATAAAAAGAGTTTTGGAAAACACAAAGTCACTTATAGAACATAAGGCCATTGAGTTATTGGGCTCGTATAGTGGTGCAAATAACTACATTCTTTATTTAAAACAAAAAAAAGAAAATTCTAAAAAGTTTTATCCCACAAGAACACAATCTGATTATATTGTTAATTATTACGATTCAGTTCCTAAAGTCGCAAGAAAGTGGGTTGATCTTGATAGTTATTTCGCCAAAAAGTTTGCAGAAGAAAAATATCTATTGGAAACTCCATCACAAATATATATTGAAAAGTTATTGGTTGAGAAAGAAAAATCTTATCACATTTGGGGTAAGTTTTTTGAAAAAGATTCTTTATCAGAGTTTTGGGTTCCTAAATCTGCACTTATTAAAACCCATAACGTTCAGAGTGTTGAGATTGATTATTCAAAGTATTCACATAGACCTCCATTAAATCATCAAAAAATTGCAATTGAAAAATTGGCAGGATCAAAAAGATTTATTTTGGCAGATGATATGGGTCTTGGAAAAACAACATCAACAATTATTGCCGCCTTAGAAACAGGATCCAAAAAAATATTAATTGTTTGTCCGGCTTCATTAAAAATAAATTGGCAACGGGAAATTGAAAACTATTCAGATCGTCCTGTTTTTATTTGTGAAGGAAAAAAGTTTTCAACCGAACACGATTTTGTAATTATTAATTATGATATATTAAAAAACTTTCACGATCCAAAAAGTAAGGAATTAACTTTATTAGAACAATGCAATTTTGATTTAGTTATTTTGGATGAAGCTCATATGATTTCAAATGCTCAAGCACAAAGAACAAAAATCATAAATAGTTTTGTTAAAAAGATTAATAGAGTATGGTTGTTAACGGGAACACCGATGACTTCACGACCTATGAATTATTACAATCTTTTGAGTATCATCGAAAGCCCTGTCGCGCAGAATTGGATGGCTTACGCCATTCGATACTGCCAAGGGTATCAGTTTAAAGCGGGAAATAGAAAAGTATGGAATGTGTCAGGGGCTTCTAATCTTGAGGAACTAAGGGATCGAACTTCTAAACAAATTCTTAGACGATTAAAAGAAGAGGTTTTAGATTTACCTGATAAAATCATTACACCCGTTTATTTAAGATTACAATCAAAAGAATATGAAAATCTAATGGGTGAATACTATGATTGGTATGATAAAAACCCTGACGAGTCATCATCACTTACCGTTCAATTTTCAAAGTTAATGAAAGTTAGAAAAGTAATTGCAAATGAAAAAACAAGACAAACAATTGAATTTGCTGAAAACATATTAGAACAAGGAAAAAAAGTTATTATTTTCACAAACTTTACAGACTCACTTCAAACAATCTATCAACATTTTGGAAAACAAGCGGTTTATTTGGACGGTAGTTGTTCAAATTCAGTTCGTCAACAAGCTGTTGATCAATTTCAAAATGAAGAAAAAATAAAAGTTTTTGTTGGTAATTTAAAAGCCGCTGGCGTTGGTTTAACTTTAACATCTGCTGAGGTTGTTATTATGAATGATTTATCATTTGTTCCTGCAGAACACGCACAAGCAGAAGATCGGGCATATCGTTATGGGCAAAAATCAAATGTATTAGTCTATTATCCTTTATATGAAAATACAATTGAAGGTGCAATTTATGATATTTTAAATAAGAAAAAAGAAATAATCAGAACCGTTATGGGAGATCAGATACCTGAAAATGTTGGTGATGTTGCAGAAGAAATATTAAATCTAATTAACAAAAGGTGATATTTATTTAAAAATAGATAAATTATGCCAACAAAATTAGATCAAGATCAGATTAGTGGACTAAGTGAAGAACTTAATTCACTAGATTCAATAGACGAATCATTAGAAACAAAAATTTTTACAGAAGACTCAATTAATGATCAAGTGGACGTTGATTTACAAGGTCAAATTGATGATCTTAAAAACGCAATGTTATCTTTAGTTTTTGGAAATAGATTAGATATAATGAATGATGGGACTAGTTTAATTGCAATGACACCAACTGAATTTGCAATACCCGTAATATCAACAACATGGACTTGGTATTTTAACTCAGATATTATTTCTGAGGGAACTTCAAGTTTTTATACACCTATGATGACAGGTGATTATAAAGCGTCCGTAAGATACATAACAAACTTAGGACCTTATATTTTAGAGTCCGATTTTATATTTTTTGAGGTTCAAAAATAACATGAAAGTATCATTCAGTTACGAAAATAAAGAATTTAAAAAACATTCTGACTTTGTTAATAAGTTTATAAAACTTTTGCAACGAGAATTTCCATTAAAAAATGATTTAAAGATATTTTTTTTAAATCAAAAGAAAGGTGAAATGTCAACAGGTAGTAGAAGATCAGATAATGTTATTAAAGTTTTAGTTGGTGATCGAATGAATAGAGACATTATGAGAACCTTGGCTCACGAATGGGTTCACGAACATCAAATGGATGTATTAAATAGAAAAAAAGGACCCGACATTGGTGGTCAAAATGAAGATGAAGCGAACGCTTTTGCAGGAAGACTTGTTAAAATGTTTGAAAAAGAAAATCCAAATTACGAACCTAAAATGTATGAAAGTCGAGGAATTGAAAAAAAACTGAACTTATTAACTGAAGAAATATTATTAACTGAAAAAACAATCATCAAAGAAAATTTGTTGGTTGAGATGAAAAAATTTGGTATAGAAAAACTTCCTTATTCATATTCATCTTTATCTCGGTTTATTGATTCAAAAACTATGAATGTTCACTATACCAAACACTATAAAGGTTATGTCGATAAATTAAACAAGGCTTTAAAGGATAAGGATGGTGATATGACATTGGAAGAAATTATTAGATCCATCAGTAAATTTGATAATGTTGTTAGAAACAACGCAGGGGGAGCATTCAATCACGCATTATTTTGGAAAATGTTATCCCCAAAAAAACAAAGACCACATGGTGAAGTTTATGAAAAAATCAAAAAAGACTTTGGAAATATTAAAAAAATGAAAGACGAATTTAATCAAGCAGCCAAAGATCGTTTTGGGTCAGGTTGGGCTTGGTTATATTTGACAAAAGATGGTAATTTAAAAATAATGTCGACACCTAATCAAGATAATCCGTTGATGAATATTGTTAAAAAGGGTGGTTATCCGATTTTAGGTCTTGATGTTTGGGAACACGCATATTATTTGAATTACCAAAACAAAAGAGACGAATACATACAAAAGTTTTGGGATGTCGTAAATTGGGATTTTGTTGAGGAGTTATATTTGTCAAAAACCAAAAAAGATAAAAAAACTATTAAAGAAGATACTTCCGATAAAGAAATTATCAATGAGATTAGTAAAACTTTTGCATTCCCATATACCGCAAAAGGATTAAGAGAACTTATGCATTCTCAATATGAGGGTTGTTATAATAAACAATATAAGGATGGTTGTTTAGGTAGTATAGAAACAAAAAAATGCACAACTGAATTAGGTATTTTGGGTGGTGATTATTCTGAAAAAAAATTCGGAGGAACCAGTCAGTGGTCCATTATCAATAGATTCGATACCAACAGTCGTGTAAAAAAAGAAATTTACAACATTTGGTTAGAAGAAACTGAAGGATTAACCGACTTTAAAACATGGATCAAGGATCACGCATATGATTTATTTGCAAACGATGGAATGTATTTAGATCGATTGGCAGAACCAAACATCGGAACCATTGAAGTTGGAAAAGAAAATGAAAGTTATGCAAAACAAATAATTAGACAAATATATAATCTTAGTCCTGATCAAGAAGGAATATCGTATGAATTATACGAACATTGTTCAGGAGATATTAACGATAGAAAGAAAGGACAAGATATTGTTTTAATCATAAAAGGGGGAGACACAATATATTTTCAAGTTAAACCTTTTTTAAATCAAAATAATGAAATTGAATTTTTTGATGGTGGAGATAGAGGATACTACTTTAAAGTTGCGTCATGGCATAGACAAACAAAATATAAAGGAGAAAATGTCGATGTAATTTTATATGTAGACAGAACAGAAGACAAATATATAATGTTTAGAAATGATCATAATAAAATGTTAACAGTTAGTAATCCAAGAACACAACCACCTTTTTATATATTCTATTATGAAATGCCTCTACAGAGCAACTTCAAAGTTCCTTTACAAAAAGAAACCCCTAAAGCACCTGTTAAAAAGAGTATTGCCAAAGATGTAAATAAAGAAATTGAATTTTATAAAGAAAGAATTAATTATTTCACTAACAAAATAAAAGAACTTGGAGGTGAAAATCAAGATATAAATGAAATGATTAATTTTTATAAAAAAGAATTGTCTAAGATAATTATATAGTTTTAAGATATTTATAAAAAAAACTATTATGGCAATTATCAATGAACCAGAAAGAAGTCAATTCTATCAAAAAGTTAGACATTTACTTGGAGCACCTCTTAGATCAGTAGAATTAGAGGATGAAATGATGGATACTTTATTGGAGTATTCTATTGATGAGTATTCGCAATATGTCCAAGATTGGTTAATCGAATCTCAATGGACTTCTTTGTATAATCTAAACTTAGATACTCAATCACTATCAAGAGCGTTTATTACTAAAAGTTTGGACTTTGAAACCAGATACACATACGCATATTCTAAAATAGTGGGACTTCAAGCCGGGGGTGATTGGGAAATTAAAAAAGATTATATTCAATTAGTCCCAAATCAACAAATATACGAAATACCTGCCGGTAGAGAAATTAATGAAGTATTATGGTTTACACCATCAACTCTTAATAATTTAATGTTTGGTTTAGGTGGTTTTGCGGGAATTGGAACAGGAACTGGATTAGGTGGTGGAGGCGGTCTTGCTCAGATAGGTAATATGGCGGGAAGTTATTATTTGACGCCTGTGTTTGATACTTTACTTAGAATGCAAGAAGTTAATATCCAAAAAAGAATATTTGCGGGTGAGTTAACTTATTATATAACCGCACTTCCGGGAGGAAAGAAAGCGTTACACCTTTTGAATACACCTGGTGGTAAATTTGACTTTGGGAACTCGGAATTGGCAAAAGGTCAAGTTTGGTATTGGTATTATGACACGTCACAAGGAGATAGAGACAAATGTTTGGCCGATAACCCCGATATTATTTTATTACCATCAGACGTTCCTTTTAATAGTATGTCGTGGGATAAACTTAATAACCCCGCTCAAGTTTGGGTAAGAAGATGGTTTGTTGCATATTGTAAAGAAACTTTAGCGAGAGTTCGTGGTAAATTTAGTGGTAATTTAAAAACACCTGATGGTGATTTAACCATGGATTACGCAGCACTATCAACTGAAGCTAAAGACGAAAAAACAAAATTAATTGATGAACTAATCGGTGCTGAAGGTCGTTTAACGAGATTAAAACCCGAAAAAGTTATGGAAAGAGAGGCCTTATTAGCAGAAAATCTTAACAAACAATTAAAGTTTAGAGCTATGCCTCGTCAAATATATGTAATATAAGTTATGGGAATTTATAAAGAAAAACCAATTAGAAAAACCGTTTTTCGTGGTGGAAGATCTTTAAACCTTAACACCTTTGAAACGATTGTGGTTAGTGAACCAATTTACTCAACAAATGGTGAAATTTTATTATTAGTAAAAGATGTTACTCAATGTAAGGTTAAATTAGACTCAACAACCACCGATAAAATCACCATAAAGTCATTGACCAATTGTGCAATTGTTCCTGATATGGGAAGAATTGATGAAGATTGGGATGAAATCCATATAGGTAGAGGTGCATGTATAGAACTCCAAAACATACAAGGAATTTGGTATATCTTATCCAGTGATGGGTTGAAACTTGACTAATTCATTTTCAGGAACGTATTTTAACATACTATCATCCGCCAACTTATACATGTGGTATGGAGTTTCATTAACTCTATTCCAAAACGACATTTCCTCGTCAGATATTTCCATAACATCTTCCAACTTATCTTGATCACCTTCATCAAAAGGTTGTCCGTTGATTAGTTCACACTGATCTTTAGTAAAAAATGGTCTGTCTTCAGGATTTTTAACTAACAACCCATTTCTAACTTCTTGTTTAAACACAACAAGTAATGGCTCAACTCTTTTATTGAATGTTGCAATCGCTCGCTGAATATTGTATTGACCTTTCATTGTTGGGTTAGTTTCTAAATCTGAAGGATCAATTCGGTAACAATTAAGTTGTATTATAGATTCTAAGTTTTCAGGAATAGGTCCACCGTAAGTATTGATATGTTCTTGAGACCACCCCTTCTTTGGTTTATTAACTTTCTGAACATCACCGTGTGAAGCTTTAGTTCCGTTATTTACATAGAAGATTATATCACCAAGATTTACATTAAGACCTTCTTTAATTGCTAACTCCATATGTGCTTGACGAGACATTAAACTTCCTGCCTTAGTTGTTTGTTTACTACGAATAATATAGTCATCAATACTTTGTTTCACTTTTGCTTTGTTTGCAATATCCATTAAAGGAATTTGTAAATCAAAAATCTGTTGGACGTATTCATAATACCACTCTACAAACTCTTGTCCTTTACCATCAAGTAAAAGTTTGATCCCCTTATCTAAGAACTTCTCAATGTAGATTGGCATTTTTTTAGATTTGATTGAGTTTCCTGTTAGTTTGATTTTACCTTTGGCGGTGATAAGTGCGTAGTTTTTTCGAGCCAAGTTGATACACGCCGGCCATTGTCCATCTGTGTCAAGTGCCATTTCACCTCTCATCGCAAGATCATTAAACTCCATTACATCGGCTTCTTCACCAATATATTCTTTACCTTCTTTCACTTTCCAGTTCAAACCTTTACCAATATACTTTCTTTCTTCTACACCTTCAGGAACCGAAAAGTTGATACCATCCGTATCCATTACAAGAGGTGTGTATCCACGATCCATAAAGAAACTAATCATCATTCTAAGATACTGACGACCTGTGCAAGTAATCATTTCCCCTTTATCCATATCACCCCAATGAAATACTTGTGGTGCCGACAACGCCCCGAACATGGAGTTGATGAAGATCTTAATTGGTAATTGTTTACGGTCATAAGAAGTTGATTTCTTTTTATCAATACTCGCATATTCTTCGGCCAATTGTTTGTATTTGATTCGGCTATTTCTAAAATAAGTCAAAAGACCTTTCATCGCACCTGTAACATCACAATCAGGAAACACATCGTGAACCAACTGAATGGAGGGGTATAGAGACGAGTAGTCAAGTTTTAGAACGTTCTTGGAGTAACCTGTTCGGATAAGACGAGAAAGTCCTCCTACGAAGTTCCCTTTATCATTCTTGGCGGGAATTGCTAACTTATGTTTATAAGACCAAGCCAACATCAACATTTTCCATAATGTTGCCGTTCCCATCGTTGAAACTCTTTCATATGTTGTTGGAAGAAGGGATGCCAACAAAAATGAACCTTGATTGAATTCTTCATCAACCAATAGAGTTTCTTCTAAGTCATCGTCAAGGTAACGTTCAATAATGTCGTCCCCCGTTGTTTTAATATAAACATTTGAGTGTCTTGAACAAACCTCATCAATCTTCGGATCTACACCAACTTTTTTGTATTTACCATTTTCAATGTTTAACCAATATTCTTCCTTTTCACGATACATTGACCCAATTTTATTATGTTCAACATAAACACGATCAGGAGCCTCAGCCTCAATATATTTTGTAATATACTTCAAACCAGCTTCTTTAATGTTTGAGTTAATTGCTTGAGCTCTACGAACTGAATGTAAAATATCAATAATGTTATAACCCCACATTTGAGTTTGAGTAAATTTCTCAACCTCGTTTGCAAGTTTCAACATTGACTCTTTTTGTGAAATAGATTTTTCAGGGTTTAAAGATTTGGCAACTCGTTTGATATCAAGATTCAAGATTTTACATCTTTCATAAATCCAATACCAGTCAAAGTTAAATGAGTTATATCCTGAAAGAATTGAAGGTTTTTGTTCTTCAATAATTCTAAAGAACTCCGTAATACCTCTACGTTCTTCGTCTTCGTTTGAACACTCAATAACTTTTTTGAATCCTTTGTTTGTTTTAATTCCGATCATGAAGATACGACCATCCTTGGGTTCAAGTGAGGTCGTCTCAAGGTCAAATACCATTCTCGTAATGTCGTTGTATTCCTCAAATCCTTTAAATAGTCGTTTCTCTTTTGAGATGAGGTATTGCTCAACAGGAGGTAAAACCATAATAAGGTCTCTCACATTTTCACCCCAAGGATCAACTCCACCTTCTCTAAAAAACTGAATAAGGTTTCTATAACCTTTCATTGACTTAACCATAAAAGTAAGTCCTCGTTCTAAACGATCATTACCTTCAGTTTTTAGTTTTTCTATAATAATACCATGTTTGGTCATGGCTTCTTTCTGTAATGCTTTTGATTTTGAATAAAAGTTAAGATTTCGTAGATCTCCTACCCAAGCAAAAGATATTAGAGTATCTCGTTGGATCTGTTTTCCTTTACCAGGAACTTCTTTTATTTTAAAAATTTTGTCGGATAAGTAATCGTATTCTACAGATACGATATATTCTTCAGGATCATTTCCCTGAAGAAATTGTTCAATTTCTTCTTGTGATATCATGGTTATTTACTTTTGGTCTATTAGCTGTCGAATAAGGTCGACATTTACCTTCGTAAATAAATATAGAAGTAAAAATTACTCTTATCAACTAAACTACAAAAAAATATTATGTTAAACTTTGGGTTGGTGTTGGTGTGTTTGTTGGTGTCGGTGTAGGTGTTTGACTAAGTTCGGGGTAATTAGTTGGAGTTGGTGTTGGTGTTGGGAATGGAGTCACACAACAATTATAATCTAAGACATAACAATTATCATATGGTAAACTATTAGATAAATAACTTTCAACCACATTAATATATAACTTTTCTCGAATTGGTAAGACAAGTGTCCCTGTTTCATTTATAAAAACAAATTGACCTTCATAACGACCTGGTTTACTTGTGTCTTGAGGTGTAAATCGATAGTAAACATAAAACTCAGGACTTGCGTTTGGATTCATTTCCATTTTCTCAACAAAACTTGCTGCTTCGGAATTGATTTTTAAAACTCCCGTTTCTGAATCTATCATTGAAAAAAATATTGATGATGTCTCAATAAAACCCATCATAGATTGATAATCAGTTATACCATCTTTTACAACTTGTAATTTTAATAATGGTAAACTTGAATTTTGACCGATTGTAAATTCCATCTATACTTTCTTTATAAATACCTTAGTTGTGATTTTAGTTAGGGACAAACACCACCAACACAATTGTCGTTTCCTCCTGTCACAGAAATATAATTATATGGTTGTGTAAAGGCGGCACAGAAAGTTTGAGATCCATTAAATGGTAAAGTTATTGCAACACTATTACCATTACAATTCACATATATCGAATTAAACACATTATTTTGTGTTTTAGTATACGTAAAACATTTACAAGGAAATGAAGTTCCACACTCATGGGAATAAATCACTTGACTATAATTACCAAACAATCCACTATACGCACCAACATACACTACTGTATTTGGTAAGTAAGGTAATCCATTTCTTTTTAAAACTTTAAACCAACCGCCGTTAGTTGCAAAAGAATATGTATTAAAACTTGGTGATGCCCAAAGAGTTTGACCAATTGTTAACGCCGACATTACAGGTGTGTATGCGGTTGCATATTGAGCAGTTTGTGAACATGCGTTATTAACAGCACCCGACCCAAATGACACAACCCACTCAGTATAACCTGTTGGTTCAGGACCTAAAGTTGTTGATGTTGTTGTTACGGGTATTGATGTGGTTGATGTTGTAGTTGGTGCTATGGTTGATGTGGTAGTTGTTGGTATTGGAGGAACTGGTGGTGGTATAGGTTGTGATTTACAACAAGGAAAATCTACAACATAACAACTTTGATATTCATAATCATTTATTATAAAACTATCCGTTACGTTTACAAATATGTTTTGATTTAATGGTAATGTTAAAATTCCTGTTTCATTTCTAAATAAAAATTGACCTTGATATCTACCAACACTTTTTGTGTCTTTTGGTGTGAATTGATAATAAACATAGTATTCAGGTTCTAATGTTGGATCAATTTGTTCTTTTTTCATTACACCAGCAGGTCTTGTAGTAAATTTTGGAATACCTGTTTCAGTATCAACCATAGAAAAAAATATGTCGGTTTCTTCTAAAAACCGCATAGTTCTATCATAATCACTTCGTCCGTCTTTTATGACGTTTATCTTTAATACGGGAAGAGTCGCACCTTTTTTAATGAAAAATTCCATTCAAGTTCTTTTTCAATAAATACTTGAATTAAAATTCTTTTCTTAAACTACCCTCATAGAATTCGAACCTGTTGTGTTCTGTTGGTGTCATAAGAAGAACACCACTACTAATTCGACCTTTTATTGTTTCTTTATAACAATATGACATTAAGGTCTGTTCATATGGATAGTCAAATTTAGTTTCGATATAACATTTGTAATTACCTTCTTTTGATAATATAATTGGCCAGTTAGATAAATATACATCACCTGTTGCGTATGGAATACCTTCATATGATTTTATATTTTTGAACTCTAAACATGGTGAATTTGGATCTTGACCCTGTTTTGGAAGTTCGGGATTCATAGGCCAATGTTTTTTTCTAAACTCTTGATCCACATTATACCAAGACCATTGTTTTTCATGACTACCAAAAAACTCCGTAAAATTTAATTTAAGAAAATCTAATTCTTCTTTTTTGAATATCTGTAAAACTTTTCTATATAGATTTTTAGTTTTTCGATTAAATCCGTTTTTACACACATCATCGATACCATTATAAAAAAACATATCATCTTCGAAGAAATAATAATAATCCATATCGGATTCGTTAAAATGTTCTGCAACAAAAACACGTCCGCCAGTTATTCCGATATTATCTTTTTTAATATGTTCGAACCCATATTGTTCACAAAGTTCCAAGTATCTTGGAGTTGTTGATAAATCCGTTGAGTTATTTAATAAGAATTTCTTTGTTTTAGAAATAAAATCTGAATCATATTCTAACATGGAATTGATCAGTGTTTCAAATTGTTTTGGGCTATTGAATGAAATCACATATAGACCAACATCTCCTGACGAAATCTTAACTATTTTTTTTGTTTTCCTTAAAGTTTTTAATTCAACGGAATCATTTTTAACATCTTCAAAAAATTTATACATAAGACCATTCGATTCAATTTCAACGTAATCTATTATTGTCGGATTTTGATATAAAAGAATTGAAAATAAACTTTCTTCAGTTCCCATTAAACCTTTTTGTAATGTTGATTTAATTAACCCATAATAAAGACCATTCATATGTCGAATAAGTTCTTTTGTTCCACCAAAGAATCCACCTCTACAAACTTTATCAACCCTTGTTTCAGTTATCTTATCCATTTGTTTAATATCAAATCCATGTATTTCACGATCCGCTTGGTATGGGAAACAAACAAATAAAAAGTTATCGGTTAATTTATCTATTTTTGGTAAAACATTGTCGTGAGTAAAATAACCCATGTGAACCGTATTTGCCAATCCCGCATCAATCCAATAAAGTTTTTCTGAATTAAATTTATCTAAAATAACCGCATCATGTAAAAGAAACATTTTTGACATAACCAAAGGGTTATACATTTCAAGTTTCGCTTGAGTAGAATCTTTTAACCATCCGGCTAAATTATACCATTTTGGATTGTTTCTAATCGTTTGTATTTGATAATAAAACTCACCATTTTTAAACCAATCTAAATCTCTTAATACAAATTGAGTGTTAGAGTTATTTCTTTTTGATGAAACAAAATCTTGTAGTTCTTTGTCACCAAAAATTATCATATTACAATCAATTTGTAATAGTTGTTCAAACTTATTTAAATAATGATCAAATGATCGAGACCAACCCTCAGATAAGTTTCCTCGACCAATATCCCATAAACCAGTGACTAACGTAATCATAGTTAATTGTTAACAATTTTATTTTGAAATTAAATACCGTTTAATTCCTCTAATATTTTATAAAAACTTTTTTCTGTCTTGGTTAATTCTTTTAAATCAACGCCAGGTATATTATCGTCTTCATGCCACCAAATATCAAAAAATAATGGACTAAACAAATCTTTATTGTTGTAATAAATTAAAGACATAATGTTCTCCTCAAGGTATAAAGTATTTTCATTTTCTAAAACCTCATCAATTTGGTTTAACATCATTTTACAATAATCCATTACCAATTCTTTTTTACCACCAAAAAAACCACCAATTATGTGATGGTCAAAACAATACTTATCGTAATAGCTTTGAGGTAAAGTTTTTGACCAATGATTTCTTCTATTTTCTTTTGCACATAACACAATTTTATTATCTGAAGTTTTTATCAGATTATTTAAAAGATTATTATTAAATAATTTAGATTCAAAATACTTTTCCCAATACCCCCTTGTTTGATCTAAAAGTCTTGGTGGAATTAAACCACTATGAGAAAGACCAGCATCAAACCAAAAGATATTTGTTGTTGTGTCGTCAATTTCGTTTAAACACCAATTAAATTTTGAATACTGAATTTCATAACATCTATCTTTAATCACATTTGTTTGTGTTGATTTAATTTGTGAAATTCTATTGTGAAATTTATTATCACGTAAATTTGAAACTTTAAATGTAATTTGTGATTCTGAAAAATTATTTTCTTTATAAAAAAAGTTTTGAAGAATACCTAACTCTTCTTGACTTGTATAACACACAAATTGTGCATCGGTCATTTTTAATAAACTTTTAACCGAGTTTAAATAATGTCCTTGTCTACTATCTCTTCCACCAAGATCGGTATTGAACAGGTTTGAATAAATTGCGGTAACAATTTTTATCATAAATTACCAACAATTCTATCACACCAATCTTTAGATGTCGAGTGAGGCCAAATAACCCAATACGACGGAATTTCTTTTGTGTGAAACTCTCTCCACACTTTACCAACACCACTTGGATCTGACTTTAATCTCATAATCTCATTTGGATCGGCATCTTGTCTAAACAAAGTATTATTATCTTTATCGTGAAAAGCAACCACCCAAAAATCATAATCAGTTTCAGGAACTCGATTTAAATCTAAATCAATACAATGTCTAAAAATTGTTGTAAAAGATTCTTTCCATTCTTCTTCAGTTTTAAACTCATATGTATTTGGTGGATATTTTTTATCTTTTGTTTCTTGTTGTATACCTCGAGTTTCGAATAATATTCCAGCATATTTTTCATAGTCACGAACCGTTCTTTTTGTTCCGAACCATTCAGAATAATCACCATCATAAGTTTCACCATCAACACCAAGTAATTGTCTATTCTTTTTATGACATGCGGTATTTTTTAAATACCAATCCTTATCATCATCCCATTGCTTAACTCGACCTTTTCTTGTGTATTCATGCCAAATTAAAACTTTATGTGGGTGAAACAAATCATAACCATGTGTATATGCTCTTACCGTAATTGAAATTTCTTCCCCATGAAAATAAAATTCAGGATCGTGTTGAACTTCTTTTGAAAACTCACCCAAAGTAAAACAATAATGTGCCGAATAAAATCTTGCGGGAATTGGTTCGGTCATTTCTTTCCATCCTGGTATAACTTCAGGTAAAAAGAAAACAACACCTTCGGGTGTAAATCGATCAAATGTCATACGCCAAGGTTCCGTAACTCTTCCTTCAGGATCATTTTCAGGATCAAATGAAGAAACATAACCTGTCAATAATGGTTTTTTATGACCTTTCTTTTGGAGTTGTTTAATCATTTTGATCATTTCTTTATCCCAATTTTTTTCGAATCTCATATGAGAATCTATTTGAAGGGTATATTTTTCTCCATCATATTGTTGTTGTGTCAAATGTCTTGCCCAACACACACCTTTTGATTCCTTATAATCTATGTTAATAATTTTAAATCTTGGGTCATTTTCATACTCTGATAAATCATCAAAACCATCTTCAGGATGAAATTGTCTGGCAATTGATAAAACCAAATTTTCGGGGTTTTTTGCCATTTCCAACATGTTTTTAATTGTTGGGATAAGTTGGGGGTCTCGATAAGACGCTATTTGAACAAATATTTTCATAATGAAAAAATAAATAAATCAAGTAAAGTGTAAATTGTTTTGATCGATTTAAACACTATGATGATCCATAAATAAATGTCAACTTACAATTTCCAAAACTTTTAGATAAACTTGTAAAACTGATGGGTGACATTCAAATGATTTTTTATTTTCCAAACAATTAACAAGAGACGGAATACCTTGTATTGATCCCCACTCTCTAACTCCATGTTTCATATCAGACGCACAATGTAATCCACACCCACCATTGACATAATGATATTTGTATTGTTGTGAACCATGTCTGTATGGTGATCTAAACTCAGGATTTATTGAACTTCCTAATTGTATAATTTCACAATCTGTTGTTCCTGCCAAATGTAAAAGACCTGAATCCATTGTTATAAAACAAGAACAATTATTTATTAAATACCAAGTTTGATCAAGAGATGTTTGGTTCATTAAGTTATGTCCTAACTTTATTGGAAAATCAAAAACTGGTTTATCAACATTTGACCCCCCTAACTCTGATGAATTCTTTCCAATTGAAATTACCGATATTCCTTTTTCATTTAATAGTTGTGTTAACATTTGCCAATTTTTTGCGGACCAAGTTCTTGAATTCCAATTTTGAACGGGATGTATTAAAACGTATTTATTAGGTAAATGTGGAAGTATCACATCTTCGTTTGGGATATAGTCCAAAGTCATTTCATCTTTGGTTAACATAAACCCAAGATTAATTGCGTGTAATTGTCTAATGTCCATCACATTATGTTTATTACAAACTCCATTGTCTTTATATGAAACATCAAACGTGGAAAGTATCTGATAGTCAGATTTAATTTTATCTAGTAATTCGGAAGTATATTGAAAACTATCTTTTACGTATGGTAGATTTAAAAATATTTCAGAGTGGTGTGATATAACTGAAACTTGGTTATTATAAGTTTGACTTATTTTTTTAACAACGGGTGTTGCACATATTGTATCACCTAAAGCCCTACAACCTGTAATATCAATACAAATTTCTTTCACGATACAATAATAACTTATTCACAAATAAATTGAATGAATTATTTTTCTTATATGAAAAAAATTAAATTATTGTATTTGGTTCCCCATCTTTCAACAGGAGGAATGCCTCAATTTGCATTAAAAAGAATTGAGTCACTTCAAAAATTCAAGGATCAAATAGAAATATTTTTAATTGAATACTCGCAATTTAGCACAATATATTTGGTTCAAAGAAATAAGATTTTAGAATTATTAGACGATAATCATTTTTTTTCGTTGGGTGGATTTACCGAAGTTGAAAAAAAACATAAGTTAATTGATATTCTAAATGAAAATGAAATAGACATCGTTCATATTGAAGAAATTCCAGAAGGGTTTGAAAGTTTTAATAAAATACCATTAAACTTATTAAATCAACTTTATGATAATGACAGATCTTGGAAAATAATTGAGTCATGTCATAATGTTTGGTATAATCCTGAAAATAAAAAACTTCACCCTGACGCATATTCATTTGTCACCCCATATCATTTTGAAACATTTAAATCTGAAAAATCATATAAGAAACTTCATACATATCCATATGAAAATAAAATTGATCCGATATTAAAAGAATTAAATATATTTTTAACCGAACACAGAGTTCCGTTACTTAAAAAATTAACAGAAAGAGAAAAGTTAAAAATAGACCTAACTAAAACACATATCTTAAATGTTGGGTTATGGACCGAAGGAAAAAATCAAAAAGAGGGTATTGAAGTTGCAAGATTACTTGAAAATAGTCATCCCGATTTACATTTTCATTTCATTGGAAATCAAGCGGAAAATTTTGAATCTTATTGGAAACCAATTATGGAAAACCTGCCGAGTAATGTTACCGTATGGGGTGAAAGAAGTGATGTTGATTCATTTATGATTGCTTGTGATGTTATGATGTTTAATTCGGTTTGGGAATGTAATCCGTTGGTAATTAGAGAATCAATCAATTATGGTATGAAAATTATTGCAAGAAACTTTTCACACTATATGGGAATGTTTGATAACTATATCACACCAATAGAAACTAATGATTGTTTAAACATTTCTAATCAACTATTAAAACTTATTAGTAGTGATAAAACATATGAAATAGAAAATCAAAAAGATTTTGGAAAAGATCTTTTATCTTTTTACGATGAGGTTTTAAAAATTGAAAAATACAATAATAACCCGATTGAAAACGATTATGTTATTAAACAACATTTTGTTGTAAACCCGTTTTTTGAAATATTGGGTCAGGGGGATAGAGAATTTAATATTAAATTATTTGATGAGAAATCTTTGGTTTATGAAAACAACATTAAAATAAATAGTTGGGTTAAACTCAACCGAGAATATTATACAAAATGGAAAACTGAAGTTAGAGAAAACAACAATCTTATTTATGAAAATGTTTTAGATCTAAAAGACAAAAGAGTTTATATTTCTTTTGGGTCAAAATCTCTTGGTGATACATTAGCATGGATCCCATATTGTGAAGAGTTTAGATTAAAACATAATTGTAAGTTGATAGTTTCAACATTTATGAATTATTTGTTTAAAACACAATACCCCGAAATAGAGTTTGTTGAACCTGGCGAAGTTGTTTTAAACATTCAGGCACAATATAGATTGGGTTGGTTTTATAATGAAAATGGAGAATTAAACTCCAATATTCATAAAACAGATATTAAAACACAACCACTTCAAAAAACGGCAACCGATATTCTTGGTTTAGACTATAAAGAAATAAGACCAAATCTTAATTTACCAAATGTAGAAAAAAAGAAAAAAGTTGGGATCGGTTTTCATTCTACAGCACAAGCAAAATATTGGAACAATAAAAGTGGTTGGCAAGAAGTTGTTGATTACTTAAATAATCTTGGGTATGAATGTATGATTTACTCAAAAGAAGGTGATGGTTATATGAATAACTTTTACCCAAAAGGAGTTTCAGTTTTTAAAGGTGGAAACTTACAAGAGGTAATTAATGATCTATCCACTTGTGAATTTTTTGTAGGTCTTGGATCAGGTTTATCTTGGTTGGCTTGGGCTTGTAAACTACCCGTTGTTCTTATATCAGGGTTTAGTGAAAAATGGGCAGAAACAAAATTAGATACATATAGGGTAATAAATGAAAACGTTTGTCATGGATGTTTTAATTGGGATAGATTAGACGCAGGAGATTGGAATTGGTGTCCTTTACATAAAGGAACTGATCGTCAATTTGAGTGTTCAAAACAAATAACATCTGAAATGGTGATAAAAGAAATTAATAAAATTATGAATAAAGAAGAAAAGTCCATTCAAATTGATGAGGTTACATTTGATTGGGGTAAAAAAAGTGAATGGTATGTGAGTCAAGCAACTCAAGAAATATTTGAGTATAACATATATGAAAGATTATTTGAAGTAGAAGAAGGTGATGTTGTTGTTGATTTAGGAGCATCATTAGGACCATTTACATATTCAATACTTCCAAAAAATCCAAAACAATGTTTTGTGGTGGAACCATTATCTTATCACATAGATATTTTAAATAAAAATGTGGGACGAGAAAATGTTAAAATTATTCAAGGGGCAATTTCAGATAAAAAGAAATTAGAAATCACTTGGGATAATATTACAGAAACTTCACCAACATTTACCTTTAAAGAATTTTTAGATGATAATAACATAAATAAAATAGACTTTTTAAAATGTGACTGCGAGGGGGGTGAGTATGATGTGTTTTCTAAAAGTAATATTGAGTTCTTAAAAACAATACCAAAAATTGTTGTTGAGTTTCATTTAAGAAATGACGAAAACTTTCACCAATGTAAGTTCAGATGGTTTAGAGACAATATTCTAAATATGTTTGAAAACTTTGAAGTGTATTCTATTGATGGTGTAAATATAAAGTGGGATCTTTGGAACGAACACTTTATTGAATATTATAACGAAGTTATTTTTTATTTTGATAATAGATAATTAACCATTGGCCGCTTTTATCCATTGACAAGTTAAACTTTCGGCACTATTGGCAACAAGTCCTGACACTATCAAATAAACGTCGGATGTCCAATTTATTGATAATGTACTAAATCCTCCTGTGTAATTATACGAACCCATGTCATCTCTACCATTGAACGATGTTGAAACAACTTGTGTACCATTTCCTGAACCATCGGCTGTGACAATTGCAAGTCTTCTGTAATTTTGTGCTGCCCTTGTTGATGTCCCAAAATTAGAAAATGTTGCTAAAAGTGTTGCCCCAACTAAAGAGGATGATGTGTTGTAATAAAAGTATGTACTACCTTGATACACTCCACCTGATTTTGTTACACAGGTTTCTAATGTTACAATATCGTTTGATGAAAAAGTATTCGCAGGTATTAATATTGAGTGTATAAGTGTATTGGATAATGAATTTACACTCCCTGTTGGAGTTGTTGTTGTTACAATTTTATACAAATTACCAACATTAAAATTATTAATTTTAGCCATTTGTTACTCTCATCCATTGACAGTTTATTGAATCTGAAGCATTTGCGACGTTTCCAGCAATAATAACCCAACTATCAACCGTCCAATTTATTGCTAATGATGTGTTAACATAGTTACCTATTCTTAGGTAATCTTGATAAACATTATCGGTGTTTAGATGATTAAAAGTGCCATCACCACTCCCGTCGGCAGTTACTATTGACGCTCTTCTTGAAAAAAAAATTGGTGTTGTTGTTGTACCAACAACATTAGTATATTGTAACATTTGTAAGGGTGTCGGTGAAGATATACTATCAGCACTATTCCAGTAAAGTTTGAAACTAGATAAACCATTACTTCCTGTTTTTTTTATGGCAACTTCTATTTTAATTACATCACCAACCCCAAAGGTGTTCGCAGGAATGTTTATAGACGCTAATTTTGTTTCTAAAGTTGACGAAGTTGTGGGTTGAGGAGTCGTCAAATTTACCGTTTTAAACGGACTATACATATTATATCCTATTATCTGAGTCATTATAACCGTATATGTAATTTACCAAATCGTTTATTGTGTCAAATGTGTTATTATCAATACTAACCTCATTAAGTTTAAAAAAAATAATGTTTTCGTCTAATTCAATAGATAATTCATAAGGGTTATATGAAAAATAACCTCTAGTTCCTTCTTCATCTACATAAGTGAAAGTAAGTTCTCTTGGAACATCTAAAAATGAATTTCCTTCAGAACCATTTTTTTTTACTAATGTATTTTTTATTTTTTCTAAATATATCATATCAGTTTGTAACTTTTAAAAATTGTGATCTAACACCTGTCCCTGTACCACTATATCCAGCAATAATAATATAACTATCAACAGTCCAATTTAATACTACACCAGTACTTATTGCGAAAGACGCCACCGCAAAATCACTATCCAGTGCGTTTCCAACACCATATAATATTGAACCATTACCTGTTCCATTAGCAACTGAAATGGATAATCTTCTATTGTGAACTGCGTTAACATTTGCATTTGAATATGTTCTTGTCATTAATTGGACGGGGGTTGTTAAATCATCGGTCTCATTCCAATATAAATATTGAATTAAATTTCCCGTAGTTAGTCCTGTAAGTCTCAAACGATATTCTATGTGTAATATATCACCGGCAACAAAAGTATTTGCAGGTATAAAAACAGATGTTATCTTCGTATTTACTGATGCATTAACATAACTACTCGGAATAGAATTACATATAGAAACTTGTTTATCATTATAAAAATCATAACCGTTAAACTTACTCATATCTTATATTTCTACCCAACTATTATCAGGACTAAAATAAATTATTTCATTTGTTCCGTCTATACTATAACCAATAATTCTAATAACATCACCACTTGATGATGGTGCGGTAGTTGTCACTCCACCTGCAGTTGTCGATACGTAAATTATATCACCTGTATTTGTTGTAAATCCTGAATTTCTAATATATCCTCTAACCAACATACCGTCCGAAGCCGAGGTACCAAGAGCAAATGCTAACATCCCTGTCGATGATGATGTGGCGTTTGCATCTGCAGATGACCAAGAACCCAAGGAGTCCAAGTAATATAAATTACCGGCAGTCAATGAACCACCGCCAAAAGTTACAATATCACCATATCCTTCTACAGATGTTGTTAATTCTGTAGTTGGGTTATGTATAAACGAAGTGTCTCCAGAAACTATTAATTTTCTTGATGGTGTATCAGTTCCAATACCAACATTATCTGTAGAGGCATCAACATAAAATAAATTACTATCAGAACCCCCTTTTATTTGAAAGTCTGATGTTGTAGTATTGGAATTATTAAATATTGCAATACCTTCGTCCGCAAAAACTGAGTAATTATCACCAGCACCTGCGGCACTAACTCTTAAACCATAATTCTCTTTTGCGTCATTTTGTACTAAAATGTTAACACCGTATTTTATTGAGGATAAAGGGTTACTTGTTCCGTAAACATGAAAATAACCTCCTGTCTGTGTGTCTCCACCGCCACTATCAACGTTAAAATTGTCAATTTTTATACCATAAGAACTTCCAACATTTCCCGGCAATACCGATTCAAATCCGATATTAAAGTCACTACCATCAGAAACCGCAGTAGAAATTCCCCAATGATTTTCAGATACACCACCAATCGTAAACTCAGCACCTATTTTATCACCTAAATTGTCATCTGAGTTTGCAAAAACATCACCCCTTATTCCGGTTTGTCTTGATGAACCTTTAGTCGTATTATTTAATATTTGAAGTCCGACATTATCACCAAAAGAGGTATTATTACCAACCAATATGTCAATACCGACATTTATTATTGTTGCGTCATAAGTAGTAACTTTTTGACCTGTTAATTCAATTATCGTTGATTGATCACCAATCGATTCTATGTTTATGTTTGAATATCCTGTAGTTTGATTAGTTTGCTGAGAACTAACATATAGAGCGTATGTACCACTACCAACAGTATCTACAATGTTTTGATATCCTGTCACATCAAGTCTATTGGTCGCCGCACCAAAAACTAAATTAGTTTCAGCGACAATACCACCTAAACCATCTGATGTTAACACTTGATTGTTTGATCCCCCTACGGTTGGTGAGACTCCGCTAGTTCCATCAGTACCGCTAGTACCGTTTGTACCACTACTTCCTGAGGTTCCATTTGTACCTGACGTACCATTAGTCCCACTTGATCCCGACGTGCCGTTTGTTCCTGAAGTTCCGTCTGTACCGCTAGACCCCGAAGTACCATTAGTCCCTGATGTTCCATTAGTTCCGCTAGACCCCGAAGTACCATCAGTCCCAGATGTTCCATTAGTACCACTTGTCCCATTTGTACCTGATGAACCGCTAGTACCATTTGTTCCGCTACTACCACTAGTTCCATTAGTTCCTGAAGAACCTGAGGTTCCGTCCGTTCCGCTAGTTCCATTTGTACCATCAGTCCCGCTTGAACCATTTGTTCCGTCTGTCCCACTAGTCCCATCAGTTCCTGAAGTTCCATCCGTACCACTTGAGCCCGATGTTCCATCCGTACCGCTAGAACCATTTGTTCCATTTGTACCTGAGGTACCATCTGTTCCTGAACTCCCACTAGTACCATTAGTTCCATTTGTTCCATCGGTACCGCTAGTTCCATCTGTACCTGAAGATCCATTCGTACCGTCAGTTCCTGAACTACCATTAGTACCATCTGTTCCGCTAGTACCGTCTGTCCCCGAAGATCCGTTAGTTCCATCAGTCCCACTTGTTCCATTAGTCCCCGAAGATCCGTTTGTACCTGAAGTACCATTAATACCACTAGTACCGTCAGTTCCACTTGAGCCTGATGTACCATTGGTCCCTGAACTTCCATTAGTACCATCAGTTCCGCTAGTACCATCTGTACCACTTGAGCCATTTGTTCCGTCTGTTCCACTAGTACCATCAGTACCCGAAGTCCCATCAGTTCCGCTAGATCCATTTGTACCCGATGTTCCGTCCGTTCCTGAACTACCACTTGAACCATTAGTTCCGTCTGTTCCTGAAGTACCATCAGTACCCGAAGATCCATTTGTTCCGTCTGTTCCTGAAGTTCCATCTGTACCAGATGTTCCATCAGTACCATTAGTTCCTGAAGTTCCGTTAGTTCCACTTGTTCCATTAGATCCACTAGTACCGCTTGTTCCATCTGTTCCTGAACTACCATTAGTTCCGTCTGTTCCGCTAGTCCCGTTTGTACCGCTACTACCACTAGATCCATTTGTTCCACTAGTACCATTAGTCCCTGATGATCCGTCAGTTCCGCTAGTTCCATCACTACCATTTGTTCCACTTGTTCCTGAACTACCACTCGTCCCTGAACTACCACTTGTTCCTGATGTTCCGTTTGTTCCTGAACTCCCATCAGTCCCTGATGTTCCATTCGTCCCACTTGAACCTGAAGTTCCGCTACTTCCTGATGACCCATCGGTTCCATTGGTTCCGCTACTTCCTGACGACCCATCGGTTCCATTTGTCCCTGATGATCCATTAGTTCCTGACGATCCATTAGTTCCTGATGATCCATTAGTTCCTGATGATCCATTAGTTCCTGATGACCCACTTGTTCCTGATGACCCACTCGACCCGTTAGTTCCGTTAGTTCCACTCGACCCGTTAGTTCCGTTTGTACCTGATGTTCCATTTGTACCACTGGTTCCATTAGTTCCTGACGATCCATTTGTACCACTAGTCCCGTTAGTTCCTGATGTTCCATCAAAACCGTTAGTTCCGCTAGTTCCATTCGTCCCATCAGTTCCGCTAGTTCCATTAGTCCCTGACGTTCCACTAGGACCTGTCGATCCACTTAATATTGCTTGTAAATCACTCAACGGAGCAAAATAGGAAGATCCTTGAGGGCTTTGTGATGTATCTCCTGTAACAACGACATGAAAAATGTCATTTAAGGTTACTGCGGATACTTTTTGTCGGTCTGTTAATCTATTGTATGTCGGCATATCATTAATAAATATTTAAGGACCTTGAAATAAAAATATATCTGCGTCTTGAAATAAAAATATTTCGAAGTTTTCAAATTCTTTTCCATAAATCTCTTCACAAGAAAGAAGATATATTTTTTCACAATTGTTTGAATCGACCACTTTTAAAATAATTGGTGTTGACTGATCTAATGGTGAAGGAACATCAAACACATATGGAGACGAAGTTATTGCTGAAACAAAAAAACAATAAGTTATTGTTTGATCACAAACATATATATCGAATGGTGATGTTCCACTTAAAGAATTTATTTGAATTGTATTTGGCATATTATATAAATATAAACCCTTAAATAAGTATTCATCTATTTATAGTATATGTCGAAAAATAAACTGAATAAAATGAAACTTGATCTTTATTTAAAAGAATTAAATCTTTTAGAATCAGAGAAACAATATGTAGATGAGTTCACATCACACTATAAACCTCAGTTTATGGAAGACGCAATTAAATTAGGTTATGTGTCACCAATTATTACAGGAGAAACAAATTCTTCTTGTGGTATAAAAAAAGACAAAGCATTTGAGGTAACGAATGAAGAGAAAAAAACTATTAAAACAATTTTCAGATCTATAGCCAAGGAATGTCATCCTGATAAAACAAAAAGTCCAATAAGGGTTAAATGGTATGAAGAAGCCCAAATTGCATATGAAAAAAATGATCTTTTAACATTATATAAGATTGCAAAAAAAATCAATATTGAAATAGATTTTGAAATAAATGGGACTATATTACTACAAAAGACAATAGAAGAAAAGAAAAAAGAATTACAATCGGTATCAGGTTCTTTTTTGTGGTTATGGGTTCATTCTGAAACTCAAGAACAAAAAGACGAAATAATAAAACAATTTATAAACCAAACAAAACAACAGTGATGAAAAATTTAAAAATTGGAATTACATTAGGTTTACAATCAAACACAGAATCAATATGGACAAACGGAATGAAACAAAATGTTTTAATGTTTGTTCATTTATTAAAACAATCCAAAAACAATTATGAAGTTTTTATATTAAACACATTTGATGTAGATTTTTCAGAAAAAAGACCTTCTTATTTGGATGGTATTGATATCCATAACTTTAAAGAAAAATTTATGGACATGGATCTTATCGTTATGATGGGAGCTCAAGTTTATGATGAAGACATTAAGAAATTTAAAGAAGATAAAAATAAAAGATTTATCGGTTATAAATGTGGAAACAATTATGTTATACACATGGAAAACGTAATGTTTAAAGAAAATACCAAAAAATATTTTGAGTATGAAACAACGTTTGACGAATTATGGTATATTCCACAACAAGACGAAACAAACAAAGGATTCTTTTCAACATTATATAGAACAAATGCATTTATTGTTCCATTCATTTGGCATGATAAATTTTTAAAAGAGGCCGTTATTGGTATTGAAAAAGGATTTAAAGATGGTCGTTATAAAAAAGGTTATAAATATAATCCCGAAAAAGAAAAAAAGGTTTTGGGTATTATGGAACCAAATATTAATATTGTTAAATATGGTTTAATCCCAACCATGATTGCCGAAGAATCTTTTAGAACTGAAACCGGAAAAAACCATATTGATAAGTTAATGATTACAAATGGTGAAAAATTAAAAACTAATCACGAGTTTTTATCTATTATTAAAACTTTTGATCTTTATAAAGATGGTAAAATAACTGCAGAGTCTCGTTATCAAACGGCATTTGTTTTAACTCAATATTTTGATGTTCTAATATCTCATCAGATTCTAAATCCATTAAATTATCTGTATTTGGATGCTGCGTATTTAGGTTATCCTGTATTACATAATGCAACTCTATGTAAAGATTTAGGTTATTATTATGATAATAGTGATACTAAACAAGGTGCCGAAATGTTAAATTATATTTTAACAGAACATGATAAAAATATTACAGAGTATCATGAAAAAAATAATAAAGTGTTAGAAAGATATTATGCCGATGATGAGACTTTAGTAGAAACTTATGACAAACTTATTTATAATTTATTTAATGGTGGAAATAAGGATTTGATTTATAACCCAAATACAAATAGATACGATAATCTATAACTTAACTTACTACTAATAAAAAAGGGGTTCCGAAGAACCCCTTTTCTTTTTGGTTAAAACCAAAGATTAAGCGTAAACACCGTAAGCAGTTACTTTACCACCATCAGCTGGAGTATAAGTAAAGGTTACAGTTGCACCAGTCATGTTGTAATCTACACCAGCTTCTTGAAGAAGACCGTTATAGTAGATTGCTTCAGAGTTAGTTCTTACATCAGATGCCAAAGTGAATTCTTTGTTAGTTCCATTAACTAAACCGCTAACAGAAACTCTCTTGAAGTAAGTGTTCTCGAAATCATTTGTAATGTTTTCAAGTTCAGTTACAACTTCTGAGAAAGAGTCGATAGCTGTAAGATCTGTGTTTGAGATCAAGTTAGCAACTTCAGTAGACAATGCCTCTTCTAACGATTCTTCAGCGGCCTCAGCTCTTGAAATTTCAGAAGATAATTGTGACATTAATCCTTCCTCTACTTCACCGATAAATACTTCAAGTGAGTTATCTTTAGCAAGTCTTGCAGACTCCTCATTAGAGATAGCACTATTAATAGAAGTTTTAGCGTCATTTAATGATGTTTCTAATGAACTATCACCAACAACTCTTGAAGAAGCTTCAGTAGAAATAGCGGCATTTGCATCAGTTCTGTTAGTTGCAATTACGCTCTCTAATGAACTATCACCAACAACTCTTGAAGAAGCTTCAGCAGAGATAGCTGTGTTTGCGTCAGTTTTATTAGTAGCGATTACACTTGCTAATGAACCGTCAGCAGATTCCATAGCATCCTCAACCTCATCGATTGTTAAACCAATAGAAGTTACGGCAGACAATAATGCGTTATCGTTTTCTAAGTCAATAGCATTAACGAAAGAAACGATTTCGGCAAATTGATCTAAATCAACATCAGAACCATCAAGGATAGCATCGATACGTTCTTTTTCATCTTCGATTGCGTTAGCTAATGAAGTATCTGCCGATTGACGGTCAGTAATTTCTGTGCTGATTTTTCCGTTAATAGACTCCTTAGCTTCATTAATAGAAGATGCCAATGAAGTGTCACCAGAAATACGGTTAGAAATTTCAACTGAAATTCTGTCGTCGATAGATTCATCTGCAGATGTGTGGATTGAGCAACACTCAGAGATTTCAATAGATAACTCATTATCTTTTGAGTTCATTGCAACCAAGTTAGAACTGATAACAGATTCTAATGAATCATCAGCATTGTTCATTGCAACCAAGTTAGAACTGATAACAGTTTCTAATGAATCATCAGCATTGTTCATTGCCACCAAGTTAGAACTAATAACAGTTTCTAATGAAGTGTCGGCAGTGTTCATTGCAGTCAAGTTAGCACCGATAACAGTTTCTAATGAAGTGTCCACGGCAAGACGTTCATCTTCTTCTCTAGATACGCGAGCGTCGATAGAAGCGTTAGCCGCGATGATTTCAGCGTCTACATAATCCTCCAAAGAGTTGTCTGCGGCCAAGCGAGTTGACTCTTCAGCAGTTAATCGAGTGTCAATTGAACCTTCAGCAGATACATGGTGAGCATGTTCTGTAGAGATTTCAATAGAAATCAATGTTGCCAATGAAGTGTCAGCAGTTGCACGAGCGGCCTCCTCAGTAGAAACACGAGAAGTTAAAGAAGTGTCAGCGGCTTCACGAGCAGCAACTTCAGTAGATACAGCAGATTCGCGGTTAACAACTTCAAGAGAAATGTCAGAAGACAATACTCCTTCAGCAGCAAGAGCACGAGTTTCTTCAGCGTCTACATCGGCAGCACGGTTAACGATTTCAGAAGAAAGGTTAGCGGCAATTGATGCCTCAGCGGCTGTTGCACGAGATACTTCAGCAGAAGTTGCGGTTGATGCGTTAGCAGCTAAAGTTGTGATTGCGTTGTTGATGTCACCATCAGCAGATTGGAATGCACCTACGATTTCAGTCAATGAATCAAGAGCGGCTGGATCTGTGTTAGAGATCACGAAGTCAATCTTTGTGTTCAATGAAGTATCGGCAGCGGCACGGGCAGTTGCTTCGTCAGCTAAGTCACTTGCCAATGAACCTTCAGCTGCGACAGCACGAGACTCTTCAGCGTCAACATCAGCAGTACGAGCAGTTACTTCAGCCGCCAATGCGTTTGCGATAGACGTTTCAGAAGATTGTGCACGAGACTCTTCAGCGGCTAAATCGTTAGTTAAAGATAACTCAGCAGCAAGTGCACGAGTTTCTTCAGCATCTACGTCAGCGATGCGATTTGCAACCTCAGTTGAAAGGTTAGTTGACAAAGTGTTGTCACCGGCGATACGAGCAGCCACTTCAGTAGAAACTGCCGCAGCACGATTAACAACTTCGCTTGACAAATTAAGAGCAACTGAATCATCACCAACAACTCTTAATGAAGCTTCGGTAGAAACAGCAGTTGATCTATCAGCAACTTCTTGAGCGACGTTTGTAGACAACGTTCCTAACTCAGAGTCAACGTTAGTTGAACCATAAGCGATGTCACCAGCAACGATACCCAATGGGGTTGTGATTGATGGACTGGTTAACACCAAGTCCGATTGTAAGTCTAAAACTATTTTAGTAGTAGCCATAAAAAAAATTATTTTTTATTTGTTAAAAAGTGTTCTTCACACCTCGACCCCAACTCTTGAGGCGAGTTGGCTGATACATACAAATATTAACCTGAGTAACCCAATAGATTACTCACTAAATATTTTTATAAATTTAAATAGGAAGATTAATAAGAAATATTAATAATCGCCGAAAATTCGACTTTGATTTACATATAAATATCTCGTAAATTTGAAAAAGACAAACTTTTTACAAATTATATAATAAATTTTTCAAATTCTTAATTGAATTTGTATATAAGAGAGGTTCACAAGAACCGGTCTCGTTTAAATAATTATTTACTTCTTGTTGTAATTCTTCCGTTTTGTCAAAAATAAAAACTGCTTTATTTCTTTGCTTTTCAACTGACATTTTAAATCCTTTCAATTTCAAGTAAGCTCCTAAATAAAGATCACTTGTTGTATATTTTTCTACTTGTTCCATTTTCTTTTTTTTCTTTATATAAATATGTTTAGTTTTTAAGTTATTTAGGTATTATGTTAAATTATTTTTAATAAAATCTATACGAACACGTTATTTTACTTGAGGATGGTGGTGAAATACTAAATGTTATTGTTTTTCCGTTAATAACATAATCATTATTTTCACCCTGATCTTGTAAAAGACCGTTTAGATATATATGTTCACTACCATTTTTTGGTAATTCAGTTAATTCAAATACTTTATTTATCCCATTAATTTCACCAACAGGATATTCGTGATCAATAAAATTAATTTCACTATAAGTTCTATAAGAACAAAGTAATTTACTTCCAATTTTTGGTGGATTGTTAAACGTAATTGTTTTTCCACTTATTATATAATCAAGATTAGACCCTCTATCTTGTAAGAGTCCATTATAATAAATGTGTTCTGAATTTAATTCTGGTGTAAAACGAAGTTGGAATTCTTTATTTACACTATCGATAGAACCCGAAATTAATTCACGATCAATAAATGTTGATGAATTAACACCAGGAACTACTAAATTATTCGGTAAATTTTCAAGAACTTCTAATTGTGTGGAACTTAAAAAAAAGATCTCTTCCCAATCACTTAATTCGAAAGACCAAAAGATATTTTTAAGTTTGAAAAATCGAGAACCTCCGTCGACTCCGACAATCATACCAGGTCTTCGTCTGTCGTAGGGTATTAAATTTAAATCCGATTCTTCGTCTACATTACGTAATCCATCGATCCCATATAAAGGATCAATAACTGCATAAGTATCTAATGTGTCCATCGGGGAGATGAAGCCCATAATCCCCACCCCACCGATTTTACTAAAATCGGCCATTTAAATTTCGATATACATATATAATATTATTCACATAACCACACGTCAACTTTCGCAGAAGTCGATACATATGATCTATATATTGAATAAATAGTCGAATTACCTAAATTGTCAATTATATTTATGTCAGGTTTTGTTGTTATTGGAATAACATTACCATTACAACCCCAATTACTGTTTCTAAATATAGATGGTTGATTACTTGTGGATGGAATTAAAATATAAAAATAACCCGGCCCTGAAGGAATTTCCAAATATAAATTAGTTGTTTGTGAGGTATCAATTGTCGACAACAACAACTCATCTCCTGAATTAAAGTTTGAATTTACTGATTTTCCAAAATAAATTTTTGGAATAGTCGTTGGTGTTGATGTAGGTGTTGGTGTTGGGGTCGGTGTTTGAGTAATTGTGGTAGTTGGTGTTGGGGTCGGTGTTTCACTGATTGTTGGTGTCGGAGTTGGGGTTTCAGTTGATGTTGGTGTTGGGGTATTAGTCGGAGTTGATGTTAGTGTATTAGTTGGTGTTGGTGTAGGTGTTGCCGTTAAAGTATTAGTAGGTGTAACCGTAGGTGTTGTTGTTGGGGTATTTGTGGGTGTATTTGTAGGTGTTGTTGTCGGAGTATTTGTTGGTGTAACCGTAGGTGTTGGTGTATTTGTTGACGTTGGTGTTGGTGAAGCCCCTAAACTTGGTGTGACAGTAGGTGTTGGTGTATTTGTTGGTGTTGAAGTTGGCGTGTTTGTTGGAGTATTTGTTGGTGTATTTGTTGGTGTTGAAGTTGGCGTGTTTGTTGGAGTATTAGTCGGTGTATTTGTTGGGTCTGTAGTTTTAGTTGGTGTCGGAGTTGGTGTGGTTTGTTTTTGTGTCGAAATTTTAAAATCAGGAATAATGTTTGAACCTAAAATTTTACTATTTTCTAGTATAACAACATCCTTTAATGAGTCAAAATCCATGTCAAGTCTTGTCTCAAATATACCGTTCATGGTTCCTGCGTCAATTAAAATTTCTTTTGGGACAACAATTCTTTCATTTGTTTTCGTTGTTAATATCGCATCAAAGGAAATATATGTGTTAGTTGTTAGTGGTCTATTATAGGATATTGTTGATTTTAAAATTACAGATCCAGGCATTATCTCCAACATAATTATAACCTCAAATGGTGGTAACGGGGTAACACAAATATCCCAAGTTGGTGTCGGAGTTGGTGTGACACTAATTGTTGGTGTAGGTGTTGGTGTCTGAGTTGAAGTCGGTGTTGGACTCGGAACTTTACAAGGATCAAATGTTGGAGTCGGTGTAACAGTTGAAGTAGGTGTAGGTGTAGGTGTTCTTGTCGGAGTAACTGTTGGTGTAGGTGTCGGTGTTGGTCTAACAACATTTAAAAAATAAGGACAATTTGATGAAACAGGTTTAATCGTATATGTTCCGTATATTTCTCTTGGTGGATATAATAAATTAGGTTCAAATAAAAATGGTAATGTTATTTCGTCAAAATTTAAAACAACATCATCGTTATCTGGTTTGAATAAGACTTCTGCCAATTCACCATCATAAAAAACACTATTAATTAATATATTCTGACTCATCTATTCATTAATTATTGTATATGTAAAATCATTAGGAAGACAAGACGCCAAATCACAATTTGGACAATCGGGATCGAACATGTAGTAAGTATCTCTTAATAATTTGAAATTATGTTTCACTTCAGGTGAAGATAGTGGTTCTGTATAAAATCTAAGTTGTTGAATAGCTCCGTCAAAAGTTCCTGCAAAGTTTTCTTCTATTAGAATATGTGTTTTAAGTTTGTTTAATGTGGTTGCACTTAAAATGTTTTCAGGGAAACATTCCGGATCTTGAAGGTAATCGTCACTCTTAAGATGATATTTTCCTGAAAAACTTAAAACATTATTTGGGTTTGAAACCGTAAATGCTGGTGTCGAATTTTTATCTACGATTATACTTCCTGTCGTATTTGTAAGACCAGTTAAAACGGCAGGATCATTATTACAATCGTTATATACTATATCAGTGACTGATGTCCCTGCAGTATAGTTCCAAATTTTACAGAAATTTAAAGTTAAATTTTCGTGAAGACCTTGAGTTCCACCACCCCAAGATATATTAAAAGGAACACCAAGTTGTCTTTCCTTATCGGTGTCTAATGCTCTTGGTATAACTTCTTCAAAATTTTCTATTGTATAAAATATTCGACCATTTATATAAATTTTTAATCGACCCATTCTAAACTTGGTATCGTCTAACCATCTTTGATTTAATTGGACGATCTCTATTTCGCCAGGAACTTCATAACCATTCGTGTATGGTGGAGCAATTAACGCTTGAGCATTGTTCGCTAAACTTTGTAATAACTCAACTCTTGTTATATCATCTAAACCACCAAACCATTTTAGATCGCAATAGTCTAAATACGTATATCGTTCCCAAACAACATTAAGTAAAAACCAACGCTCAACTCCTAACCATGCAGGATTAACTTCTAAACAGTAAGGATATATTGGTGGAGTGCAAATATCAACAATCGTATAACCAGTGACATATGTCTGACCCGTTACACAAGAACCTGTTGTTTCACAATCACCTGTGATTTTAATTGCTCGTATACCGATTCCAGGATTTTGTGGATCACCACATAATCTAAATGAAATGTTGTTTGATAACGCATCAAATTTTGGATCTTTTTCACAAGTGTCTTCCACAGATGAAAAAGTTAATGACGGTGTTGTTGGAGGACATCCACATACATTACAACCACAATTAGGACAAGACGAACAACATCCTGCCGTTGGGCTACATTCGATTATTCTTGGATATGTATCACAAGGTGGTGTTGATGTTGGGGTTGGAGTTGGTGTCGGTGTTGGGATATTAATATCAGAACAATCATGATTAAAACACATCCACCCACAAACTTCACATGGTGGTTTATCACAACCACAACCACAAGTTAATTTTTTTTGATCGTCACCATGACATAAATCACAACCATAATTTACGTGAGGATCGTAAACACCACCTTTTGGTCTTGGTGGGTAAACGTATATACATCGACTATTCTTAATTGAGTAATCACAACAAGCACAAGTTTCTTCTTTTGTTAATCCTGATGTAACTCTTGTATATCCTGTATCACATTTAGGTGATCCATCAGCATGGTGATAAAATTTATTTTCAGCTCTTGCCCCCATATAAAAAAATGTATTTTTATTGTTGGGGTATATTTGATTTAAAGTCGTATAACCTGGTGGTGGAGAAAATTCATCAACAAATCTTGGTTTTAATAACATTTCAACAGACCAACCTTTATTCATTCTTTCAGGTAAAATATCATAATCATATCCAAACAACTTATAAAACCCTTGATAAAACCCACCATACAACTCAACGTATCTACCAAAAATAGGACTAACCTTTGATACCATTTGATATGTTGTATATTGAGATATTCCTGAAAATTTGTTATTGTCGGGAACATTTGTTGTGGGTTGAATAAATTTCATTCTTCTATCGTAATAGAACCTTTTGAATTTTTCACTATCGTCGAATAGTCCATTTGTGAATACTAAACTATCACCTTTAATTTTTGTCGTTAAACCATTATCAATACCTGTTAAACCAATATCACATGTTGTATTACTAGAAAAACAAAGTAAATTAAGATCTTTTGGTTGATAAAAATTTTCAGAGATAATAACATTGTTTGGATTATAGGATCCATATGTTAAAGTTAAATTTTGTGTTGTAAGAGGACTATTTAAGTTGAGTGATAATGGTAGTCTTTCACCATTATCAATTCCTATTAGAAATGGTGAAAACACAACTTCTTGATTAAAATCAACCTCATCAGAAGCCAACGACATATCTTGCCCGTCATAAATGACTTGCATTTTTAATTTCTGATAATTATATTGATTTATATTTTGGTAAGCCATCTGTTTTTATAATAAATACCACAGATGAAAGTATTTATTAAGAAAGTTAAATCATGATTAAACTTAACCAAGAATATTTTAACTCACCTTATTATTTTTATTTAAAAGATAAGGGTAGTAAAATTAATGTATATTACTCTGTATCGGAAACTATTGTCGAATCAAGAAAAAATGATGACGTTGTTGTTATTGATAAAAAAGATTTTGAAGATATCCAAAAAATGATTTCTAAAATTATGAAATCAGGAAAAAAATTAACAAAAAACCAAGTTCATAAACTTTTAGATTCCAAATCACAATCAACACAAAAACCTGATGGTGAATTAGGTGAGTTAGTTAATCCTGACGGGTCATTGATGGGGTCAAGTATTCCGATTTTAAATCAAAGAAATTTGGCAAAGAAAACTACAGACCAAACGGTTCGTATGACAAAGGCAAATCAATTTCCATTTATTCGTGTTTATTATGGTGAAGGTGAAGAGGTTGATGGTAAATTATTAGATGAGGTTGACCAATCTGAATCATTTGGTTTTGAAGAAACTGAAGACGCTCCCACATATGATGTTGCGAACAAAATATTAAAAAAGATGGGTGTTGAAGATCCGTTTGAAAGAAATGAACGGTTAGAAAGATTAGGTTTTGATAGAAAATTAGACAAAGAATTAAAATACGAAAAGAAAAGAGGTGAATGTAAAAATTGTTTTACAAAAAGACGTTTATCGGAACTTGAAAAACAAAAAATGGAAAAAATGATTGACGAGATATTATTATCAAAAAAATCAAAAGACAAAGAAGTTGTTAAAAAAACAAAAGAATCTAATGACGATGATAGTGTTATGTCAAAATTGTTAATTCGAAATATTGAGGCAATTAAAAAATTGGCCGATAGAGAAAACATAAGTATAGATAAGTTAGTTAAACATTTGAAACAAGGTGAATAGTAGTTTATATAATAAAACAATAACATTACCAAAAGAGGTTATGGAATATCTTGAGACTTGTTTCGAGTATATACCAAACTCAGATTCAACAATTGAAGGTCATAAACGAAATCAAGAACTGAGAGATTCTGGATACGTCACTTACCAACAATTAGGAAGAATTAAAAATTGGTTTGATGAATATGAAGGTGATAAAACTGACGCTCCGTTTATTTTAAATGGTGCTGATTATATGAAAAATTGGGTTGAGTCGACAATACAACAACTAAGAAAAAATGACTCATTTTCCAAAGATATGAAAGATGAATTTATGCCAGATCCGATTGATTCAAATTTAGTTAGTGATCTTGGACCATACGCTGATATGATTAGACCTTCTAAAGACCATAGCACCTTTACACAAGATGTTAGAATCAAAGAAGATTTAGACAGAATAAACCAAATAATTAAACAAATACTTTAATTATGCAAACAGAAAGATTAGATTTTAGTCAACCAGCAAACGACCTTACGGCAATTGCTGACTTACAAAGAAAAAGTTTGATTGTAAAAAATGATTACAAAAACGAAAACCCTTATTCATCTACAAATCCTGATGCCATTTCTGATGGTGATGAATTCGGAAAAGGGACAGGTGTATTTTTAGATACAATCAATGGTGGATCTTCTTTAGATGTTATCGAAAGAAAGAACGAAATAAAAATCAATGAGTATCAACCAGACAAACCTTACACAACACCTTCTGCGTAATGAAACTTTACAACACTTTAAACACTCTTATATTAGAAGTAGCATCAAGAGACCAAGTTTTTGATGCTATTAAAAATAAACGTGTTTGTGTTATTAACTACAATGGTGATGAACCAGGTGGAAAGGGGTTAAGGGTTATTGAACCGGTTGCGTTTGGTTTAAGTAAAAAAGGAAATGCCGTTTTGAGAGCATGGGATAGAGAAGGAGCTTCACATACCGCATATAAAGGTGAAAAACCATTACCGGGGTGGAGACTTTTTAGATTGGATAAAATGGATTTCATTAGACCGACTCAAGAAACTTTTGACACACCAAAACCAGACTATAACCCAAATGGGGATAAAAGTATGGAAAGAGTTTTTATAAACGCAGTGTTTTAAATATTAAAATTAAATATGAATTCAGAAGCAGAATTATTACAAAAATTGATGATTTCAAAAAAAATCATGGAAAAACATAACGACATTGGTCGTGGTCAAGCAAGAAATATGACATCACAAGAAAGTTATTCATCACCGATGGTAGAATCTTATGAAGCGATTCCAGCAACATATAATTTACCACAAGAGTTTTTAGAGGAACAAAGACCCGTTCAACAAGTTAATAACCAAGTTCCATTAGAAGATAGAATTTCAAATTCTAAATTACCTGACGATATAAAAAGGTTAATGATGGAACACCCAATTCAACAACCAACTATGGGTATGGGAACAAATGCGGTATTAAGTAATGAATTGGTTGAAAAAGCGTCTCGATTGATGAATGCTAACGCCAAAGGTGATGTTGTGAACGAATCAAAAACAAGAAGACAAGTTCAATCACAACCATCACAACAAACATCTTCATTATCAGCACAACAAATCAAAGATATTGTTAGAGAAACTATGGAAGAAGTATTATCTGAAAATGGTTTATTAGTTGAATCTGAATCTAAAAGCGGTGAAATGTTTAAGTTTAGAGTAGGACAACATCTATTTGAAGGTAAGGTTCTAAAGGTTAAAAAAATGGCTAAATAATACTTTTCAGGCGAACTCCTAATATTAAACCCACTTCATAAAAGGTGGGTTTTTTTATTGATTATTCTTTTGTTTTTATATTTTTACCTTTTGACACAACCTTTAATATTTATAATATAAAGTGTTATATGCCACCAAAACTAAATCTTAATGAAAATCTTATTATTAATGAATATAATAAAGGGAAAAGTTCTGTAGAAATTGGGGTTATGTTGAATGTTTCAAAACCAACAATACTCGCCATTTTAAACAAACATAATCTTGTGAGAAAACGAAATCGATGTAAGTCTTTAAAGATTATTAAAAATAATGATAAATACGTCATTATAAGAAAATGTCCAAAATGTGGACTTGATGTTGTTGTATCATCAAATAACTCATCAATTACTTGTAGAAATTATTACAAGTTAAAAGATTCGGTATGTAAAAAATGTAGTAATGACCAACAAAAAGGGGAATTAAATCCTTTTTTTGGTAAAAAACACACTGACGAAACATTAAAAAAAATATCTGAAAAAATATCAAAGAATTTTCCAAAACAAGGACCTGTTTCCAATAAAGAAAAAAAACTTTTGACAGAACTGAAAAAATTAAACCAATCCCCAAAGGGATCATTTCCTGTTGATAAATATGTATGTGACATTTATATTGAAAAATATAATTTGATTATAGAGTTTAATGGTGATTATTGGCACTGTAACCCATTAATATATCATGGTGATTATTTTCATCCTCATAAAAAAAAGACAGCGAAAAATATTTGGGATGATGATAAGATAAGAGTTGATAAAATAAAAGAATATGGTTATAATTTGGAAATAATATGGGAAAGTGATTTTAATGATCTTACCTATTTAAAAAAAATTATAAAAAAATATGAAAGAAAAAATTAAAGTTTTAGTGACCCCCAGCGATACGTCGGGAGTTGGACGGTTTCGGTCGGTCGACCCCCACATCAAACTCCAAAATTTATACCCAAACGATTTTCATGTAGATATTGATTATCAACCAAGATTAAACGACCTAAACTATTGGAAAAAATACCAAATAGTTCATTTTCATCGAAGTATTGGTCCGATCGAAAGTTGCCCTTCTTTAATTAAAAGTCTTCAGAGTTTAGGTATTATTGTAATTGCTGATATCGACGATTATTGGTTACCAACAAAAGAACACCCAATACATCAGTTAATTGTTGAAAACAAAATTCATACAAAAATTGTTGAGAATTTAAAAGTTGCTGATTATGTAACAACCACAACTGAGTTGTTTGCAAATGAGATTAGAAAATTCAACAAAAATGTTTTGGTATTACCAAACGCAATAGATCCAAAAGAACCACAATTTAATGAACCAACATTAGATTCGGAAAAAATTCGAGTAGGTTGGTTAGGAGGATCATCACATTTACACGATTTAAAACTTTTAGATGGGATGGTGTCAAAATTATCATCAATTCAGGATAAATTACAATATTATGTTTGTGGTTTTGATGTTAGAGGGACTGTAACAGAAATTAATAAAGAAACAGGACAACAAACACAAAGACCAATTAAACCACAAGAAACTGTGTGGGTTAGATATGAAGAAATTTTTACAAATAATTACAAAATTATTTCTCCTGAATATAAAACTTACTTAGATAAATTTGAAGAGGGTGATTATCCTGCAATTCAAAAAGAAAATTACGTTAGAGTTTGGACTAGACCTGTTGATTCATACGCAAGAAACTATGCAAAATTTGATATCTCTTTGGCACCAATTAAAAACCACATGTTTAATCGAATGAAATCTCAATTAAAAGTTATTGAGGCAGGATTTTATAAAAAAGCATTAATCGCATCAAATGTTGGTCCATACACAATCGATTTAAAACACGCATTACATCAAGGTAAATTTACCGACGGAAATGCGTTATTGGTGAATGAATCAAACAACCATAGTGATTGGGCAAAACATGTTAAAAAGTTAGTTGATAATCCTAATTTAATTACCGATCTTGGTGAAAGATTGTATGAGACCGTAAAAGAAAGATATGATCTTAATTTGGTCACAAAAACAAGAGCAGATTTTTATAAATCTTTAATTAAATAATAATGATTAACATACCTTTAACAAAAATTTTATTTTTGGATATTGAAACCGTTGGTGGATGTCCTGATTACACAACATGTAAAGATACAAGTCCAAAAGTTGCTGAACAATTTGAAAAATATTTTGATTGGTTCCAAAAAAGATTCCCTGAAGATTCAAATCTTGATTATGATGGAATGTTTAAAAACAGAGCGGCTTTGGTTCCTGAGTTTGCAAAAATTGTTTGTGTTACCATGGCCTTTGTGTTAGACAACGGTGAGGTTAAAAAACAAACATTTTCAGGTGATGATGAAAATAAACTTCTTTTGGAAGTAAGAGATTTATTAAACCGATGTCATAAATTAGATTTTTATTTATGTGGTCATAATTTAAAGAATTTTGATATTCCAATGTTAGCAAAACGAATGATAATTAATGGAATTATGCCATCAAAATTATTACCTTCTTATGACACGAAGCCATGGGAAGTTAAAGCTATTGATACAAAAGAAATATGGCAATATGGATCATATACCGCAATAGGATCGTTAGATTTATTATGTTCTTGTTTAGACATACCAACACCAAAAGATGGTGAAGTAACGGGTAGTCAAGTTCATAACGCATATTGGAATAAAAATATGTTAAAAGAAATTGCAGAATACTGCGAAAAAGATGTCTTAGTATTAGTTGATGCGATTATGAAGTTAAAAAGTTTAAAGTAATGGAAGAATTTGACGATATAAATGATAAGGATATAAAAGATCTTATGGATATTTTAGAATCCATGAGTGATGAAGAAACAGATGATGTTGACTATGATCTAATCATGAAAACATTTGGTTTAGATGTCCCTGAGTTAGAAAAAGAAATGGAGGAATACATTCCAACAATAGATTTGGGTTATACCAAATCGAATGAAAATGCTGTTGATCCAAAATACGCATATTATACCGACTCAGGATTTGACTTATATTCAACAGAAGATAAATGGATTCATCCGTTTGATAGAGCATTAATCCCAACAGGACTTCATTTTGATATACCTAGCGGATATGAAATTCAAGTTAGATCTAAAAGTGGTTTGGCTTTAAATCAAGGTCTTATGGTTTTAAACTCACCAGGAACTGTTGATCAAGGATATACAGGAGAAATTAAAATAATACTTTTTAACACAACAAATCAAAAAGTAAAAATTGAAAAAGGTCAAAAAATTGCTCAAGCAGTTTTATGTCCCGTGGTTTCAGGAAAATGGATAAAGATGGTTGAAAAAGATAAACTTGAAAATAAGGATAGAAACCAAAATGGTTTTGGTTCAACGGGAATAATATGATAACGATAATTTACTCAACACATAAAGATCAAGAATACAATAAAAAATTCCAACAACATTTATTAAATACCGTTGGGGTTAAAGACATTCAAATATTAGAATATGTAAACCATAATCAATATTCATTAGCCCAAGTTTATAATAGTGGGTTAACTGAGTCGGTTTATGATATAGTGGTTTGTTGTCATAACGACATTAAGTTAGAAAAAAATTGGGGGAAAAAACTTTTAGAAGATTTCTCTAATAACCCCGAATTCGGTGTAATTGGAAAAGCAGGTTCTTGTTATTTCCCAAAGTCAGGAGTATACTGGGAACGAATGCAACAAACGATGGTAGGTCAAGTTTATCATCACCCTGAAGGTCAAAAAAAATGGATTAATAGGTATTCCATAAAAATGGATAAACTTATACCTGTAGTAACGATTGATGGTTTATTTATTTCATTTGATAAGACAAAAATAAAACACCATTTTGATGAAACAGTTGGGAAGTTCCATTTTTACGATCATGGTTTTTGTGTTCCAAATTATATAGATGGTGTTAAACTTGGAATTACATCTTCATTTGAAATTACTCATGAATCTATTGGTAAACCAAATGATGAATTTTGGGTGAGTAAAGAAAAGTTTGTTGAGAAATGGGGTCATGTGTTACCATTAGATTTGAAACCCTCTGAAATCTTCGTTCCACTTATTAAAGAAAAACCAATAAAAAATATTGGTAAAGTCGCAATAATAATACCAACGAAGGGTAATGTTGATATGTTATATGAGTGTGTTAAGTCTTTTTATGACCACTGTAATCAAGACTATTTTGAAATTTTCATTGCCGACACAGGATCAACAGATTCCGAAAAAGAGTGGATTCAAAATAACATACTTAATTTAGGATTTATTAATTTTATCGAATACGACTATTACAATTTTGCCAAAATAAATAACGATGTTGTTAAAAATCATTTAAACGATGATTATGAATTTATTTTGTTTTCAAATAACGATATTAAAATATTAAATAATGTTGTTTATGGGATGTTAAAAATTATGAAGGAAAAACCTAAGGTAGGGACTGTAGGTTGCAGACTTCATTTCGAAGATAATACCGTTCAACATGATGGGGTTATTTTTCAACAAATACCAAATTCCAAAAAAATTAACTTGACTCATGCGAATTTAGGTTCATATTATCAATATACGACATCAATTAAAGATGTTATGGGAAATACGGCAGCACTAATGATGATAAGAAAAAAAATATTTGAAAAAGTTGGAGGATTCAACGAAAAGTATAATACTTGTTTTGAAGATGTTGAGTTAAATTTAAGTGTGGGATTACAAGGTTTAAAGAATTACTATGATGGATCTTTAGTTTCTTATCATTTTGAAAGTAAAACAAGAACAAAATCCCAACAAAATCAAAAGGGAGAATATGATGATTACATGCAAACTTTAATTCCTTTTATTGAAAAAAACTATAATAAACTATTTAAATAAAATAATGATAACATTTATTATTCCATCTTTGAATAGACCGACATTGGAAAGGTCCATAAATTCTTTGGTAAGTCAAACAAATCCAAATTGGGAGTGTATTGTTGTTTATGATGGTGTTGATGGTATTTCTTTTAATGACGATAGAATTAAAACAATAAAAATTGATAAACTTGGTGGTTTTAGTGATCATCATGGAAAATCAGGTTTAGTGAGGAATGAAGGGATAAGATTGGTTAACACAGAATGGATTGGTTTTTTAGACGACGACGATTCAATTCATCATAAATATGTTGAGGATCTTTTTACAAAGTATTCGAATTTTGACTTTGTTCTTTGGAGAATGGTTTATGAAAATGGAATTGTATTACCACCACTAACAAGTAACCAAATAAAATTTGGTCAAGTAGGTATATCATTTTGTTTTAAAAACAAATTTGAAAATTTATTATTCGACAATAATAGAGATGGTGAAGATTATGATTTTATAATTAAATTAAAATCTTTAACAAATAATTGGGTTGTAACACCTGAAATATATTATAACATAAATCACTAATGAAAATAACAGAATTTTTTGATAAAACATATTGCGTAAATTTAGATCGTAGACCAGATAGGTGGAGTGAATGTGTTGTTGAATTTGAAAATAAAGAATTAAAAAACATCGAAAGGGTTTCTGCAGTTGACGGAAAAGATTTAATGTTTTTTTCACAAAAAGTTAATTCTTCGGCTTTGGCTTTAATTTTAACCAACGAAAAAATATTTGAGTCCGCAATTAAAAATGATTACGAAACAATTCTAATTTTAGAAGATGACGTAGAATTTACAGATCAAGTAAAAGATATCTCTTCTTTTGTTGAGAAATTACCTGAAAATTGGGACATGATATATTTTGGTGGTAATCACAATACACATGTCGGATATAAATCTCCCGAAGTAATAAATGATAAAGTTGTTAAATTACATCACACTTTTAGCACGCATTGTATAGGTATAAATAAAAAAGCATACCAACCCATATTAGATAGAATTAGGAAAATGGATCAACCATTAGATGTGATTTATAGTGATTTACAAAAAAAATTAAACGTATATTCTTTTTCACCTGCAATGGCAACACAAAGAGTGAGTTTTAGTGATATTGAAAATAAGGTTACGGATTATAAATGGTTAATTAAATAAATCTTACAAATAAGGACATTCAATTTTTACCGATATACACTATTAAATAAAAAAAAAATTAGATGAATAAATTATTTATTGACTAAATATAAAGTATCATTAAGTTATATTAATATGGACAAAAATATATCAATAATCGGTGTTGGAAAATTAGGATTGTGTCTGGCACTAAATTTAGAACGAAAAGGATTTAATATTACCGGAATAGACGTTTCAGAAGAATATATATCATCTTTAAGAGAAAAAAATTTTATTTCGTCTGAACCCTACGTTTCATCTTATTTAAAAGACTCGAAAAATATTAATTTTTCTACAAATTTGGAGGACTCCTTAAAAAACAATATTATTTTTGTAGTCGTCAAAACCCCATCAACATCAGATTGGAAGTATGATCATACTCAAATAGACGAAATTGTTGATAATTTAATTAAATTAGGTAAACAAGATCGTAGAAAAGAACTCATAATAAATTCGACTACGTTTCCTGGTTATTGTGATACCATCCAAAAAAAATTGGAGGATTTTAATTATAAAGTATCATACAATCCTGAATTTATTGCTCAAGGATCGATAATAAAAGATCAGTTGAATTGCGACTCAGTCTTGATTGGTCAAGCTGATAACGAGTCAGGTCAAATTATTGAGGAAATTTATCGAATAATGTGTGATTCAAACCCAATTATTAACAAAATGAGTAGAACAGAGGCTGAGTTAACGAAACTTTCTGTCAATTGTTATTTAACTACTAAAATAAGTTTTGCTAATATGGTTGGTGACATTTCGCAAAGATATAATTGTAATCCAGATGTGGTCCTTAATGCCATTGGTAGTGACTCAAGAATTGGTAATAAATATTTGAAACACGGGTTTGGTTTTGGTGGTCCTTGTTTCCCAAGGGACAATAGGGCGCTGTCCAAATGTGCCGAAGAAGTTGGCATTGAAGCAATAATATCAAAAGCGACCGATGTGATGAATGACTATCACTTGACATATCAAGTAGAGGACTTTGTCAAAAAAAATCCTGAAAAACATAATGAAGTAGTTTTTGATTACCTAACATATAAAAAAGAAAGTACCTTGTTGGAAGAATCTCAACAACTAAAGTTCGCATTGAAGCTTAAAGAAAAAGGATATAAAATAAAAGTTTTAGACAACAGAGAAGAAGTTACTAAACAATTAAAAAATATTTTATGATTTTATCTGAAAAAATAATCAATTGGTTGGCAAGTTATTTGGATGAAAACAACTTGTCTTGTTTTGTGGTAGGTATAAGTGGAGGAATTGATTCCGCAGTTGTATCTACATTATGTTCTTTGACAGGTAAAAAAACGATTGTTGTCACATTACCAATACATCAGAACGAAAACCAATACAAATTAGCAAAAAAACATATTGATTGGTTGAGATTGAATTTTTCGAATGTGAGTTCTTTAGATATTGATTTAACCAATCTTTTTGAAAATTACAAGAAAATTTTTCCAGGGTCAGATGATTTGTCTCTAGCAAATACTAGATCGAGATTACGAATGACGACTCTTTATCAAATAGCATCTATGAACAATAACAGAGGAATTGTTGTCGGCACTGGAAATAAAATTGAAGATTTTGGTATTGGGTTTTTTACAAAATATGGTGACGGTGGGGTTGATATTTCTCCAATTGGAGATCTAAATAAAAGTGAAGTAAGATCATTAGGAAAACAATTAGGTGTTATCGAAGAAATAATTTTGGCTAAACCAACTGATGGGTTGTGGGACGACAATAGAAATGATGAGGATCAAATAGGCGCAACTTATGAAGAATTAGAAAAAATTATGGATATGTTATCCTTACATTCAGAAAGTTATTTATATCAAAACTTAAAAGGAAGGGATCGAGAAGTTTTAATAACTTATTTAGATTTTCATAAAAAAAATAAACACAAAATGATAAATATACCTGTATTCAAAAACAACTAATATGAAAGGGATTACAAATTTACAAATATTAAACCACAGAGAAGGAAGATTCGGTAACCAACTATTTAGGATAGCAACCTTGATTGGTCAATCTTTGGACAAAAATATAGATTATTTCATTCCTAAAGAATGGGAACATTGTGAATTATTCACAAACCTAAAAAATACTTTTTTATCTGAAGATATAAAAAAAAATATAAATAAAAAACATCAGGAATCTAAGTTCGGATACCACGATATTGAAACTTCAGACAAGGTTACTGAAATTGTCGGTTATTTTCAATCACATAGATTCTTTTCAAACCACGAATCGACCATAAAACACGATTTAGAACTCAATCAAGAATTGGTTGACAAAGTTAAAAAAAAGTTAAATCCAAAAACTATTAAAGTTTGTATCCACATTAGATGGGGAGATCCATATGATAGAAACGTTGGGGGAGGACATAAAGGTGTTGAAAATCGACATCCCGTAATGACTCTTAATTATTATGAAAAATCTTTGGAGTATATTTTGAACAACAGAAAAATTGATGAACTTTTGATCTTTACTGATAACGTTGATTCGAAGGACTTCATAAATAAAAAATTTGACAAATTCGAAGTTCCGATAGTTTATTTTGATTATAGCGATGATTATGTTTCCGATTTTATTGCACAATCCTTATGTGATCATTTTATTATTGCAAATAGCACTTTTTCTTGGTGGTCGTCCTATCTGTCAAATAAAACAGACAAAATTGTTTGTTGCCCACAACCAAACGAGTGGTTTGGTCCTGAATATCGCCATTTCGACACATCAACCCTACTACCAAAAGATTGGATAAACATCAATCAGTAAAAAAATATGTATGATTTAAATTTCATCGAGTTTATAGAAAAAAACAATTTAGATTTTTTAAGTGGATCCGCAATTAAACACATTTTAGACTCAAAAAAAAATGATGAGGCTGATGAAATCAGAAGCGCAATTTCAATTTTAGAAAAAAAATTAGTTTATTTAGATAAAAATAGAATAAATTCTTCTGTTAATAACAAATACACTGAAAATCCGAAAATTTTATTAAAAAATATTGAATTTTATTTTATAAATTTAGATAAAAGGACTGATAGATTATCTCATGTCAAAAAAGAATTGTCAAAAATAAATTTGAGCGCCCAAAAATATAAAGCAATTGATACTTTAGATGGATGCACAATCAATTTTGGAAAGGATTTTACCGAGGGTCAAAAAAAATGTTATTTATCTCATTATTCCTTAATCAAAAATTATAACGTTAATAGTGATAAAATTTTAGGTATTTTTGAGGATGATGTCATTTTCTGTCAAGATTTTTTAGAAAGATTTAACTATGTTGAAAAATACTTTGACTTAGATTGGGATGTGTTTTATCTTTCATCTTTTTATCACTTAAATGATGACGAGAAAAGATGGAACAAAACTGGAGATTATGAAAAAACAAATGTAAAATACATTCACAGAGTATATGGTTCTTTTTGTTGTCATTCTTATTTAATTAACCCAAGATCAATTCCAAAAATATTAAAATTATTAGACGAGGTTATTGACCAATCTAGAGCTATTGACCACTCATTTATTTTAATTCAACCTAAATTGAACTGTTTTTCATTCACACCTGGTATGACTAATCAGATAACAAACACAAGTGATACTGACGGAGGACTCCGTGATCAAACTCATTTTTTAAACATCCTTGGTCAACATTATTACATAAACAATCTTTCAGAGTTTGATTACGATGAATATTTTAAAAATTAAAAATTACACTATGAACATTTCCAATAAAGTTAACAATTATATTTTTAGAAATAACGAACAAAAATACATAATAAAAAATTTTGATTACTTTAGCACTGAATATAGAATTGACTCAAATGTTGTCCTAAATGAGTTACCCGATTATTCAATAATGATTGATCTCGTAAAAAAAATAGATAAAAGTAAAATAATTATCGACATTGGTGCCAATTGCGGACTATTTTGTGTCCCAATTTCTTTGTCAGGTTATAAAACATATGCTTTTGAACCTATATCTTTGAATCTCGACTTACTAAAGTTGAATAAATCGGAAAATGATTGTGAAAAATTAGAAATAATAGATGTTGCATTGATGGATTTTAATGGTGTTAAAGACATTTATATACCCTATTGTCCTGACAATACCTCATTTAATAAATCAGTAGCAATATCTAACATGACAAAAAAAGATTTTGTTGTTGAAAACGTAAAATGTAAAACCTTCGACAGTTGGGTTTTAGAAAATGAAATTACAGATGTTGGTTTTATTAAAATTGACGTTCAGGGATTCGAATACAACGTTATCAAGGGTATGGGTGACTTCTTGGAGAACTCAAAAGATATATCTGTTTTATTAGAATGGGATGAAAAACACACTAGTAGTGCGGGTTACTCACTTGAAGAAATTTACAATTTTTTGACGGAAAAAGGGTTCAAAAATACATACTCTTTTTCGAACGATAAACTTTTTTATAAAGAATAATGAATAAAAAAATTTTAGTATTAGGTGGTGGTGGTTTTATTGGAGGTCACTTGTCTAAACGATTATTTAAGGAAGGTAATTACGTTAGAGTTGTCGATATTAAACCAAAACATGAATATTTTGAAACTGAAGAGTTTTGTAGTGAATATATTTGTGGAGATTTGAGAGACGCTCAAATTGTGTCAAAAATTATGTTTGCCCCAAATCAAATATCAATTGACGATAAACAAACATCTTTTGATGAGGTTTATCAACTAGCGGCAGACATGGGAGGTGCTGGATATATATTTACAGGTGAAAATGATGCGAATGTGATGCATAATTCAGCTTTAGTTAATTTGAATGTTGCGTATTACGCATCAAAATTCAGTGTCAAAAAAATATTTTATTCGTCTTCTGCTTGTATGTATCCCGAACATAATCAACTAGACCCTGAAAACCCTAACTGTGAAGAATCATCAGCATATCCTGCAAATCCAGATTCGGAATACGGATGGGAAAAATTATTTAGTGAAAGATTATTCTTTGCGTTTGGTAGAAATTATAGATTAAATATTAGAGTTGCAAGATTCCATAACATTTTTGGTCCTTATGGGACTTGGGATGGTGGGAAAGAAAAGGCACCTGCGGCGATGTGTCGTAAAGCGGCAGAAACTCCCGATGGTGGTGAAATTGAAGTTTGGGGTGATGGTAAACAAACAAGATCATTTTTATATGTTGATGAATGTATTGAGGCGGTTTTAAAATTAATGGATAGTGACTTTATTGGTCCTGTTAATATTGGATCTGAAGAAATGGTAACAATAAACGAACTGGCTCAAATGGCAATCGATATTTCACAGAAAAATATCAATATCAATAATATTGACGGAAAGAATTTTTATGATAAATATGGGTTCAAATGTCCAGTTGGTGTTAGAGGTAGAACTTCTGATAATAAATTATATAATGAAAAAGTTGGTTGGGTCGTTTCCGAACCACTCAGAATAGGAATGGAAAAAACCTTCCAATGGATAAGTAAACAAGTAAATGGATAAACAAAATAGAGTTATCGGAATAACTTGTTCTACATTTGATCTTCTTCATGCGGGGCATATAATAATGTTAGAAGAATGTAAAAAGTATTGTGACTACCTAATATGTGCACTTCAAGTTGACCCGTCAATCGATCGACCTGAAAAAAACAAACCCATACAATCTTTAGTTGAAAGATACATTCAATTAAATGCCGTTCAATACGTAGATAAGATTATTCCATACACTACCGAAGAAGAGTTGATAACTATATTTTCTTCATTAGATTTAGATGTAAGAATCATTGGTGAAGAATATAAAGACACTGAATTTACGGCTAAAAATATTTGTCAAAAACGAGGTATAAAATTAGTATACAATAAACGAGATCATGACTTTTCAACCACAAATTTAAGAGAAAGAATTTACAACCAAGAATCAAATAAACGTTTTTTAAAATAATACATGGTAAGAAGAAAAACAAACACACCAACCGAGGAAATTAAAACCCCACAATCAAAAAAAGATTTTATAAACTCGGTAATAAAGAAAAAACAGAGGAGTAAATTTCTTACTGAAAATCAAAGAGAATATTATAATAAATTAATTTCAAACCAAATTACAATATGTTCAGGACCCGCAGGTGTTGGTAAGAGTTATATTGCAATGAAAGCGGCTGTTGATTTACTAATGGAACCTGATAATGGTTATGAGAAAATTATTATCGTAAGACCAGCAGTCGAAGCCGAAGAAAAATTAGGATCATTACCAGGAAATTTAGAAGAAAAGTTAGACCCTTACATTTTTCCATCTTATTATCTTTTAAATAAAATTATTGGAAAAGACGCAAGGGAAAAACTAAAAGAAGCTGAAATTATTGAGGTGTTTGCTTTGGCATATATGAGAGGAATGAATATTGATAATTCAATACTAATTTTTGAGGAAGCTCAAAACTCGACTCCAAACCAAATGAAACTTCTTTTAACCAGAATTGGATTTTCAAGTAAATTCTTTATATCAGGAGACTTGGAACAAACTGATAGATATAAGGATAAAAAACAATCAGGTCTTTACGATGCGATAACAAGGTTTAATTTTATTAGTGATATTGGGACTTTTGAATTCAACGATAAAGATGTTGTAAGAAATCCATTAATTTCAAAAATACTTCAAAAATATGACGAGAATCGCGATTGATATTAACGGTGTTCTAAGAGATACTATTGGTAAGTTTGATCAATTATATGAGAAACATTTAATTGAAAAAAATGAAGATCAATTTTTAGGTCAAACTTATGAACTTGATATGTCAGGTAATACCGAAATTATTGAAACCTCAGAAGATAACTTTAAGTATGAAAAATTATCTGATGTTACCACTCTTAATTTAAACGATCATTATACATTTAAGAGTTCAGAAGAACTTTTTAATTTTATGTTTGAAGAATATGCTATGGAATTATTTGGTCACGCTCCGTCCACCGAAATGACAACATTTAATATGTTAAATGACTTGTATTTTGATTTAAGAGATGATAACGAACTTTTAGTAGTGTCTCGAGAGATTGGTAAATCAAAACCATCATCACTATTTTTTCTATCTAAATTCGGATGTCTTTTAGAAAAAGTTGTATTTTTTAGTGATATCACAACTAATGATATGTGGAATCAAGTAGATATTTTACTTACCGCAGATCCTATGTTATTATTAGATAAACCAACAAACAAAATTGTTGTAAAATTTAACACATCCTACAATAAACAAATTTCGTCTGAATATGAGGTATCATCTTTATCTGAGTTTGGCGAAATACTAAAAAAATTAAAAGAAAATGTTATTTAATATATTTGGTGAAAATTATTACATAGATATCGACAAAGTAGAAAAAGAAGTCGAGATGGCAAATTTAAGTGGAGAATCACAAATTCATTTAGTCAAATACGAATTAATTAAAACTATGATTGAGGTTTTGATAACAGAATCAGAACCAGTTGATGAAAAAATGGGACCAACTAATAGTGAATTAACTATTCCCTTTAAAATATCATTTAATAGTTTAGTAATGAAAAACATAATAAATAAAATATAATACAATATGAGCAACGACAATTTTGAAAAGTTAGAAAACTCCATAAATAGAATGAAAGAAAAACTTTCACGAATCTATTTTATGGTTCAAGACACTAAAGGGAATGCGAAAGCATCGGTTCGTTATATCTACCAAATGGCTTTGACATTAAAAAGAAATGGATATAACTCAATAATTCTACACGAAAAACCTGAATACTTTGGTGTATCATCTTGGTTAGGTGAAGAGTATATGACAGAACTTGATCACAGAGCAATCGAAGGAACGAGTTTGGAAATTTCTCCTGATGATTTAATTATCATTCCTGAAATCTACGGATTTATCATGGATCAAATTACAAAACTTCCTTGTGGAAAAATTGTTTTAAGTCAGGCATTTGATCACATATTTGAAACTTTACAACCAGGACAATCTTGGTCACAATTAGGTTTTTATAAGTGTATTACAACATCTGAAAAACAAAAAGAATTAATTGAATCTGTTATGAGAAATATTAGTGTTGATGTTGTTGAACCTTACATTTCTGAAAACTTTCAAAAAAATGAGTTCCCACCAAAAACAATCATTAATATTCACACAAGAGATCAAAGAGACACAGCAAACTTAATTAAAAGTTTCTATGTTAAATTTCCACAATATAGATGGATTACTTTTAGAGATTTAAGAGGTCTTAGTGAATCTGAGTTTTCTGAAGCAATGAAAGACAGTTTTATTTCTGTTTGGATTGATCAAACAAGTTCATATGGAACTTTTCCTTTAGAATCAATGAAGATGGGTATTCCAGTGTTAGGTTTAGTTCCTGACATTGTTCCTTCTTGGATGAATGAAAATAACGGTTTATGGGTTAATAATAAAACGATTATTGTAGATGTATTAGCAGACTTCATTCAAAATTGGTTGGAGGATAATTTAAATCCTGAACTTTTTGATCAAATGGAAAATACACTTGGTAATATTAGCACAAAAGAAAGTTTCGAGAATAACACATTATCACTATTCTCAAACATTTTTGAAAAACGAATCACTTCTTTTGAAGATCAACTTTCTAAATTTGAAACAATATAATTATGAATACAGAACAAAAAATTTCAGTAATTTTACCGATTAAATCGGCAAAAGCAATCGGATTTGAAGACTTTTTTGATAAGTCAATTCAGTCCGTAAAAAATCAAAAAGATCACTTGAACGAATTAATAATTGTTCACGGCAATGAAGAACTATTAATCAATCACTTAACATCATATGATTTTGGTGATTTAAATGTGGTTTTAGAAAATTGGACTCAGGAACCTAACTTCGCAAAACAAGTCAATCACGGAGTATCAATTTCAAATTCTAATTGGTGTTCAATTTTAGAGTTTGATGATGAGTATTCAAATATTTGGTTCAAAAACGCAACAAAATATATGGGAATCTATAAAAATGTTGAGGTATTTTTACCGATCGTTGTTGATATTGATGATAAAATGGTATTTGCTGGTTTCACAAATGAAGCAACATTTGCACAAAATATTTCTTCTGAAATGGGTATTTTAACAAATGAAACCTTACAAAATTTTCAAAACTTTCAAATTTCAGGAATGGTTTTCCAAAAAGAAAAATTCTTAGAAGTTGGTGGTATTAAATCAAATCTTAAATTAACTTTTGGTTATGAATTATTTTTAAGATTGACACATAACTCGGCAAGAATTATGACAATTCCAAGAATCGGATACAAACATATGAATCTTAGAGAAGGATCTATTTTTTGGAATTACAAAAATGGTGAAAATAGATTAACTCAAGACGAAGCGAGATTTTGGATCGAAACTGCAAAAAAAGAATATTTTTTCAACTCTGAAAGAGATATACAGTATGAATCACAAGAAGTTTAATGTCAGAAATCCAAACGGAAATATCGAACGAAAAGAAAAAGAAAGGAAGAAAACCGAGCACATTAAATTACTTCGCAGAAAGAGAAGAAAAAGCTGTTAGAGATTTTTTAACAGCGGAGACTTTTGAAGAACGAAATAAGATTTATAATGAATTCTTAAAAGATCCTTTAGATAAAATGATATCATCTATAATTAGAAGATATAAATTATATAGAAAAGACATGAACTACGAAGAAATTCATGTTGATACACATTCATTTCTTATGACCAAAATAGAAAAGTTTAAGCCTTCAAAAGAGAAGAAGGCTTATTCTTATCTTGGGACAATTTGTAAAAATTATCTGATGGGACAAATTATGAAGGACCAAAAAGAAATGAATAGAAAAATTCCTTACGAAGATATATCTTCAGATTTAACCAACAGACCTGAAATGTCATATGTTATTGATAATGATGATCTTAGTTCGGAATATGTTATTAAAAAATTTCTTGATAAATTAAAAAATGAACTAAATAATGATGATTGTAGCGATCAAGAATTTAAATTAGGATCGGCAATCTACGACTTATTTGAAAATTATGGAACTATATTTCCAGACACAAATAACAATAAATTTAACAAAAATATTATTTTATTTGAGTTAAGAGAAATGACAAATTTGTCCACCAAAGAAATCAGAAATTCTATAAAAAAGTATAAAAAACTATATTTTGATTTAGTTCAAGATTTACTCAAAAGTTAATATTTATTTATTATGCCAAGACCACCAAAAAAAGAGATTAATTTAAGCAAAGAGTCAATGTTATCATTGATGCAAGAAATATACAATGAACTTGTAGAACAAAGAAATACCGCAATTAGAATTCAAAATAAAATGTTAACTATGATGAAAGAACCTGAAGATATGACTCTGATTGGTCCTGTAATCGAAAAACAACAAAAAATAATTAATGACTGTGTGGATAAGAAATTAACTCTTTCTAAACTTCAAGCACAAATGTGGCAAAAAAATACGGAAAAAGAAGAAGATTTCACACTTTCTGATTTAGATATTGATGATGAAACTTTTCAAAATTTACTAAAAAAAGATATGAACAAAGATGAGTCATATAAAATGAAAAAATAATAAATTATGGCAGTCGATATTAATAGTGAATTAAAAAAAGCAGCCAATAAGACTAATGTTTATAAAACCTATAAGGAATATAAACAAGGATATGACGATTTAAAAAAGAAGGCCGGAGACTCGCAAGAACCGGCAAATAAGTTTTTGTCAAATCAGTTAGGTAAATTTGTTGAAAATAGAAAAAAACATACCTCAAACGCAAAGACTTTCATTGATGAACTAATAACTCAACTTAAAGAATTAAAAGGGTCGGGATTAGAAACCGATACATTAATAAAAAGAATTTTTGTTAATTCATTAAAAAAAATTAAACCAGAACTTAAGGATTTAATTATTAGTGAGGCTCAGAAGGCTTTAGCGTGTAGTAATTTACAAGAATATCAGTTCAACACCACTTATTATATACCAGTTAAATCTGTTGATTTATTTGGTATTTTGGAGTCATCACCTCAAGAACGAGTTGGTAAGTTATTTTACGAAAAAGACCCAATTTCATTTAATTCTTTTCCTTTTTCCATGAATAAAGAATTATATGACAGAATACAAAATTTAAATCAACCATATACCGCAGTTGCAGGAACCGATTATTTAGGAACATCACAACAAAATTTATTTGACATCAGTTATGTTGAAAGTTACTTTGACATTCCAACTCAACAAACCATACAAGGTAGCTTTTTTAAAGTGGATTTAAAACCAAGACAAACAGCACCTGTTATTGATGAATTTTTAAATGACTACTATAGCACAATAGACATATTAGATTATAAAACATTTTTTACAAATTTAACTGATTACGTTACAGGGGCAATATCTTTTAGTAGAGGTGATGGTAAATTAAAATTAGCATCAATTCAAAAGTCACTTATGATAATGCAAAGAATTTTGGGATTATGTTCAGATTCAAATAAAGAAATAAATGTTGGTGGGACATCTAAAGTATCAGAAGTTGACAACATTGACGAATCTTTCTATGAATTTACTGATATCGATTTAAGAATAATAGATCAAATCACATCTGATATTAAGTTAGGTGTCGTTGAATTTGAGGATTGTGATAATATAAAAGTTCCCATGAATGTTGATGCGGTTTTAACAGCATTAGATGATTTAGTATTTAATGAAGATACTTCGGATGTTAATGAAATTAATAACGCTTTAGGTGTTATCTATCCTGTAGTTGATGAGGACCCTACTTTCAAACTGGCAATCGATGCTGGGTTCTTTCAACAATTTATAAAAGCACTAACTAATACTGTTTTATCACCAAAGGCAGTATTACCGATTATGATTGCAGCTGGTATGGTAAATCAACCAATTTTCAATCAAATAGGTAATTTGGAAGATTTTTTAAAAAGATTTAAAAATTTCTTTAATGAATTTTTAACAAAAATCGCATCAGTTTTTACAAAGGCCGTATTTGACGAACTTAAAAAAGAAATTAAAGTTTTGGTAAGTCTTCTTTTGAAGGATATTGCAGATGAAAAAACTAAAAAGAAATATCGTATGATTTTGTCTATTGTTGCAATTTTACCAGCATTAACTCAAGTGGTTAAAGATTTTAGAGAATGTAAAAGTGTCTTAGATGAATTATTACAATTGTTAAATATTGGTGTTAGAAAACGACTTGACGTTTTATCTGCTGCGGGTGGTGATTTACCATTACCACTTTTACTATCCGCAAGACTCTTAGATGGTTATTCGCCGACAAGATCTTTTTTGAATACGGTTCAAAATTTACAAGAGTTAGGAATACCAACAGGGCCAATGCCAGATGGAAGTCCAAATAAGTTTTTAGCATCAATAAAAGCAATGATTGACGGTAATTCACAAGAAATTGCGGAAAATGGAAAAGTCGCGATCGGAATAGGTCCATTAACAATTACTCCTGCGGGAGTTACAATACCAAAAGATGCATATGGAAAGTTCATTTAATATTAACGAAAAGAAAATAAGGGCTGGTGAAGTTTTAGAAATTATTAAAGACTACAAAGAAAAGTCTAATAAAGATTTAAAAATTGCCATGGACTTTATTCAAGAAGATTTCACTTTAACAAAAGAGTCAATATTAAAATTGACACATCATTTAGATAAGTTAGAAAATACATATAATTTACTATATAAAGAATATACTGAGAGGACTAAAATAAAATGAATGACGATAAATTAATATCACAAGGATTTGTAATTAACAATCAAGACCCTTTAATGTTAGGAAGAATTAGAGCGGTTCCTGTTGAGGAGCTAGAATCTGCTTTATTACCTGAAGATTGGAATGAGGAGACTGATATATGGACAGAAAAAGATCCTCTAATTTATTTACCCCTTTTACCGTATTACATTAGTCAAGTCCCAAAAGTTGATGAATATATACACATATTCTATTACAACAAAAGACAAGTAATTGACAATTCAAAGTTTTATATTCAAGGTCCAATCACAAGACCGCAAAATAATAGTTTTGAATACTATAAAAATTCAGAATCAATGCTTGCAAGTGGGACATTTTTAAAACAAGCGAATAACATAAAAGATCCTTTAACTTTTGAATTAAAAGGTCAATCACAAGGGATTTACCCTGAACCTGGTGACAATTCTATTTTAGGAAGGGGAACGTCTGATGTAATTGTTAAAGAAAATGACGTTTTAATTAGAGCAGGAAAAAATATAAAAAGTCAAACCGCAGGGTTTAATCTACCGACACCAAGACAAAATAGAAGTTTTTTACAAATATCACTATACGATCAAGAAAAAAAAGAATTAGAACCAATAAATCGAAGAGTCTTTTCAAACAAACCCCAATTAGTTAAAAAATTAATAGAATGGGATATTACCGATGAGTTTATTTTGACAGGTTTTACAAGTGGAGGTGGGGTTACAGGAACAACAACATATAATGGTAATATTAAGTTATATTCTTTATTACCAAAAGATCAAACAAAAACTACCGAAATTGATATGACCACACCTTTAGATTCTTTTAAAAGTGGTCCTGAATATACTTTAGACTTTACAGGTAAGACTTTAGATGAGGGTGTTAAAATAATTAATCAATTTATAAATGGTGTTAATCAAGGTAAAATAAATGTTGATGGATATACCCAATTTCCATTAGAGAATGATACCAAATTAGAAAAACAATTTCCATTCTATTTTAGACCTTCAAAAGATAGTATTGACAAGTTGTCATCAACAGGGTCAACCGATTTTAACATGATTAACAATTTCTTTAGACGAATTAAATTATTACCATCAGATCGTCAATTTGGAAGTGTTTTAGTTTGGTCAAAAAACGTTGTAGGGGAACAACTTACATTACAAAAGGAAACTTTAAGACAAAGTGTTTATACACCAAATCCGGTGTCGTATGGAACAATCGCCTCTGATTTTGTTTATTTATTATCACATAAATCAGATATACCATCAAAACAAAAAATTAATCTCGAACCGAAAGAAACTCTATATGGGATTTCACAAGAATATTTTACGGAGCAAATTTTACCAAATACCGACCCAATGGTTAGAGGAAACGAACTTATGAAACTTCTAACATTGATTGTCAATTTTTTAGCATCACATGTTCACAATATTAATGAGGCTCCGATTCCAATTGGAACTGATGGGACTCAATTAGAAGATATAAGAAAAATCTTACAAGACGCAGATAATTCAATTTTAAATCAAAATATTCGAATCAATTGATATTTATAAAGAAAAAGTAAATGTCGATTCACAATTCCTACTTTAGTAGAAATAATACAATAGTATACAACAGTTATGTAAATACGGGAAGAAACCCTGTAATGCAACTGTATTACGGTGAAGGTGGTTTAGTTAGTCCTATTGGATATTCTAGATTCATTTTTGATTTAGATCTAACATCTTTACGTGAAAAAATTGCTGACGGAACAATTTCTACAAATTGCCAAAATTCAAGTTTGACTCACATATTGAAAATGACGAATACATCGTCGTTTAATAACGAATTATTAAACACATCGATGCCCGATGGTAGTTTAAGATCAACGTCATTCGATTTAATTTTATTTAGAATACCACCAATTAATTTTGATCCTGCATTTCCACAAATATGGGATGAGGGAGTTGGGTATGACTTTTATGATGTTCCTGATCAATTAGGACCAAATAGAGATTATTCAGTAAGACCTTCAAATTGGTTTCAAAGAACAACAATTAATAATTGGCAACAAGCAGGAATTTATGACAATACAAACGGAGGTTTAGTTCCTTTTTCATCAATAACAATCGTTGACATCCAACATTTTGAATTTGGGAATGAAAACATCGAATTTGATATGTCCACAGAAATAAATGATGTTTTAAGTGGAGCAATACAAAACCCAACAGGGTGGGGAATTGCATATCTACCACAGGTTGAAAATTTATCAGGAACTACAGGGACATATTCAGTTGGGTTTTTCACACGACACACACAAACATTTTATGAACCATATCTTCAAACAACATATAACGATTTAATTGATGATAGTAGAAATAATTTTTCTATGGGTAGATCTAATAAGTTATATTTATACGCATATGAAGATGGTGATTTTGTTAATTTAGATCAAAATCCTTTGGTATCACTTTCAGATTCTTCAGGAACCCCAATTGTTGGTCTTCAAAATCTAACAACATGCAGAAGAACAAAAGGAGTTTATGAGGTGACGATTCCACCATTAATTGGTTATCAAACACCTTGCACATTCACAGATACTTGGTCTAACATTGAATTGAATGGATTTAATTTACCAAATCAAGTTAATGAATTTGTTTTATATCCATTTAAAAAAACAATACAAATCGGAACAAATACAAATGATCCAGCTCAATACGGATTTTCATATTATGGAATCAAACAAGATGAAAGAATATTAAATACCGATATTAGAAAAGTTGGGGTTGTTATTAAACAAGCATATACAACAAACAAACAACTTCCAAACATAGATGGTCAATATAGGGTTTATGTAAAGGAGGGAACAACTGAAGTTATTGTTCAAGATTGGACAACTTTAAATAAAACACCAAATGAATATTATTTCATATTTGACACAAGAGACAAAATTGCAAATGAATATTTCATTGACATTAAGGTTACAACTTCAGGACAAGTTAATGTTTATAAACAACAAATTAATTTCTTTATTGTTAATGTTAAACCAGAATAAAGAGATATTTATAAAATAAAATATTATGGCAGATTATTATTATTCAGGTCAAAGTTGCGTTGACAATTCGGTTATTGCGGTATTGAGCGCTATGACACCATACAATATTGGTGATGTTGTTGGTGCAATTGGTCCATTTGATTGTTTTACTATTACATCTTTAGCAAATTCTGGAGACACAGGAACTTTAAGTATTGTTGATAGTTATGACGATTGTATTTCTTGTATTAAAGATGGAGGTGGTGTTTTTATTTTCTCAGAATGTTCAGATCCTACGTCATTATTTAGCATTGATGTTAATGAATTTAACACGGTTCCATCATTTCTTCAATCATATTATTTAGAATTAACAGGATCGACAGGTTGTTTTGTATTTCAAGAATGGAACCCGTCAGATATTCCAGATGAATCTATATCGTTAATATTAGGACCATACGAAGAATGTAATGTATGTGAAGGATATAACATCCCAACTTCAGCAAATACCGAATACACACTGTGCACAACCGACTGTGATGGAAATCCTGTAGAGTTAGAATTTCCTCATCCTGTGTATACAAATAATTATGGAAATGCAGTTACTCAATTAAACGCAGTTCAATTAGGAGGACCAAACGGATTAAATAATTAATAATATGAGAAATTTAGATTCAATTATTAGAAGAGTTATTAAAGAAACTCACGAAGAAAAATCTTCACGATATATGTTCTTTTCAAATTTAGAACAAATGAGAAGACAATGTGACTTACTTTTAGATTTAGATAGAGATATGGTTGAGGAAATACTAGAACATGGACACGATTGGGCTCAAGACCATATTAGTGAAGCAAAAAATAATATGGATCAAGTTTTTGATTTTTTAATGAATGAAACCAATTCCGATTCTGATATGGAAATGGAAGACAATATCATGATGGAAGGTAGAAAAAAAACAGGAACAAAACTTTGTGCGAGAGGAAAAGCCGCCGCTAAAGCCAAATATGACGTATACCCCTCGGCATATGCTAATGGTTACGCTGTTCAAGTCTGTAAAGGAAAAAAACCTGGTTTAGACGGAAAAAGAAGGTGTTCAGGGGTTTATTGCTAAATTTTTTTTTAAAAAATTTTTTTTATTCACTTTATATCATATATTTGTAGAACAAAATAAAAACTACAAATACATGAAAAAATTTTTCAAACGAATTTATAAGAGATTTAAAGTTAAAATGGCTCGAAGAATGCGAAATAACATGGTCACACATGAAGAAGTTGAGTTACATGAAAAAACCGCATTTAAAATTTGTGTTAAAGTTATATCACACCCTTCTTCAGATTTTATGATTGCGCCACTATCGGATAAAAGATATGTGATTAACGAAGATCTTAATCTTTTTATTATTATAAATTGGAATAAAGTTGAGATTACAAATCACATATTTCATTATGATGTTGTTTTATCAAAAAGGGATCACGAAAGAGTTATATATTTATACGATACGGAAACAGAAAAAAGAAGAACAAATACTGAGGCCAATGTAAAAGCAAATATTAAAAATTCTTTAGATACTCTATTATCCAAGATAAATCAGAATATGGAAAATAATAAATAATTATTTTTTTCTTGGTTTATAACTTGTCATTACAGGTTTTTGACCTTTACCCCTTTGTGGATCTTTCTTTTCGGCAGTCCTTTTTTGTTGACAAGCCGATCTTTTTTGAGAATCCGACATTTTACTAGCAACGCCAGCAGCCCTACATTTTGGATAAGCACCTTTAGAAGTGTCGGATCTTCCACATGGGGGGTGTTTTCCGTCGACTTTTCTACAAATGTTAACCCAAGGACCTTTTGGTTGAGAAGATCCCTTAGGTTTCTTCTTTTTACCAAACCAAACTGCCAAGTCTTCATTTAGAATACCTTTATCACTTACCTCAACCCACTCATTAAATGGAACTTTTTGTAAAAATGGCGGAGTTTTTTTATACTTTATAGATCGATTAATATTTTTACCATCATTTTGGTGATGTTTGATGTAATCTTGTGCTTTGGCTGCTGTTCTTTCTAATTTAACAATTTGATTGTGTCTTAAACTTAAGTCATTATCGTAACTGTCATATTGAACTAAGGGACTTTTATAATCTGATACAGGTTGGTTAAAAGGTTCTAAAGAAGATTTTTCAAAGGGACGAAGACCAGGTTGTATTGGTGGTATATAACCCCCCCTACTACCACTAGCATCACTAGTTGCTTCTTTAATAACTCTTTTAATTATCTTATTAAGTCTATCCATTTGATTATATATAATAAATATCTTATATTTTAAATATGGAACAAGAAAATGAAAAATATGGTAATCTATTTGGATCTATAGATTTATTAAGTGAGGATCACCTTGAGATTATACTATCGACAATGGATTCTGAAACTGCATTATATTACATAATTGAATCGGTAAAATCTGCACATAGAAAAGGTGCTTATTCGATTGGTGAAACTGAAGTCATATCAAAGGCGATTAGGGTTTTAATTAAATAAAAAAAGGGACAATTTCTTGTCCCTTTAATGTTATTCTTTAAGATTTTGATTATCTCAATTCTCTTAAATCGAATGTTCTAACACCATCCACGGTAATTCTACCATAGAAGCGATTATTTACCATCTTTTTCGCGTATCTGGTCATAATACCTTTGATTGGCGTAAAGTTGAATGGGTTATACATTGTAGGTGTTAATTGTAGAGGAACATACGGTGCGTAAATGTAACCTGTGTCTAACAATGAAGTTCCTTTGTGTCCGATCAAAACTTGGTTTGGTGGGAAGTAAGGATCACGATAAACTTGGTAACGACCTGATAATGTTCCAACTCTTTCAATACCCATGTTGTATTGGTCTTGATCTGGAGCTGCGTTAGATACGTGGAAGTATTCTAAATCATCAAAGATAGCAGAAACCTCAGAAGATACAACGATCCAGTTAGCACCACCTCTCAAAGTAGATTTGTGGATTTGTGCTGACAATTGGTTGATAGCTGTAATCAAAGTTTGGTTCCAGTCTTTTTGAGTGTAAGATGTAGTAGCGTTAATTCTTCTCCATCCGTTGTAGTCCCAACGTAAGTTCCAAGCCGCACCTTTACGTAAGTCACGTAAAATTTCACGGTCGATCTCAGCTGCAACTTGCTCTGACAACAATGCTGTCAATTCAGCTTCAGCGTCGATGTTATGGAATGCAGCAACGTCTTGAGCTAATTCAGGAGACCATTGTGCTCTTAGTTTTCTTTCTGTAACAGATACAGTAACTGACTCAAGGTCAAAAGAAACTTCACCGATCTCATCTTCGAACTCAAGGTTAGCATATCTTCTATAATAAGCCGTAAAAGAAGTTCCTGATGCACCTGAAACAATAGTTGTTCCTGTGTAACCATCTAATGATGTTGAGTTACAATCTGCACATACTGGACAAGATAAATCAACTTCTAAATAGATACAACCTTGTTGATCACAAATATCATTGTAACTTCCACCGTTACCCGTAGTAGTTCCATTGGCACTACCTGAGTTACCGAATACAGTTGCTGTATTTGTAGAGGTTGGTTGAACAATTCCTTTTCCGTAGATTTGAGTTACAACTCTAAATAACAATGGTAAGTATTGTCCTGCGGCATTTTGAATAACGTCACATGGTGTTGTAGATACATCTAATCCAGCTCCACCATATATTCTAAGATCCGAAAGGAAAGATTCTGTATCCATTTCATTACCATCAGGTCCGATTAGTTTTCCAACACCTGCGTTTGCAAAACCACAAAGTTTAACAATTACTTTTCTTGTATTTCCTGAAGGAATTAATGCCCCGCCAGCCGGTGTTCCAGCTGCAATACTTGCATCAACAAGAGCTGAACCTGCCCATGCTTGTATAAGTGTGTTTGCTGTAACTGCGGTAAACTTACCTTTAGAATAGTCAAACAATCCTGGAGGATCTAGACTAGCCTCATTTCCTTCATAAAATAAATCATAAAGATTTTTTTGGTAAGGGTATCCGGTGTTATAACCTTGGTTAGGATCATCTTGACCTGAATTTACAGCTTCAGGAGAACCAATTGGTGGATAATGTTCACCACCTGTTGGGTTGTTAGGGAAGTTAGCAACTGACCCTGCGTTTTGATAACCTTGAATTTTAGGTACGAAGTAGAACAATTTACCGATTGGTAAGTTCATAGCTTGTACTGATACGATATCGTTAGCCAACAATTTAGAGAATACACGTCTTACGATTGGGAAAACAACAGTTTCGAATGCTCCGTTAGAAGATCCGTCAGAAGTTGCTTCGTTAATTAAGTAAGATGCTTGGTTTTCGTACAATTGTGCTACGTTTTCTTTTAAGTGACCTCTTAGACCATCTAAAAAGCCTAATTTGTCCCATTTGTTGATTGTGTCTTCTTTGATAACTTTAAGGTGCTTAAGACCGATGTTACCAACTAGACCTGATTCTAATAATGCTCCCATTTTTTTTGAGTTTTTATTAATTTATGTTTATGTTTATTTTAACTTTGTCATCAAATCCTTCATTCTCATGAATTGAGGATTCTCATAAGTTTTTGATTCAATCAAATTCACTGCCGATCCTGTTGATACGGTTTTAACTGTTCTTTCAATTGATTCGTTAATTTTGTTTTCCACATTTGAACCTGAATTCAATTCATTTTTGATGGCTCTATATAGATTTTTTGATTCTTTCAAAGATTCAACATTATCAAATCTTTTAAGAATATTTATTTTTTCTTGTTTTGTTGTTGAGTGTTCTGTAAAAAGTCTAGTAGCGTAAGCTAAGTTTGAATTAAACACGGCAACCTCATTCAACTTAGTTCTAAAAACGTCGAGTGCTTGTTTGTATTCTTCGTTTTTCTCTCTTAACAAATTAACTTCGTTAATTGATGATTCAGAAAGTTTGAATGGATTGAATTCCATATTTCTGTTATTCAATCTTGCTTTTCTTAAACCTCTACTACCATTTTTTGATCCATTACCGTAAGTTCTTGAAGCTTCTTTCGTCTCAACTTTTTTCATAGATTCTTTTTTCATATTCACACCCTCTTTATATTCAAATTTGGCTTTACCTGTACCCATCGCTTTGATACCTTTTTTGAACGCTGGTGGTTGTTTTTTTACAGGTAAGTTTTGGTTAGGTTTTTTGTCGTAATTGAATTTTGGACCTCTTCTTGACTCAAGACCTTTAGATTTCATAGATTTTTTTGACTCGTAAAGATCTTCTTCTAGTTCATCGGCGTATGGATCACTTTCTTCGTCAAATTCAGAATACATACCTTCTTCTAAATCTTCCTCATAAACTTCCATACCATGAATTGACATGTCGTCTTCTTCTTCCATTTCAATTTCGTAAACAACTTTATCTTCCATGTCATCCTCTTCACTAAGACCAAGACCTCCTTCGACAGCACCCATTGCGGCACCACCCCAAGACCATTCTTCATCTATTTCACCCATGTCTTCCATGTCGTCGCCTTCTTCTTCTTCCATTTCAATTTCATACATTGTTTCGGTCACATCTTCTTGAGATTCTCCCAACTGAATCATGTATTCGTTATCATCGTCAGTTAAGTGAATATATTCACCTTCTTTTTTAACGATAATACCGTCTTCATCACCCATTGCTTTGAATACTCGAAGAACTTCTTCGTCTGATGCTCCTGTCATGTCGATAGTTTCCTCATCGTCCATTGACATTTCATCGTCATCCATAGCCATTTCCTCATCGTCCATTTCCATGTCTTCATCATCCATTGTCATGTCTTCATCATCCATTGTCATGTCTTCATCATCCATTGTCATGTCCTCGTCGTCCATTGCCATGTCTTCATCACTAACCTCTTCGTCTTCTTGTTCTTTAAGAGATTCTTTTACTAATTGTCTGATTTCTTCACTCATTGTAGACTGAAGTATTCCTTTTGCATTCTCTTGTAGAGTCTCTTCCAAATTTCTGATTTGGAATAGAGCTTCTTCTACTACGTTTTTGTTATTTGTCATACTTTTTATAAAATATTTTCTAATAAATATCATAGAAAACGAAAAAAGTTCTATTTTTGAATATAAAAGCACAAAAAAAAGGGAAAAGACCTAAATCATTTCCCTTTTATTAGAGTTATTGTGTTTGGTTTACCCTTCGATTACCTCATCAATTTTCGATTCAACAATTGCAGTGATTCTCCAATCCATAGAATAGTTCTCATAAACCTTTGTTACTTTTGCTTCAACATCGGTAGGTGAATACCCTCTAACCAATTTTTCTTCTCTCATTTTTTTTATCTTTCCTGTGTTCTCATCAACCATATCAGTTGTGATTCTTGCTATAAAATACTTTTCGTCCATAATTATTTTTTTATTTATTCAAATAATCGGATAATCTATTCATTAAGTCAAGCGATTTTGAACCAGTTTCGCCAACATGTCTTTCGGCATTCATTTTTTTCTCTTCATCTAAGTTTTCTTCAAATTGTGATCTATCTTCTTTATTTGAAAATAAATAAGCCCCTGGCGTAGATGGCGATGATACTAAGTCAAAACAAATTAATTCAAAATCATCCTGAACTTCATTTTGTTCACCAACCTTTTTAAGTGACCCAACACCACGAGAAGAAATACCCAATGTAACTCCTTGACGAAGGTAGTTTGCAGCTAAATCACCTTTTGTTGAAACGATCCCTCTTTCATGAAAACCAGGTGATGTAAGTAATTTTAATTTACCTAACAATACAGGACCCTCCCACCATATATCAGTGATTGCGTGTGATACTCTATCTAAATCAATTAAAGAAGACTCAGGGTGGTTTAACTCAGATAGAGCGGTTCCTTTTTGAATCATTTTTTTATAGTTTTCTGATTCGCGCTTTAATATCTTTTCGGGATATATTCTACCATTTCTATTTGGTGTGTTATATTTTTGAAGAACCGCATAAAACTCAAATGGTTTAGAATGGTCTAACATATCACGATTTTCTCTAATCATTGATAAGTTTCTTCTTTCATTTGGGTCAATATATCCAGCATCATACTCAACAAGTATTCCCTTACCAATCTCTCTTGGTCCTAATATTTTTAAATTTTCCATTTAGTATTTTCTATATAAATATTAAATAGTTTCGGTTTCTTTTTTTATTGGTTTTTGATTTCCGTTTTTTGTTAGATAAAATTTGAAATATTTGTTCTTATTCATTACATCACCATAAACTGACTTGATTAAATTTTTTACATATTTTTTTAATTTTGGTGATTTAAAATCCATAGGTTCTAAAACGAACAAATTTATTTCTAAATTCATAAAGGATTTTTTATTGAGTTGAAGTCCGCTTGTTCTAAGGTCTAAATCAACAATAAACTTTGTATCGAAGACTTCTTTATTTATGTTTTCTAAAACTGTGTGTTTAACTGATCGTGTCATGTTTAAAACAACTCGATTCCAATTTTCTATATCATCTTTGGGTTCAACCCAACTTTGAATATTTATAAAAATTGATTTTAAATTTGTGGAATCGATTGTTCCATAATGAGATTTGAATGTTCTATAACCACTCAATTTAATTGTTTTTCCTTTTTTCATAGATTTTTTTCATACCTGAACTGTTTATTTTGGTATAATTGTAGACAAATATTATATTTATATCAACAAACGAAAAAAATATGTTAAAAGTAGAAGTTAAAAAAGGTAATATCGAAAAAGCTTTAAAAGAACTTAAGGGTAAGGTTATTAAAACAAAACAAAATGCGATTCTTTTTGATCGAAAAGAATTCACTAAACCGTCAATCACTAAACGTGAGGAAAATAAAAAGGCGGTCTATATTCAAAAAGTTAGATCTAAAAAAGATTAAAGACCCTCGTTAAGTTGTTTTAATTTGTAGTAATTCAGTTCTGAAAATGATTCCGTCTGCAATTTATTTAAAACTTGGTCTATTGTTGATATTGTGTCAGAATCAGACTCGTTATTTTTTTGTTTTGTCAATTTAGAAATAACATTTTCTTTTTCTATGTTATAACTTTCAATCAAGGTTTCCTTTGGTTTTGACAAAATAGTTTTCAATTCTTTTCGTTCTGATTCCGTTAAAGAGGCTATGTATTTATCTATTGTTTTGTTTGCAACATTAACCATAGATTTTAAAGGAACTTTGATAATTTCTTTTTGATCTTCTTTTTTGGTTTTTAGATTTTCTAAAATAACTTTTTTACTTTTAATCTTATTTTCTAACGTTAAAACATTTGTGGAGAATAAGTTGTCAATTTCTTGATATTTGTTTTCACAAACAACATGACCAACCCAAGCGTTAAGTTCTTGAATGTGAACAGGTTTTACCTTATTAATTAAATTTTCGTAAGCTGTAATTGATTCATGAATGAATTCATTTGCAACAGATTCATTTAATCCTTTTTGATCTTTAAGTTCATCATATAAGAAAAATATTTTTGATATATTCTTATTTTTCAATACCAATTCTTCAAAAACAAATAAACTTGATTTGAATCTATTTTCTTTATACGACTCAGATAAATAAGTCTCTATTTTTGATTTTATTTCTCCAAACATTTTTTTCTAATTTAATAATAAATATCAACTAATTTTGTTTAAGAAAATAATTAATCATTTATCAATTTATTTAATCGATCTTCAAGATCACCCAGAGAACCATTTATCTTTTGAAAATCTAAAAATTCATCTTCATCAAAATCATCATTCATTGATTCCAATATTAATTTACTTTTATCTTTTTTATATGATTCAGGAATTGGTGGTTCTCCTCCTGCCGGTGGCGGTGGTGCTCCTCCTTCTGCAGGTGCTCCTCCTTCTGCAGGTGCTCCTGCACTTAATGTTCCACCTGTTACAGGTTTGTATAACTTATCAACAGTATCAAAAATACCTGTTTTAGTGATTATAGTTGCAGTATTATCAAGTTCGGCTGAAACTGCTCGTTCCATTCTAATTTGTTGAAGTTCAAGTTTAATTTCATCATCAGAAAACCCAAATATATGTTTTTTCGCCCATGTGGCTGATGTTGGTTGAATTGATTTTGCAATCTCTGTAACCATATCTTTATATAACGTAACTTTTTCTTTCCATACATCGATCATCAATAAATCAGCTTGTTTCGATGGGTTTGTAAGTTGTAAAGTAAAGTTAGACAACTCATCCTCGAATCCCATTAAAAATAAGTGAATGATTGCAATTTTATTCATTTCAGATAATGCCGATTTTTGAATTCTATTGATAGTTCTTGCAAATCTAATATCTAACAACGACAAGTTTTTACCATCACCAACAGGTTCCTCAAATCCTAAATAAGCTTTAGGTATTCTAAGTGCTGTAACCAATTTCTTTTGGATATATTCAATATCGGCAATTTCAGATAAATTAGTTCCACCTGGTAAAGTATCAATTGGACTTCCTTGAGCGGCATCACGAACAGGAATAAAGTAATCTTGATCTACCGCCATTTGATTAAATCTCAAATCCACATTTCCTGTGTTTTTATCAACAACTTGATCTCTTTTGAATTTGTTGGCGACCCTTTGAACGTAAGCTTCAACATCTTTATCATCCATATTACCAACAAACACTTTAAACACCCTTCTTTCAGGAGCTCTTGATGTTCGATAAATTAACATCGCATCTTCTGCCAAAACTAATTGTTTCCAAATACGACGAGCTTTTTCTAACATTGACGTTCCATAAGGAAGTTTTCTATCATCACCCAATAATCTAAAGTGGGCAACTTCCCATGTGTTAAATTCTGCGTCTCTTGCTTTCCATACAAATTTTAACGCCTTTCTATTTAGATTTATCGTTGACTGAAATGTTCTTGAGTCAATACCTCTTTCTAATCGTTCGATTTCTATATTCGGTAATTGTAAACAACCAGTAACACCTTTTTCAGGATCCAATTTTAAATAAACAAAATTATCACCATACTTACACATGTTTCTAATCCACATTGGTAAATTGGTGTTAATATCTAATATGTTCACAAATAAATCTACAAGAATACTTTTAATTCTTTTTGATTCTGAATATACTTGTAATACATATCCGTCTTGATTTGGTGTTGTTGATTCTTCTGCATATATGTCTAATGCCGTTGAGATCTCAGGGGTATATTCCATAGATTCGTAGTCATAAAATGCCGCCAACCTTGTTGGTTCATAATATATTGCCTGAGTATAAAGATTATTTTCAACTTTAGCCCAATTTGTGCTTAAATAAAGGGATTGTTGATTTTGTAATTTAGCCCTTTCATATTCGGCCTTATCTTGTGTTTTTAAAAGTTCTGATTTATCTAACTTATAATCTGGTTGACCTTGACCTAATGTTGAATTAGGACCAAAGGTCTTTGATAACTTCTGCCAAACTGTTAGATTTTGATTATTATTTTCCATATTAATAATTTAACTATAGATATAAATATTTCAATAGTTATTTAATGATTATGGTGCAGGTGCGGTATTTAATGGACTATTAACTCTCATTTTTAAACTAAATGTTATAGGACCACCACCATAACCATATGCTGTTGTAAAATATGGGGTGGCTGGTGGAGACACACAAGGATCTACCCCATTGGCCAATGATGATGTTTCAAAAACTAATGTGTCATCACCACTTCTAACTTGAATATACACCGATTGACCAGTTAGTAAACCAATTTGACCAAATGATGTATATGAATTACATTGAGCAGGTATTTGAGAACTACCTAATTTAGTCCACGTTAATCCTGGTGGATATGGTTGAGTTGGGTTAAATGGACCCACAATATAAGAATACCACACCGAACAATTTGTATTTGTCAATGGAGACTGAAGAGCTAACTCAATAGGTAAATAAGCATCATAATTTGGACTTGGTGTTGGGGTTGGTGTGCTCGTAGGTGTGTTGGTTGGAGTGTTCGTAGGTGTTACTGTAGGTGTGTTGGTCGGTGTGTTAGTTGGTGTGTTGGTTGGTGTATTAGTTGGTGTTTGTGATGGTTGAAATGTTGGTGTAGGGGTTGGTGTATTCGTTGGTGTAGGGGTTGGTGTTGAAGTTGGAGTTGGGGTCGGAGTTAAAAACGGTAAAATTTGTTCCAATATATCATTATCTCTTGGTGCAGACACCTTGAATCTAAAAGTGGGTGAAAACACTTTTTGACCTGTTGTTGGTTGTCCATCAACAATAAGTCTTGATCCATTTGCAATTCTTCCCGTTCTTTTTCTAAAATCTAATCCCATATTATTTATCTTTTTGAATTACCAAATAACCAACCATAAGTCATATAATCATTTCTTGTTGGTCCTGTTTGTAAACCAGCTCTTTCTCTTAAAACATTTTCATTAGGTATAACTGGATTAAAATGTGCTTCTTTTGTGACCGCCTCATTATTAACAACCGCCCATGAATCAATCATTGATTTTGCTTGTTCGGTCGCCTTCTCCAATTTTGAAAATGATGATTCTGCAACATAAATCGCCATCGATATACCCATGATTAAATCATCATGTTGACCTTTTTGGTGATCTGGTCTTCCGTTTATATATACAAAAGTATTCATCTCGTTATATAAACGAACACTCTTAATTTTAAATTTGTGTCTAACTCCTTCTTCAAATGCTGCAATGATCTGAACTCGTTTATTGTTAAAATTTAAACCAGGAATTTTTTCAACAGAACTTTTATTTGAAGCCCAAATATTCATAGAATCAACTCCGTCAACATATAAATTTTTGTAACCAAGTTCTTGCATTTTTCTAACTGTTGTTATACCCATTCCTCCTGTAATATCCACAACAACAAACGCACTATACATCATTCCCCACTTATACGCAATTTCCGCTAAAGTATCAGGTGGTATTTTTCCAACATATTCTAATACTTGTTCTCTTTCATCAAAATCGATAATTTGAATTGATGAAAAGTCTTCACTATCCCCACGAGATACGTCAACACCCATGATATATTTATGACCCTCAACAGGTTCTTTCCATATCCATAAAGAATTACCCATTAATTTAGAAGGAGGATCTTGTAATGAATTATTTTTAATATCTTCAAGTTGTTTGTTATCAAATACGTTATCACCCGATCCTAAGAATTCACAATTTAACTCTTGGTTGATTTTTCTCTTATCATATTTGAGTTTTTTAACCATCTTCTCATACCAAGTAGAACATGGTCTATATCCTTGATTAAAGAAAAGTTGTAATTCTTCGTAATCTCTATCATATGGATCGATATGAGCAAAAGAAATATTTTTTGATTCGTCATATTCTTCTTTATTTAAAAGATAGTGAATCAAATCATCGGTTTTAACTAAATAAAGATCTTTAGCGTATCTTGGATCTCGATACCAATACATCTCAGAGATCTTAAAGTTATTCATCCCTTTTAATGACTGATCGTATATTTCATAATAAATTGGGTCATATCCGTTAGGAGTTGAGACCACGATTACCTTACCACCCGTAGATAAGGATGCCATACAAGCCGCCCAAAAATCACTATCGGCTTCGATAAACGCAGCCTCATCAAATACAAGTATTGTAGGTGTAAATCCACGAAGGGCATCTTTTGATGTTGCAACTGCTTTAACTTCAGAACCATTATTTAATTTATAATGTCGTTGTGAGTTTTTTTCAGCTGCAAATCCAGCACCAACCCAAGAAGGCCATTGATCGACAAATGCTCTAATTTTATTTGCCATTTCCATCGATGTATCAAGTTTGTTGGCAATAATCAATATTTTTTCAGGTTGAGTTTTTTTAGCAAATACCAATCTTTTTGATACCCAAGCTGCAGTTACGGTAGATACACCAGCCTGACGATATTTTAACGCAATATTTTCTTCATAATCTTCATAATCTTGAAGTAATGAAATTTGATCGGGAAATAATTCTAATGGAACGTATTTTGATACTGTGTTGTCGTAAGTTTGTAAATAGGTTCTTAATGCGTATGTTGTATCAGACATACACTTAGCATATTCAATTAAAACTTGTTCTCTAGTTAAACCCATATTAAATAAATATCAATTCGGGTTTTTTATTCTTAGACTTATTTTTTTCCAATCGAAAACATTTGACCAATTGGTAAATTCATTGGTGCTTCGTCAGAAAACATTGTTAGTTTTTTTGGATTTCTTAAAATCATTGAGTCATTATTTTTGACTTTTTTTTTGATTGTTTTAACTAAATCCTTTTTTTTCATTTTTGGCTCAATTTTTTCATCGACCATTTTAGCAATTTTTTCTTCTAAAAATTTTTGAAAATTTTCGTTAGCCTTTTCTTTTTTGGTTTTTACGGTTTTTTCAGGGTGTTTTTTTTCTGGCATTTTTTTGTATTGTTTTTTTGACGTAGAATCAGAAAATTCTTTTGCCATTTTACACCATTTACAATTTTTAGAAGAACATTTATTACAACGAGCCCAAAATAAACCTTGTTGTGCTTTAGATTCGAATTTTTCACTAATTTCTGATTCTGCCATACCCATCATAGATCGATCTTCACCTGAGTCATCACCCATACCATCATCCGCCATGTCATTTGCATCATGTGGAGCTTCTTGTCCCGTATATGCCTGTTCAGCGTCTTTACCGAGAGCATTTGATGTTGTTAGATCATCGGTTTCATCTTCAGTCATTTCAGTTTCTTTGACTTGAATGTTTTGACCTTGTAATTTTGATGGTTCTTTTAACGCCTGATTTAAGTTTTTCACATCTTCAGGATTTTTTGTGTCATAAACCTGAGTTACAACTTGAGTTTGTTCTTTATTTTCTCTTTTAAACTTCTCAACCAAAATTTTAACTTGACGATCCGAAAAAGATGAAATGGTTGACAAAGACAACCCATTTTCAGTTAAAAATAAAATATCCTTTTTAGTTTTCATAAACCACTTTTTTTTCAAATTGTAATACTATATCTCTTTCATATAGTTTGTTTTTAACTTCTTCTTCAGTTTCACCAAAATGAAATACCAATCTTTTAACTAAAGAAAAATCAACATTGTCAGTTTCTTTTTCCCAACCTAATGATATTACACCATCCATAGAATCAATTAAAGAAAATACGTCCGAATCTTGAACGAGTTCGAACGCAACTTCCTCATTAATCATTGTCCCAACTTTTTTTATATATTCCAAGTCAGGAGGTGATGGATAACCATTTGCTGGTTTAGATTCCCAATTTTCACCAAAAACATCTATGGTGTCCGAAAAAATAAATTCATAAATATTATCACCTTTATAGTTCGGACCTAAACCATTGACATAAATCAATCGATTCATAAAATTCTTCCACTTTTTGTGATTTTAGTTTCAGTTAAACCTTCTTTAAAAACAAGATTTCCTTTTGTAGATAACCCGATCAATTTTGTTCTTGGGTTTTCTCTAATAAAATCTAACGCCACATCAAGTTGTTCTGTTGATTCAGATAACCGAACAATATTTTCTTTATTTTGTTTGAATAGATCGCTTGTTCTTCTTTCTTTTCTTTTTTGGTTTTCTAAATCTTCTGTTTCATTAGAAACAAAATATCTTGACAATACTCTATCCACGGCAGATTCACTAAAAGTTCCATGTTCGAATCGATCTACATTTGGGTAGTGTTTTCTACCTTTTCTTCTTTCTCTATGGTATTCATCATCCTCTTCTTCACTAGTTAACTTATTTGCTGACCCAGCGGTATAAGATCCCATAAATTTATTTACAAAAGCATCACCCAAACTATCATAACCTTCGGCCATTTCAGGTTCTTGTGGTGGTTCAGGAGCAACTTCAGTTTCTTCAACGTCTATTTCCTCTTCACTTCCACCTTCTTCATCTTCAACACCTTCTAGTTTATTAATAATTTGTTCAATATCGTCTTCATCTAAAACATCAACATCAATTGCTGATAAAATAGAATTAATAATATATTTGATATCTTTTGGATCCAAATCTTTTTCTTCTTCGTATGATCTAATTTTTTGTGCCAGTTTACCTGTTAAAATTTGAATTCTTTTAAGATCCGATACCTTCTTTTCTTTTGGTTTTTTCTCAACATCAATTTCTTCCTCTTCTTCAAATCCCATATCAGGCATTTCACCACCCATATTAGGATCGGGAGCACCTGCATCTGCCGGTGGCATACCCATATCACCACCCATATTAGGATCTGGTGCAACTGCATCTGCCGGTGGCATACCCATATCACCACCCATATTCGGATCAGGAGCGCCGGCGTCTGCCGGTGGCATACCCATATCAGGCATCGGTGGTTCCATACCAGGTTCAGCACCCATATCAGGCATCGGTGGAGTTGGTGGGGTTTCAGGAGCAGGTGCTACTTCAGGAGCAGGTGCTTCAGCAGCCGGAGATTCAACTTCTTTAGGTTTTTTAGTCTTTAGTATGAACTTTTTTTTTTGCTCCCCTAAAAGCGGAGTTCCTTCTTCGTTCTCAAATAACGTATTGATTTCTTTAGTCATAAGATTCAAACGCTTCAAAGCTTGTGAATATGAAGAATAGTATTTTCTACTTTTCATAGGTTCAATATAATCTGAAACAGATTCATTGATTGACATTTTTACAATATAACCTTGTCTTTCTTTAACAATCTCATAAGTGTTACCATCGGCCAAAGTGATTTTGTATTCACTTGAGTCGGTTTCATTTATATTTTGTGGAATATTCTCATTATAACGAGAAATTTCTATCATTCGTCTAATTTTGTCCATCCCTTGAAGTTTTTCGCTTCCAATAGGTTTTAATCCTGCCATAATATTATTGTTTTGTAATAAATTATTTTTTCTTAATAAATATATCGATTTATAAGAATATTTTATTTTTTAAGGTATTATTGTTTCATTGATAAACCTTTTTCTAAAACTTTGGTTCCTGCACTCATCAATTTTTCTAAATAACCGTTTCTTCTTAGTATTTTAAAGACCAAATTCTCTGATGAATATTCACCATTTTTTTCAAGACCACAAGTTCTAAACTTTTTAAGTTTATCTTTATATTTGGATAATAATTCTTTAGCATCTTCAATAGATTCATCTTCAATATTTTCTAATACACCATCGATAATTTCCATCCATTGTTTTGCCTTTCTTTCAATAGTGTTTTTATCAATCTTGACTTGTTCTTTTTCAGGTTCATGTTGCCATTCATCATATAACAAAGAATAAACTCCACTTGAAAAATGAGCTTCGTCTTCTGATTCAACATATAACTCAGTTTCATAACCAAAAAGTTTTATATCATGGTTTTTGTTAAATAAGGCTTTTTTTAACATAAAAAACTCTTTATATAGATCAACATGTGATTGAGGAAATTGATTGAAATTGGTAATGATATGAATATCAAAATCTGAATACTTTGACCAGTTGTAATTTGCCAAAGATCCTGTTAAAACTACATCGGTGATGATAATTTCAATTTTTAAATAATCAATAAATTCGTTTGCAATTTCTAAAAGTCTTTCTCTAACTTCAGGTTTCATCACATATGATTTACCTTTCTTTTCCCAAATTTTAGGATTTAATTCATTTTGAGGTTCGAAACTTTTTAGAATTTCTTTAGTATTCATATTAATAAATACTTAGAAATTAGAGTTTTCTATAAGTGTGATTTTTAGAAATGTTTTTGTTAAAGAAATTTCCTTGAGATTCTGCAGATCTAAATGAGGTATATAGTTGATGAGGAACATCATCATATTCGTATCTTATTCCATTTTTAAATTCTGCTATCATTTTTTTTGTGATGGTATCGTATTCCGTTTTAACCAAATTTGAGGACTCAATTTCATTTATAATTTTAGTCCCAACGTATTCTTCTTTTGTAATTGCCATTATTATTGTTTTAATGGGGTTATGTCATCTATATGACGAAGTTTATCTATAATGTAATAACTAACTTCATCTTCGTCAACATCAAAACCATAATCTCTTATTGTTTGGTCTGTTTCTTGAATCAATTTTTGGACCTTTGAATGTAAAGACATTAAATCCGTTGGATAATATGGAGGTCTTTCAATATCTTTTTGTGTCCAACCTTCTCTTTGAAAGATTTCTCTAATTTTGAAATATGTATTTTCTAACTCTCTTGTTAATTCTAAAGTCTCCGCGAATTTTATCCAAGCTTTCATAACTATAAATATACGAAAAAAAAATCCACCGATGAGGTGGATTTAATAATTTATAATTTTGTTTTTTATTTTTGTGTTGGTTGTATCTCTTTATAATATACCTTGGGTGAACCTATAACTGTGTTAGCTTCAGGACCTTGTGTGGATATCTTCATCCCCAAACTACCAGAACTATCTGTTTGACCTACCCAAGTTTTTAAAACATTTAACAATTTTTGGTCTGCATAAATACTCCCAACTATATTTCCTTGATCATCTTTTTTACTTGTCTTCAAACAACCAGATGGTTTAGAGCATTCAATATCCCCAAATTTTAAAGACAAAAAGTTAGTTTCGTTCATTAAACTAGACATTCCATTTTTTCCTGGTTCATTTTTTGCAAAATAAGATAAGTATGCGGTATCTCTTTTTGGTTCCAGTTTACCTGTTTTTTGATTTTTAACGGCAGGAATTGCAATTTCTATAGGAATTACTTTTCTGACATCATCTTCCATTAAATATTGTCTTGATGTTGCATTTTGGTGCATTTCCAAAATACGTTGTTTTTCTGATTCTGAGATTATAAACTTGTTCATAATTTTTTTATTTAATAATAAATACACACATATAAAAAAAAATCCACCGATGAGGTGGATTTAATCGTTTTATTTAAGAGACCTAATTTTATCACGATATTCAATCGCACTTTCAAAGTCTTGGTTTTTTACACAATCATTTAGTTTAGATTGCAACTTTGATATTTCTTCTCTGTTTTTCTCTAACTTTTTTATTTGGTCTCTTAACGTAACAGCATCCTCAAATTTTTCTTCTTTAATTGATAGATTTAATTTTTCTTTTAACACATCAACCTCATCGACTTGGTTAGATTTATTAAAATTTTTTGTCATATAAGACATACTAAAAGATCCGTCAGGTGATGTATATGATCTTTTATTCCAATTTTTATCATCAAATGATGATGAAAGTAATTCATTAAATAATTTGTCAAATTCGTTCCAATTAAACATTTTTTATTTTTTTATCGTTTATTTTAACTCAAAAAACAACCAATAAAATACCAATACATAAAATATGACAATATGTCAGTATATTTACAAAAATTTTAATATCAAACTGACAAAAAGACAATGTTGGACTTTTTAAATCATTAATCTTATTATTTATAAAAAACGAAAAAATATGTTAGAATTTATGGACGATAGCAACGAAAAATCCAAGAAAAAAACAGATAGTGGAACACCTGTTTTAGATAACTTTAGTAAAGATTTAAATAAATTAGCTCAAGACGGAAAATTAGATCCCGTTATTGGTAGACAAAGTGAGATATTTAGAATTGCTCAAATTTTATCAAGAAGAAAAAAGAATAACCCAATTATTATTGGTGAACCAGGAGCCGGAAAAACCGCAATAGTGGAAGGTTTAGCAATGATGATCCATAACGGAGAATGTCCCAAAAATTTAATGGATAAAAGGATTGTTTCTTTAGATATGAATTCATTGGTTGCAGGAACCAAATATCGAGGTCAGTTCGAAGAAAGAATGAAAGCGATAATCGAAGAACTACAAGTTGCCCCAAATATAATTTTATTCATAGATGAAATTCATACTATGGTTGGTGCTGGAAACAGTTCAGGATCGTTAGATGCTTCAAACATTTTAAAACCAGCGCTTTCTCGAGGAGATATACAATGTGTTGGAGCAACAACTTTAGATGAATATAGAAAACATTTTGAAAAGGATGGAGCTTTAGATAGACGATTCCAAAAAGTCATTGTCGACCCTTCTTCAAAGGAAGAGACATTTGAAATTCTAAAACAAAGTAAATCAAAATATGAAGACCATCACAAAGTTTCTTATGATGATAAAACTTTATGGATATTTGTTGAGTTAGCTGATCGATATATTACAGATCGTGAGTTTCCCGATAAAGCGTTTGATATTTTAGATGAGGTTGGGTCGAGAATGCAAGTTGATATAAAACTACCTGAAGAAATTGAAAAATTAAAGGATGAGGCGGCAGCAATTAAACAAGAAAAATATACTGTAATTAAACAACAAAAATACGAACTTGCCGCAGAACTAAGAGATCGAGAAAGAAATGTTATTTCGAAACTTGAGGAAGAAAAAAAGAAATTTGAACTTAGTCTATTAACTAGTAAAAGAAGTATTCCTGAAGAATTGATATATGAAGTTGTTTCAAACATGACAAAAATTCCAATTTCAAATATTAATTTAGACGAAAGAAACTCTCTAATTAATTTGAATGATAATTTGAATTCAAAGGTGATTGGTCAAGAGGAAGCCGTTAATAAAATTGTCAAATCGATTAGAAGAAATAGAATCGGAATTAAAGATCCAAATAAACCAATTGGTTCATTTATTTTCTTAGGTTCTACTGGTGTTGGTAAAACATATTTGGCAAAACAATTGGCAAAAGAAATTTTTGGAAGTGAAGAGAACATGATCCGTGTGGATATGAGTGAATACCAAGAAAAACACACCATCTCTCGTTTAATTGGTTCACCTCCAGGATATGTTGGTCACGATGAAGGTGGTCAGTTAACCGAACAAGTTAAAAACAAACCTTATTCTGTTGTATTGTTTGATGAGATTGAAAAGGCACATAAAGACATCTTTTCAACATTACTTCAGTTGTTAGACGATGGTCATATCACAGATTCTTTAGGTCGTAAGATCAACTTCAAAAACTGCTTAATCATTATGACATCTAACATTGGTGTTAAGAAATTACAAGATTTTGGAACTGGAATGGGATTTCAGACCAGCAAAAGTGAAGTGGTTAAAGAAGAAGAAAAACAAGAAGTCTTAAAAAAAGAAATGAAAAAGTTTTTCGCTCCTGAATTTTTAAATAGAATTGATGATGTTGTTATCTTTAATTCTTTGGACAAAGAACATATTGATGTTATTACAAAATTAGAAATTGACAAACTCTTAAAAAGAGTGTCTGAAAAAAACTACCACTTCACATATGATCAAGACTTAGTCGACTATATTTCAAAAGTTGGATTTGACGAAACATTTGGAGCAAGACCAATCAAAAGAGCTATTCAAAATAATATTGAAGATCTAATTTCAGAAAAAATCCTAATGATGGAGATTGAAGAACATAAAGACTATGTTTTAAAAATTGAAAATGATGTGGTGGTGGTATCAAATAAAGAAGAAAAAGTAAAAAGAGGTAGAAAAAAGAAAGAATAAATTTGGTAAATTAAATTTTGTCGTGTATATTTGTAGAAATAATAAAACAATATACGATGAAAACAATTTTGGCAACCTTAACTTTTTTACTCAGTTTTTTAACCTTTAGTCAAAAACTAATTATTCACGTCTTTGAAAGACAAGAAATGGTGTCTTTTTCAAAAACGACAATCGATTCGGTATTATTGAGTCCTGATATTGTGATGGATAAAAACACCGATTACACCAAATATGTGATTGATCTTAATCAAGAGACTTCAACGTATTTTCTAAATAATGAAGAACTTAGCACTTTACCAATCAAATGTCAAAATCTTGGTAATGGAATTTTAAAAATTAACATTATGGAAGAAGGTTTTGATTATGGACTATTAGTTCAGACGGATTACCAAAATGAATCAGTCACTTGGTTTTGGTTTACTGAATATTCAACAACAGTGAAAAACATCACTAAGTTTAAATTTGAGAAACCTTCATGAAACAAAAAACCCCATCTTTTCAGGTGGGGTTTTTTATTAGTTATTTTTTTTATTTTTGTGTTGGGGATAATTGTTTTTTAACCGCATCAACTCCACTTCTTACTGCAGTAGCTAGTTGGTTTTTTACAGTTGCATCGGCAGTATTTAAAACATTTATTAAACTATTTTTGAATTGTATAAGTTTACCATCAACTAATTGTGTGGTATAATTATCTAACGGATCTTTTTCTTGTTGGACACCTGGTGATAAATTTGCTGTAACTGCAATACCAAAATCTTGTGGTGATTTAACTAATTCTTTACCATCTTTGTAAATAACAATATTTCCGTGATAATCATCAGCTCCTTTTACAAATTTTGCGGTGTATGCGGGTAATTTATATGCCGTCATAACTCTATTAAATTCATTAACAAATGCAGGTGCTTGAGTGGTAGCAATAGATTGCTCCATCAACAAATGTTTTGATTTTTCTTCCAATCTTCTATTTTCTAACACCAAGTTTGCTTCTTGAATGTGTCTAATTTTACTAAAACTTTTATTCATGTCTTTATATTTTACTTAATAAATACTTTGTATATTGAAAAAATAAAGTTATCTTTGTAGAAATTAAACAAACACTATGAAATCATTAGTAATTTTATTTTTATTCTTTTTCTCTTTTGGTTTAACCCAAACTCTTAATGAGTTGGTTATTAAAAAAATAAACAACTATAGAAAAGAATATGGATTACCTTCATTATTATATGCACCTGAAGCTAAATTGGCGAATGATCAAATGTTGAATTATATGACTCAAACTTGCACCGTTCCGTTAGATCATTCTCAAAGAATACCAACCAGTTTTCCTGTCACATTTGAAACATTCCAAGAAAGATATGAATACCTTTATAAAAACACATCATGTATTGCTCTTGGTGAAAATTTATGTTCATTCGTTGATTTAAAGACAGATGAGGAAAGAGCAAATATGATACTTAATTTATGGAAAAATTCTCAATCCCATAATGCACTATTATTAAGTTTAAGATTTACCGGTATTTGTGTTGGTAATAAAACTACTAATAAGATTATTATAGATGGTATAACATTTAATGATAAGATTCGTTATTGTGTCTTAACAGTGTATAAATAAAAAACACGATTTAACAACAAATACTTTGTATGTTGGAAAAATAAACCTATCTTTACAATAAAATACATATAATGGATCTAAATAAATTTAAAGAACTTCTTTCAGTCCCGTCTAAAACTTATCAAGAAGATAGAATGGTTAATTATCTTATTGATGAACTTTCACAAATTAACGGGATTGAGGTGGTCTGTGATGAACATAACAATATCTATGTCACCAAAGGAACATTAGATGAAGGTGAATTTTACCCAATGTTTATCTCACACACCGACACGGTTCATAATATCGTTGATGAAATTATAGTTAAAGAAGAACACCTTCTTCGTCCTTATACATTCGGAAAAGACTTTGGGTCTGAACAAGTATTATGTTTAAAGGCTTACGATAAAGATGACAAACCAACTGGTATTGGTGGTGACGACAAATGTGGAATCTTTATTTGTTTAGAATTACTTAAACAATTAGACAAAGTTAAGATCGCATTTTTTGTTTCAGAAGAAACAGGATGTCATGGGTCAAAAATGGTTGATTTAAACTTTTTAAAAGATGTTGGTTATTGCTCCCAATACGATGCACCTGGTGATCACTTGATTTCATATAGTTGTATGGGAACCGTGTTATTTGATGAAAACTCTGAGTTTTTTGATGTCGCATATAGATCCATTTCAGAAGGTTTTAAAAACGAAATGATGGTTCAAGCTCACCCATATACAGATATTATGATGATTAAACAAAAATCAAATCTATCTTGTATTAATATGTCTTGTGGTTATTACAACATGCACACATCAAATGAGTTTGTTTGTATTTCTGATGTTGAGAGAGCAATTGTTGCAGGAAAAAACATGGTTGATAATTTGGGTTTAAAAAAATATGAATTTAGATCTGAACCAAAATCAACAACAACCACAACAACTTTATTTGATTTTGAGGATCAGGATCCATTTTACGATGAGGTTCATCAACTTACATCTATTGATGTTATTGAGGATAAGGATGGTATTGTAATTGTTGATTTCTACGACGACAATAAATTCTATATTGACGATGAAGATGGTTATAAATTATACGAGATTTTAAAGAACCGTTATTCTTTAGATTAATGTTAATTAATTCTATACTCAGTCGGGTCAAATAAACCTGGCTGAGTTGCCATTGCAATCACACTATCAACATCAGAAACACCTATTTTAGAGTTCCAATTTTGTCGTGAGGTTCCAACTCTAAATGTTACTTTGAGTGTTTCAGGATCCACCTTTTCAACTTTAAGGTAATGTTTTTTATCGGGTAATTGTTTAAATTGAAATAAATCCAACTTTCCAAGTTTTTGCATTACTTCAATATAATCTGAATCAATTTCTTCATGAGCTTTTTCAATATACTCATCCATCAGATCTTCAAGTTTTTCACAAGTTTCAGATTCAAAAATTTCATTATCCCAAACATTATATTCAATTTCGTAATACTCAGGTGGGTGATTATTAAAACCTCTTTCTATCGCACTGAATAATAGATCTAAAACATTCTCATCAAAGTCCCCTTTATCTATATATAACTGAACAAGATTTCCCCAAGTTATAAAGTAGGTTCTAAAACAATTTGTAAAATTACTCTTTCCCCAATTTTCAATACCAAATTGTTTTAGACCATCACAATAGGTTTTCTCCATTAGTTCTTGAGCTCCACTTGAAACCGCACGATCTTTTCCCATACAAACGATTTCATCAATTGCATCACCAAGTCTAGGAAAAAACTTATCTAATATTGTTGGTAGATCACCTCCGCCATCATATCTTATACGACCGTTATTTGTTCGTATAAAATCTTTACTTGTAGATGGGTCTAAAAACTCGGCAAGTTGTTTTAGTTTTAACATCGCAGAATCACAAAAATAACCTAAGGTATATCCCTCACTCCAATCATCGTATGCTCTATCTTGACACTCACTATAAAAGTCCCACTGACCGTAATACATTCTATCGTAATTTACGGCCTCCCACTCACCATCACTACCTTCTTCATATGTCTCTTGAAAGAAAAACTTTAAAAACTGTTCTAAATCATCAAAATGAAACAATAGACCATGTTTGGTTACTTCAATAGTATCTCTGAAGTTATTTCCATCTTTATCATAGAAATCAACGTCATTATAATCCAACTTATTTTTATTTAAAAGTAGAATTTTTCTAAAATCTTCTAGTTCATCTATGTCGTTTTCTATAAGAAGTCTTTTTTTCATATATTTATAAATATATTGAATAATACAAATCTTTGTATTATATTTGTATTATAGTTCTTTGAAAATAGTCATTTAAGATATATGGGCCTATATCGGATTTGACGGGCGTTGGTTGGATAAAAGAAGCATGTAGGGACTAAGTTAATCTCTTTAAAAACTGACTTAGAAAACAACTGGCAATGTGCTAAACAAAATGGAAACTCTTGGTTTACTAAGAGGTTCTGAAGTTACTGTAGCTTAATAAGATACGGAAACGGGGGGTCGGTCAGACAGATAACCTAGCAACAGAAGTCGTAGATGAGTTGGTTTTCACTCTAAAAGAAAACAACGGTCTCGTTCAGAGGGCTACCGTAACAAAAGTGAACTCGACACAGTTTTTGGTAACAATGTCAAAATAGGAACCAAATATTTTGGAAGGTATGAAAAACCTTAACCTAAACATGTAGTTGTCTTTTTGACAAAACGAGCCGGACGAGGGAGTCGGAGCCCTCTAGGTCCACCAATTGATCCCATCATTTAATTATGATGGGATTTTTTTATGCATTAAAATTATTGTGTATTTGATTGTGATTTTTTTGAGCACAAAAAAAGGGACAACTAAGTCCCTAAATGTTTTTGCCGGTCGCTCCATCTTTTTAAAAAAGAAACGCTGAGATTACACGTTTGTTGCGAGAACCTTTAGAGTCATTATTGTTTCTACTCTTATCCACTTTCTTTTGGAAAGTATTTCTCAGTGTTGGTTATTTAGGTGAACCACTCCTTGAGATCTTATCTACACTCTTACTACTTGACTCTCTTCGAGGATGCCTCCCCAACTCGTCCTTGCGGGATTAGAGATCTTTGGTAAAAATACACTTGGTCTTGGGAACCTCATGTGCCACGGACAGCCCGTGACTAAGTAAACACCTTTCGACAAGATCTGACAGACACTTTTCCTTATTTTATTAATTAATTTGACTTAATACAATAGTCATAAGTTTGTGTCGTGGATTATCGAAGTAGTGGTCTGCCAACCGAGCCAACCCATTTTTTGAACGAGTCGATACTCAACTACTCCGTGAAATGTCCCCATTTCCATATTTCAAGACTACTTCGAAACTAACCCCTTGGTAGAAGTTGGTTAAGGTTAGTAACGACACCACTCGTACACTAACATACCTTTCGGCTTTAAGTATCCTTTTATATTGGGAAACGCAATAATGAAATCGGATAATCTCATGTTTTGCAATATCCCTACGAGTTATTCCTATTGTTGTTCCCAACTCAACTGAACGACCCACATCGCCCAATCATCTAACCACTTTCCCTACAGCGTTGCCCTCGGTACTAAAGGTTAAACGGTATCCCGCTTGTGTACTCAAGCTCCTAAAAGAAGCCGCAAATCATCTAACACAAATGACTCACTTTATCCTACTTTCGTAGTTTATTTTATGGACCATACACAGCCCAATATCTTTATCATTCAAAGATGGAAATTTTATTCCAATTACTTGTCAAAGAATCTGACAAAACTTTTCCTGAACGGATAATCTATTTCTTCAAAGAACGTTTCGGACTTTTCCGATTTGTTTTACAAAGTTAAGACATTTATTTTGATCTGTCAAGTACTTTGTGAACTTTTTTTTTAATTTTTTTTCGGTTGTTTCCGATTGTTTTACAAATGTAAAAAACTTTTTTTAATTATTCAAGTCCTTTACAATATTTTTTTCTACATACACATCATATGTTCCGTAGAATCGTGCTCTTAATTGTGCAAACTCCAAATTTGATGTCCACAATGTTTTTCCGTTTGAAATATATGAATACATCTCAACGTCTTTAACTTCTTTTTCTTGTTTTATTTCTTCACTCATGTTATTATTGTATTACAAGTGAAATGATAGTATAAATATAAAAATGAGTCAAATATTTAAAGAACTTTTTTCATGATTTCTTTAATTCTTACCACATCTTCATTTACAGATTCTTTTTTCAAACTCGCAATCCCTTTGAAAAAATCGGTCATTGGTCCTAAATCGAACAATTGAAAATCATCGTCACCCCCAAAATCTATCTTTTTATCGGTGTCATCTTTTTTTTCATCGTCAGAAAAATCGTCCGTTTCAATTTCATTACTTTTACCACTGAAAATTGACTTAGAATTTTTTAATAAATCTCTTAAGTGTTTACCAAAAGGAAGACCAATATGGACATGAGTCATTTTATCGTGACCAACCCATTCAGAAACTACACCTATTCTATCACCAACTTTGACTTTATCACCAGCACTTAATTTAACATCTTTAAGGTGTGTATAAAAAATTTCAGGAAATCCATCCGTTCCTGAAACTGTGACTTGAGTTCCATATATTTTACCTGAATTTTTTCCTGTATCTCTAACTTTTTTGACCGTTCCATTTGTGTATGAATTAACAACCGAACCTGCAGGCGCAAATACGTCCCAAGCATTATCTGATTGCCAATTCCCTAAAGCTCTTGATCCGTGATTTTTTGGACCATTTTCTAAATCGGTACGAAATGGACCACCTATATTGGTTGAACCTTCAGATATTATTTTTTTTGAAGTATTTCTATTCATAAGTTTGGATCTTATAGACTTATTTTAATATAAATACTTCTATATTATAAAAACCATTCAGGGATATCTCTATTTTTCCATTTACAAAAATCTTTTTTTGCTCCTACGTAATAATTTCTGTATGATTGTATTACATCACCAACTTTATATTCGTCAGGCATTGCCTTTGGTGGTGTGGTGAAGTCTTTATCAACAATATCAGGTTTATTCATTAAACACCATTCAATCACATCTTGAGATTTATGACGTTTTCCATAACGATATGTATATTCCTTACACAACTCTAATCCAAGATCACAAAGGTATAAGTAATTAGATAAACTCTCACGAGTCCATATAGCACATGGGTGATTTTTGTGAGATAACTTGTAGGGTACTTGGGGAGTAACTTGGGGGGTCATATGATGAACACCACACAGAAGTTGTGCTGTTTCCAATATCATTTTAACCACATGTTTATCACAATGGTATTTAGCACATTTTTTGGTGTCAAAATCTAAAAAGAAAATATTCATATCACAAAGATATGAAAAAATCTTTACTGATTCAAATAACTCATTAAAACACCGCCGATTGATGATGCGTGAACTTGAAGATGGGTAATTTCTTCAACGTTTAGATCTTTTTTGTCTTTAACGTAATCAACAGATAAAACCCCAATAAATTTATCTTCAATTGTTTTAATTGCAAATAAATAAGACGACTTACATCCTGTTTCTTCTGCAACATACTTTAATCCAAAAGTTGGTATTTCTTCATTAGTATAATCAGAGATTTCGATTGCATCGTTATTTAATAATTCATTAATAGACTTAGAAAATAAATTAACAGGAATGTTTTTAAAATTAGTTTGAACAGATTGTGCGTGTTGACCAACGGTTTCATACATTATTGAAAATTTCGCCATTGATTTTCCTGTTGGGTAAAAATTTCCTCCATTATGAAATTGAGAAACCCAAACTCTGTCAGCATCAAATTCTTCTTTAATGTGTTCGATTTTTGAGTTTATTAACTCACTAACCCTTAATGTGTCCATAACCATGTCTGGTTTTGGTTTCTTTTTAGATTCTAAATAGTGTTTTATAAACATTATTAAAATAGGCCCCAAAACACCTGTTAAAAAGGCCACCATTACTGTTGAGAAATTATCCATATTCAATTAATAAATATTATAAATTAAAAAAGCCCACATAAAATGTGAGCTTTTAGTGAAAATAATTAAGCGTTGTTTTTAACGATTATCGACCAGATTGCACCTGCCAATGTAGTAACACCACCGATGATTTCGGTAAGGATCGTCTCGTCAATTAATCCTTTTGTTATTAGAATACCACCAACAAAAGTTAATGTGTGTCTAAGAATACCTAATAATTGTTCTTTAGATAATTTCATGTCAAAATATTTATTGTTTATTTAAACATAAATATCTTAAAGTTTGTAAAACTACTTCTCTTTTTTAAATTGTAAAGACTTAAGTAAAACAAATCCAAGTAGTATAATTGGAAATAAAATAGCGATTAAGACAGATGTATTCATGTTTTTTTGATTTTTATATTGACGAAAAAAAAGTTAAAATTTTATATTATTTTTTAATAAACCCCTTGAAATAGTTTTCCCATTTATCAGTTGCAGGTGAAATAATAAAGTATCCAATTAAACCAAGAATAATACTTGTGAATGAGACTTGATTAGTCACGTAGAATGATAGAAAATAAATCCCAATCATTACAAATATGATTGACATAAAGGACATTAAAAAATTTAAAATAGTGTTTTTCATAAAAAAGTTAGTTTATAAGTTATTTGTTTGTTTGTGGTCCCTGTTGGGATCGAACCAACCACCTACTGATTATGAGTCAGTTGCTCTAACCGAATGAGCTAAGAGACCAAAAGGAAATTAGGCCTTTGCCAAATGTTTTTCCATCATTTCATTTGCTTTAGTTATTGCCAAATCTTTCGTTTTAAATCCTTTCTCCTTTAAAGATTTTGCATGATAGATATCATAATCGGTTGATGCAACCTGAGGTTTTGAACCTCGTCCTTTACTTGTTCTCATGGTGTCTTTAGCGTAGATATCATAAAAACCTACTTTACAAATGTAACGTCCTCTTGTTTGTCCTTTACTCATTTTTCTTTTTTTTTATTTAGTGATACAATTATACAAATATACGATTAAAAAATCAAATAACCAATTTTTTTTTAAAAAGTTTCATCCCATTCTGAGATCACAAATGATAAAGAAATGAAATCATCTTTTTTATTATAATGAACTCTAAAACCCCCTGTTCCAATACTAACTTTTTGATTAATAGAATCTTCCATTAATCTTCTTGCCATTTCCCTTATTTCAGGTTCAGTTGGGATTCCATCTTCTGCAGATGCCCATTTCCATTCTAACGCAACCATGGTTCGGTGAACTTTGGAAAAGTCAAACCAATCCATAATTTTATCAATAGCTTTTTTGTGTTTATTTTTCATCATTTTAATTCTTGAACTTGTTTCATAATATTAGTTACATCTTCTTCAGTTAAGTATCCGATCACATCGTTAGTCACAGGAGTCTCGTAAGTAAGATTACCATCAGAGTCCAATACTGCAACTTCATAAAGACCATTACGACCTCCGTATGAATGAGTGTGTGAAATAACAGATACACCATATCCATTGTCAAATTGCATACGAGACTTTTTACCAACCATATATGGAGGATCATTTAATTGTTCAAATTCTAGATCTTCAAAAGTTTTCATAGTTTTTAATTTAATATATCATTTTTTTTTGAAGTCAGGGTAGGATTCGAACCTACAATGAGCAACCATCTATAACAGATGGATTCAACACCATGTCTCTTTACACTCCTGACCTTCCTGTGTTACCTTAACAGGTTTGTAGCCCCACCGGGAGTCGAACCCGACTTTCCAGGATGAAAACCTGGCGTCCTAACCGATAGACGATGGGGCCATTTAACAAATCTTTCTTTAACTTTTTTTGCGGTCTGGACGGGACTCGAACCCGCGACCCCCTGCGTGACAGGCAGGTATTCTAACCAACTGAACTACCAGACCGAGTTGTGGTATGGGAATGGAATCGAACCATCGGCACAAGGGGTTTCCGTCCCTTTGCTCTACCTTCTGAGCTACCACACCATTTATTTGTAGTTAAGTAGTTGACACACACTCTCGTTTCACCATCTTATGTCAACAGGTTAATGCACTTAACGAGTTTCCCTTTTCTTACCACCACAATATTTTAAATCAAAGAACTTTTTCCCTCTCGTGTGGGGGTGAGTCCACCATCACATTTTCTCACCCCCGTTTGTTTTACAAATATAAGAACTTTATTTTAATTTACCAAACACTTTATAAAATATTTTTTACCAATTTTTTCTAACTTTCCAACATAGTCGTTTTTGTGATCAATTCCTGTCCAAAAACCGCTACCATCACTCCAAAGACCACGTTTATTATTTTTATAAACTTCTTCACCAAATGTAATGTAATCAGGCTGATCGTGCTCAAGTAAAAATGTTGCTCTTGTCATTTCACGTTTTTCTTGTGGTGTGTAATTTCCTGACCAATCTTGTTTACATAAAAAAGTAGCTTCACCAACCTTAACTTCTTGTCCATTAAGAATTGCTTTTTTATCTAATTTTTTCTTGTAAGTGTAAATGTAAGTTCCCATATGTTTTATTGTTTCTACAAATATATGGACTTCATTTCAATTGGCCAAATATTTTGTAAAATATTTTAAAACAAAAAACCCCTCTTTTTTGAAGAAGGGGTTATTTGACAATACGGGATGATAATGATTGTGTAAGTCTTTTTTTTTAATCTTGGGATTTCTTTGGATACATTATATGTTCTAAATAACTTGTGTATTCAAAATTTAAAACACTAAGAACGTCCTTAATCCCTGATTCTATTTCTGAATTTTCACCAACTAAGTCATATTTTCTTTCATAATGATCAATTAATTCTTCGAAAAGTTTCCCAATTTTTTTAATGTTTGTATTTTTCAAATCAATCAACTCTTCTTGTTCGTTTTTTGAAAGTTCGTCATATTCGATTTCATCATCAAATCTTTTTGATGGTCTTCGTGTATATTTAGACATGTTCTTTTTTCTCCAAAGATTATAACTGTGTTGGATATCGTTATAACGTAAATAATTTTCTGGATTCATTTTTCCTAAAATATGTCCATTGAGTAATTTTAACAAATCCATTTTAAAATTTTCAATTTCTTCATCTGTAATTACTTTGTAAATTTCAGAGATGGATCCTTCCATAATCACACGTCTAATAATACGAGCAAGATCTGATTCTGTAAGTCTTATAATTTTTTTCATGAATTATTTTTATTATAAATATATTGTTAATTTATTAAAATTATACTATAAGGACATTTTACGTTTCTTGGTAAACGCAAGAGAGGCATCCAATCGTTCGGTTCAATTTTAATGTACGCATCAATTTTCGCTTGAAAATTCACCTCTAATTTTTCTAGTGTTTTAGTTTCCATATTAATAAATACCAACTTAAAATATTAGAAATTACACCTACATATTAACGACAATGAAAATCAGCCGCCTTTGTTGCAATTTGGTTATCAGGTTTAATATTCGCCTTATAACCCAAAGAATTGACCCACCCAACTGCAGGTCCAACCAATTTTGAACTAAAGTATTGTTCTTGAGCGTTATAATCAAGATCAATCTCAAGTTTAACATTTACCTTACTTGTTAAAAAGTTTGCAACCTCAATTGAATAATCCACTTCATTCCATAACCTCGTCCACTTATCACGAATTTTTTTAACCTTATGTTTGTGATATATGTAGTGGACTCCTCGGTTTCCATACCGATATGCAATTGCGGTCACATATACGGTTGATCTTCTGTGGTTTTGAGAATCAGTTCCGACATGAATTTCAACATAAGGACATTCATTTAAAATATCCAAAGTATGTTTTGATATGTCAGAAACCGGATCCCCATCAACCTTTCTAAATACTCGGTTCATTAAATTCCCCCTTTTATTATAATTAGATCACCCGAAAGGTTTTATTCTATTAAAGTCTAAAAGTGTTAAAAAATAGTTCTGGTCAACCACTCGCATCCCACCGATCTGTTGTATCAAATTTTCTGTAGTGCAAACGATTATATCTCCTACTACTCATTATCAACTCACTCGCCCAAGCCTTGTCCGTTGTGAACTATTTATTACTCACCACATGAGTGGTTGTTTTAGTTTTTCAGAGCAAAAGTAATCATTTTTTGGTAATAATTGCTCAGTTTTTCTAAAATTTTATTATAACCCCTGTCGTATGAAAAATCTGACTATTACTTAATCCTGTGATAAATGCTCGTTGAAATACTTTCACATTAGGTGATATGTAAAATCTGGCTCTTATATCATAGGATCCTGCAAATATAATGTCATCTACGGTAAGATCAGAAAATCTGTCTTGAAATGGAACCCTTCTAATTTTGGAGCTAATAGATAATTGAAAATTATCATACCCAAGTCTATAAACATAATCACTTTTTGGTTTAAATGTTATTTTACTAAAATTTGTTCTTGCAATTGATTGGTAGTCAATTGTTGAATATTGGTTCATCAAAGGTTGAGAAAAACCAATAGACGATAAAAGTAAAAAAATTATAAGTATTTGTTTCATAGTATTATTTTATTTCAAATGCACATCTCATAGGTCGTTTTGTTTTAGTTGCATCTTCAGGGTTTCCAATTACAACACCATCTTTAATTGTAAAAGCGTGACCTTTAACTAATACAAAAAAAGTTCCCTTTGGGTTTTGTTTAACAAATGTCCCAACGGTCATGTTTCTTTTTTTAATCTCACCTTTTACTTTAACATCATACATTAATGATCTTAACATGTAATCATTGTGTCTTACTCCAAGAGGACAGATTTTTTTACCGTTCACTTTGAGTGAGTTATCTGACATTTTAACAAGTTTAGATACGGTTCCGTAAGTTCCTTTTCTTGGTTTTCTTCCAAACTCCTCAGCAACATATTTGTGAGCAAAATCATAAGACACGTCGAATGAAGAAGCAAATGCTCTTACAACACAATCATTTGTTTCACCTTTGGCAATTGCGGATTCAGTATATCCTTTAATAGCCTTTCCTGTTTTTTCGTATGGTAGTTCGTTTTTCATACTACAAAGATACAAAAATTTTTTAAATCAAACCATATTGATTTAATTCGTATAAAAATTTTTCATACTCTTCTGAGGTAATAAACTCGTCGTGGATTTGTTGGTGTATATCTTCCATAATTTTAAAGTAGTGATCCCGTTTGGATTCGAACCAAAGACCTACTGCTTAGAAGGCAGTTGCTCTATCCAGCTGAGCTACGGGACCATATTTCACATTTTGCAGAGGAGGAGGGATTCGAACCCCCGGATCCGTAAAGATCAACGGTTTTCAAGACCGCCTCATTCGACCGCTCTGACACTCCTCTAACATTCAAAGAACTAGTATAAATATACTAACTATTATATAATTTGTCAATCAACTCAACATCTATTGGTGAAAATTCTGTAGTTGTTGTCCAACCTTGATAAAAGATACTTTCAGGATATCTGTATGAATCATTACATAACCCCAAAGATTGAGTTAATTCTTCACGAAGTAAGTGTTTTTGGGCATCGATTTTAGTTGTTCTGAAAATATCAACATAAATTAATGAGTAATCTCTATAAATTTCAAAATAACCCCAATTATGAACCAATAACTCCTCACTAACCTGTGGGTATAACTTATCAAATGTTTTGTAATCACCCAAATAAATAAAAGTGTTGGCTTCCGATTTATTTGAAACTATCTCAATATTAATTGTTTCGATAATATCGTTAAGTTCCCCAACAATACGATCCAATTCAGTCATTAGGTAATCTTTTTTGTGACCGTGAACGTAAATCTTAACATCTTCAGTTCGTTTAAAAACATTATGAGATTTACCGTCAAATTCACTACCTAATGCGATTTCATTAAAATAAGTATTAACCTCTTTTGAATAATGTTTTTCTTTTTTGATCGGTTGAGATTCATCATTATTTACTAATGAGTTATTTGGTGAATTATTTTCTATAGAATTGAAAATAACCCCTAACTTACCAACAATTTTATCTTGATCGGATTTATCTAAAAGACAAAATAAGATGAATAATACTATTGAAATACCAAAAACTCGATTTAAAAACTTTCCCATTTGTTTATTTATTTAATTATTTCTACAAATATAGGATTTTTTTTTAAATCAACAAACTTTAATAATTATTTTTTTATCCCAAGCTTAGAAAGAACCATATCAGACAAACCTTCTAATATTGGACAAATCATTTGGGCTACCTTATCTTGTAAAGCTTTAAATGCCGATGATTCTGCAGCACTTTCAGTAACCATATTTTTAATTGCGGAATAAACAAAACTATCAATCCCGTGATCAACCGCCATTTTATCCAAATAAGCCTCTAATAAAGATTTTGTTATTATTGGTGATGAAAAATCACAATCATTAAATAGTCTTTTCATATCTTTGATATCTGTGTTTGCAAAGACATTTACAATTGCCAAACCAACATAAGAGTTTTCAATATTTGGATATCCAATAAATGAACCTAGTTTACCAACAATAAATTTACCTATTCTTTCTTTAAATGCTTGTGTAAGTTTCTCAGCAGGATTTGAAAATAATGAAGACCCAACATTTTTGATTCCACCAAGTGCGGTAGATAAAAAATTATCATCTTCTTTAATTGTTTTTTTATATTTTGATAAGTCATTTGTCACATTTTCAAAAATGGAATTAACAATATTATCAATATCTAAAGTTGATTTTTTAGAAAAAGAGAACTTTTTAAATTCTTCATTTAATAATTTGTTGATTTTTAAATCAATATTTTCGGTCACTTTTGGATACCGAGCTTTACCTAATTTTGATTTTAAATTACCTAACCCGAAAGGAGAAGTTCGGTCATTTAATAATCTTTCAAACTCATCTTTATTACCAAAAGCTCCACCTATAAATTTCCTACTTTGACATCTAAGTGACATAAATTTATTTTTGAATAAATCTGTCGAACAACTAGAACCAAATTTTCTTTTAACTTTGTCATCTCCTTGAAAACCTACGGTTCTACACATGTCTAATTTTTTTATAACGTCTCTACATTGCTCTCTACTCGGGTTCATAGCCTCTGAAGTCTCTTCAGGGAAATAAATCAAAGTGTCTCTTAAATCTTGACTTAAAGAAAATGCGGGTAAGTCTTTTTGTATATCTTTAAAATAAAAACTGAAATTGGCGGCTTCAGAACCCATTGGTGGTTTATTTTGGGTAAATCCTTGATTTTCCATATAGGTTTTAAGTTCTTCAGGGATATTTCCCATAGACACTTCACCGGAAGCCACCTGATACCAAATTGATCCATCACCAGGATTCGAAAGTAAGGGTTTACCGTCTTCATCTTTTAATGTACTTAATTTAACTTCCTTATAATTTAAAATATTTTCATCAGGCTTATTCATTTCAAATTCAACAACACCTTTTCTTTTTGCCCATTGTTTAACTTTATTATAATCCATTGCAGATAACGTAACTTGACCAACATCTTCCATTTTTTTAAAATAGTTACATTGTGATCCTGCACCTCCCTCGATTCTTTGTGGTGTTCCTGATTTTATATTATAAGCTAAAAGAGAGTTATTTTCAGAAAATGGATTTTTTAAACCAAAAACAACAATATTTCCGTTACCAACAAAAGCAACATTGTCTTTACCACTTTTAACCAAAGCCGGAAATTTATTGAATGTTTTTATATTTTGTCCAAGTTCGGAAGTCTTAGATAAAAATTTTATTTTTTTTCCTGCAAAACTTTTATTTGTATCACAAAATTGCATGTAGTTGTTAACTAAATTGTATGTGTCGTCCCAATTTATTGTTTTTTGTTCCAATAAAACTTTTCTAACTATTTTTGAAATTTCCATATCTTTTTATATTAAATATTCTGGTGCATCAAAACCTTTTGAACAAATAGTGGTTAAATCGTCCTTTGTAAAGGTTCTTTTATTTATTTTTTTAAATAGAGCGTCTTCGGTTGCTTGATCAAATAAACCAGTGACGTTTACTTTTAAACACTCCTGAGCCTTTATAATGTCAGTGTTCCCTTTTTTGTTTTTACATCCTTTTTTATATAAAGTGTCACACTCAACATATTTATCTTCCTCATCTTCCTCATCTTCATCATCTTCATCTTCCTCATCACCTCCTCCTCGTTTGATACAACCAACACCTTTTTTATAGTAATAACCCGGTTCGCAATCATCAACATCCCAACCAATTTTTTTAAATTGATCATATAACCACCAAACGCCAAATCCTAACAGTCCCATACCAATCAAGAATTTAGATAATGCTATTAAACCTGAGAATAATACTGTTCTTTTACCCCAGTTAAAAACCTTATTCCAAATTCCACCTCTAGATTTAAGATCACGGGTTAATCTTTCAAAGTTCGAGCTATCTTGTATCCAAACTTCAAAATTCTTAATTTTATTTGTTTTTATCCAATTTTTTAACCACCTTCTTTCGCTTCTATTAAGACTACTTAAAGTTGATTCCACTTCTTCAGTCGAGACTTTTGCTTTTCTAGCTGCGTCTTCAGTTTCTTTTAAAGCGGCTTCAGCCTTTCTAGCAGCTTCTTCTGCTCTTCTAGCGGCCTCTTCGGCCTGTTTAGCTGTTTTAAATGCCGATTCACCTTCTTTTGTTGAGCTAGATATTCTTCGACTATTGGCCTTCCAAAGTTCTTCGGCTTGTTTACTGTTAAGTTTATATTTATCTTTTACTCTATTAATAAACGTCTGTTTATCCAACGATCCGTATTTTTGAATAAAAGTTTTACTTTGGACGGCGTCCTCAGCAACGGCTTTCATTATAACAGGATTATCAGTTTTTCTAAAAATATTCCATGAAAGTCTACCCTGTTCTGCAGGTGCTAATTTTCCCAATCTTAATGCTTCTATAATTTCATCTGCCGTTTTTAATTGTTTTAAATCTTTAGTTACAAACGCACCACCTTTTATTTCAGAACTTAAAACTTTTTCTATATCTGACATTAAACCTCGTAATTGAGATGTGTCACGTATTATCGATCTGAAACCTTGCTCAATAAGAGTTTGTTTATTTTCTTCTGAAGTAAATTCTGAATTATAATTCGATATGAATTTTATTCTTCGTATTTCTTCTAATAATTCTTTTTTCATAATTAAGTAAATATTTGGTCATAATCACCTTTTTGTTTATCTAAAAGTTTTATTAACTCATCCTCTTGTTTTTTTGAGTCTTTTTTCTTTATATCAGAATATATCTCAACACCAGTACCCAATCCTGTTATTAAACCTAACTGAACTAAAACAGGTCTTAATGCTTTTGATTTAAACATACCTTTTATACTATCTAATATTTTCTGAACAAATTTTCCGACACCTGTTAACGCCTGAGAAATAAACCCACCCCAAGTTTTATTTTTGGATAAAGATTTTGCAACCGAAGATAATTTAGATGGTAATTCTTTTAACGCAGAAACTATGGTTTTTAAAAGTTCAATCATTTTAGGACTTTTTGCAATATTTTTACCAATTTCCTCTGCTGTTTTAGCTCCACCCAAAGATGTTTTGATAAGAACTCTACCTGATTTAGCAGCCGCTCCGGCAAATACAAGACCTAAGACATCAACACCCATAAAAAGTATTCTTAACCACATTGGTTCATCGGGATGTTCGTAATCACCACTAATTAATTCATATATGTCTAATACAACAACAATTGCCCAAACAACAACTTGAGCAACTTTACCAACACCTGTTGCAATTAAAATAGCATCTATAATCATCCCAACAGGACTATATACTGCTTGTCTAATTTTTCTGGCAATCCATTTCGGGCCTGCCGCCAATAATTTTACAACTTCGTTCCATTCTCCTTTAGAAATAGCAATACCAAACTTTTTTAAACCCTCATATCCTTGTGATATAAAATCAGACACACCTTTAACAGTTTCTTGTCCTGTTTTTTTTAAAAATTCACCAACATATGTGTTATCCCAAAAATTCCATTCAGTTAAAAATAATTTTTTAAAATATGGTTTCATTGGGGTTAAATCTATTGAGCTCTCATTAATTAATCTATTAGAAAAAACCGATTTTGCATGTTCTTTGATTTGTTTTGAGATATTTGAAACGGAATAACTATGTTCAAAAAATAAAAATAGATTGTCTGAATTTTTCCATATGTCTCCAAGATTTTTTTTGGTTTCGATCTCAATTAAGTTATCCATAAAGATAACATATTTTTCATCGGGGCTCATCATATCTAATATAACGGCATCTTCAAAAATTAATGAATCAACACCATGTTTTTGTAATATTGATTTTTTTTCTGATTCTGTAATTACTAATTTTCTCATCTTATGTTATAAATATTAAAAAAACCAAAAGATTATAATAAAGTATTACTTTTTCCTCTTGTTATTTTATATAAATCTTTCCACTTGGCTTTATAATCTATTTGATTTGCAACACTTCGAGTCAATCCTGTTTCCCATTTTGTTACAGTAGGATACGCGGCTCCCCCACCTCCGCCCGCACCAGCGTCATCTTGTTCTGTCATTTCACTACCATTATCGAAAGTAGTATATCTTTTTAACAAATAAATTATTTCGTCTAATTCCATCTTTTTTTATAAATACTTTTGTAAATCAAAAAAAAAGATATATATTTGTAGAAACAAACAATATGAGACACTTTTTTTATTTACTAGTATCAATTTTTATTTTATCCTCTTGTGTTAAATACGGAGAACCTGTTTCACTTAGTTTAAGTGGCGAATATCGAATCGATAAGATTACTTATGAAAATAGAGATAACTCCAATTTGAACCAAGTGTTTTATCCTGGTGATTTATATGTAAATCAAAGTGAGACAAAACCTTTGGATTCGATCGCAGTTGGTTTTACAAGATTAGCTCTTGATTATGCGGTTATTTACTTTGATCCAGTTGACGATCCATCTACAGGATCGACTACATGGACCAAACAATACACTTATATGGTTCAAGGACATAATAATGTTTACGATTTGGGCTATATCTCATTTAACTACGAAGGAACAAAACGAGTTTGGAAAATCATTGATGATGGTATGGAAAGTCTTGTTATCAGAACTTCAGGTAGTTATGACTATGGAAATAACACAAGTGGTGAAACAACGACAATGTTTTTAACTCGAGTTGGTCCTTAAATCAACTCGGGTTTTGGTAATTTATCAGGTTTTACAATATAGTATTCGTTTAAGAATTCGATTAAATTATCCTCATCAATACTAGCGGAATCACTCCAAAAAAAGTCTTCCTCTAGATCATCTTCTTCATCAAAGTCAAAACTTTCTAATACTAAATTATAACCAAATTCATCGGCTTCCATTAAGTCAATATGGTCAATTCTAACTTCTTCTTCTGAATCAATTGTTAATCTAAATTGAATTTCTAATATGTTTGTATCTTCGTGTAGATAATAGAAGATAACTTCTTGAACTTCCATTTTGTCAGTATTTTTTAAATCTTTCGAACATGTCCAAAGATTCATTCAACTTGGAAATAAAATCAGGCAATATATCCTCATCGATTTTGTCTAAAATATCATCCTCTTCTTCGTTGACCTCATCCTCTTCTTCGTTGAAAGTTTCGTTAATCTCCTCTGAGGAGTAATCTTCCAATTCATCGATATCGTATTCATACTGATTATAATTTTCCTCCATATCATCTTCATAGTTACCAAAAGATTCATAATCAAATTCCTCTTCATTTGGTGAAGGGTAAAGATCATGTAAAAATTCTGTATTTTTTGTTTCTGTATCCATATAAGAATCAACATCAACCGTCCCATTTTTTAAGTCCATAGGTCCATCTCCAATGGTGTCAAGTAATGATTCATTAATATTCATATTAGTATAAGTCTTCACATTACCTTTATTGGTTACTGTGATTCCATTTTTATCATTTGCTAAATCCTGAACATATAAAGGATATTGATTACTTTCTTGATTATATCTTGTAACATAACCATCATATAACGATTTATGTTGGTCTAATATATTAGATCTTTCTTCTTTTGTCATTTTGAAAAAATATGCATTCATAGTTCTTTGTTTTTTAATAAATATTTGTTCTTTGTCAAATATTTTAACTTATCGTTAATTGTTTTTGTTAGTGTATATTTATTATATAGATATTAACACACAATATGGACTTAATTTTAACCGAATCCCAATTTATTAAATTATTAAAGGAAGAAAAACAAGAAGAATTACACCAAGTTTTTAATGAATCAAGAAAATTCACAAAAAATTTAATTAAAGATGTTAAAAATCAATATGGTATTGATTTTAAATTTGCATTAACATGGGGATCTGTTATTGGTGGGTTTGTAGGTCCGATTAGTAGATATATGGAAGGTAAATACACAAATTTATCTCAGTCGGAAATTAATTTAATTTGTTTTGGTATCATTTTAACATTTTTCTTTGATAACAAAGAAAAATTAAAAGAAGTTTTAGAAATCATTAAAGAAAAAAAATTAGTCACCTTTTTTGATCGAGCGATTATGAAATCATTTGACTTGAAAGATGCATTTTTAAATTTCTTATCAAGTCTTAATTTAACATTTTCAAAAGTGTCAAATATGATGGCGTATACCTTTTTGGTTCCAGTTGTTCCATTACTTCTCGAATTACCCGATTTAAACGAAGAACAAATCTCACTAATAGCAACAGGAGTCGGACATTATATGGGTTCTTTATTTTCTTCTAAAATAGTGTCAGAAGTTATTCAAAAAATGATCGAAAGGTTTAAATCTTAGAATTGTAATCTAAAATCATTTCAATAATCTTTTCTTGTTCTTTTTCGTTTAACTGGTGTATTTCCTTGTGTGTTCTAAACCAATTTCTAACAAGTTCCTCAAAAGGTCTTCGAGTTACTTTTTTCATTCTTCTAAACCCATAAACTTGAGCATCAATTTCTTCAGGTTGGGAATAATATTCAAATGGTGGTAATTCTTCTTCCTCATCATCTTCATCACTAAAATCGAAAAGGTCAGTATCTCTCTGATATAGGTGTCTTAATTCGTGAGCAATTATTTCATTTAACTCACCAATTAAATCATAAGTAATTTTTCTTTTATTTTTAGGGTTATATACAATTTTAATTTCAATAACATTTTCATCTCTAACAAAAAAGGCGGTTGACATATAATCGTCCACATCATCAGACATTTCTAAAGTAAGTTCGACAGACACTGAATTTTTTGGTGACCGATATTCCATTTCTTCACCATCTAAATCTTCAGGTAAATAAAATTCACCATCACCATTACTCTTATATATTTGTATAATATCCCTTACTATTTGTCTAATAAGTTGTGTTTGTTCGGATTTTTCTAATATTAAGGATTTTTTAATTTCAATCATATTGATAAATATTTCTTAAAAGTGTATTATTAACTTAAATAACAAACTAAAAAAAATACATGAAAAAGAAATTTGATTTTGAAGATATTACCTTAATACCTCAATTTAGTTACGTAGGATCAAGATCCGAATGTGATACTAGTTGTGACTTCGGTGGACATAAATTCAAATTACCAATTACCCCATCCAATATGGAAAGTATAATTGATGAAAAATTAGCAATTAAACTATCCGAAAATGGATACTTTTACATAATGCATCGATTTGATATTGATCCAGTAAAATTCACACGTAAGATGCATAAAAAAGATTTAATTTCTTCAATATCCTTAGGTGTAAATGAAGAGTCATATAATTTTGTAGATCTTTTAATGAAAGAAAATTTGACACCCGATTTTATTACAATAGACATCGCTCATGGTCATTGTGTGAAAATGAAAAAAATGGTAAAATATATTAAAGAAAAGTTACCAAAAACATTTTTAATCGGGGGGAACGTGTCAACACCTGATGCGGTGATTGATTTACAAGAGTGGGGTTGTGATGCAATTAAATGTGGTATTGGTGGAGGATCCGCCTGCACAACATATCACTCAACCGGATTTGGTAATCGAGGGTGGCAAGCAAATATGATTTTAGATTGTTGTAGGGTTTCAAAAGTTCCAATTATTGCCGATGGATCTATTAGACAACATAGTGATATTGTTAAAAGTTTAGTATTAGGTGCGACTATGGTTATGGTTGGTGGAATGTTGGCAGGATATGAAGAATCTCCCGGTAAAAAAGTAAAAAATATGATCGATAATCGTTGGTATAAAGAATTTTGGGGTAGTGCATCATCATCACAAAAAGGAAAAACTAACAGAATTGAGGGGATAAAAAAATTGGTTGACTATAAAGACACTTCGATTTTTAATAAACTCACAGAAATTGAGGAATCTTTACAAAGTGCAATTTCATATGGTGGGGCGAATCCGGCTAATTTAGATTGTTTGAACACTGTTGAGTTTGCGATTAAAAAAAGTTAGAACTTTATTAAATAATAGATTACCAAGTTCTACAGGCCCAATATCTTGGTTTCCATCTTGGCCCTGGATTATCACAATTATGTCTAGCCCTGAAAGATCTTCGTCTTTCGGGGTTATTTTTTTTAATAACCATACGTTTTCCTTTGGCAGATTTACCACCAAAACCAAAGTTTACTTTCACAACCTTACCCTTGTCATTTTTGACATAGACTTTAAATTTTTTAACATCTCCTTGCATTATCTTACCAAGTTTTACTTTTCTACCTTGATATTCGGCTTCAGATAAAAAACTTTGATCCTCAACAGGAACTTCTAAATAAACAACTTGACCATTTTCAAGTATTACTTTTTTTCCCAAGTCAGATTCAACAATCCAACGGTCTTCCCCGTTTAAATAAATTAAATCATTATTATACAAGTTTCTAACTTCATTAATTAAGTTAATAAATGATTTAGAGTATTCCTTAAATACATTTTCACTTAAAGGGATTTTTTTATCTAAATGGTATCTAAGTTCATCAGAAACTTTAACCCCTTTTTTTAGTTTCATTGGGTGATTGATTGATTCGAGTAAAACTCTTCTAACAACATTTTCTAAAATTCGCATACTATATGATATTTATTAATATAAATATTAAATGCCTTGTAAAAAATAATTGTATGAGAACAATAAAAATAACTGAAAGTCAAATTCAAAAAATTGTAAGATCTGTTTTAACAGAAGAAGAAATGGAATCTTCTAAATCAAAAAAGAAAGATAAAAAGGCTCGTTGTATTCCTGAAAACGTAATACCTTTAGATGAAATAGTTGGGAGATCCGATGAATTTTCAAAATATACACCAGGTATAACAAAAAGAGCCGCAGGTGTAAACTCTATGGTTGACACACTTGGTATTTTAAACAATTTACGTTTGTTTAAAGATGTAAAAGATGGTGGATCACATTTGGCGTATGAAATGATGAATCACTTAAACAGATTTAGAAATAAAAACTATTATGACGAAACTTCAGGTGGTTGTAATAAGGCCATGGACAAAGTAATTGAATTGTATAAAGAAAATGAGCACGGAACCGAACTTGTTAAAGATATTGAGAGGGTTTTAAAGTTACAAACTAAAGAAGATGAGTATACACCCTCACCAAGAGCTAAAGAGTATCTTAAACAATGTATAAACTTGATTAAAGGACTTTAAAAATGACAAAATTTAAAAAAATAACAGGTAGTTATTGGAAACCTACACCAAAAAAGTGGAGAAGAATCGGAGATTCTTTATTGGCAGTCGCTTCTGTTCTTGCGATTGGGGGTCTATGGCAATTTGACAACCTTAAAGACATATTCACATCCTTCGAAATTAAAGCTATGATAGTATCTTCAATAGCTTTAGGTGTGGTTGGTAAGTTTTTAACTAATTTTTTTAAGGAAGATACCTCTGAAGCTGAGTAAAAATACCCCATTTTAAACGTAAAAACCCCCTATTTTGGGGGTTTTTTTGTATATATAAAGACAAAAAATGACCAAAAACAGGTCTTTTTTGGGAGTTTTAACCTATTTTTTATTCATTTTTTTAGCAATTTCACTCATTCTTTGGTTAAATTTGGTCATATTTTGATTAATATTACCCATTTGACCACCAAAACTACCAATATTTTGATAAAAATCCTCTAAATTACCCAAATTTCCCATGTTTTCCATAAAATTTGGTGGATTTTGCATGTTTTTTAGGTCTTTTAGGGTGGAAAATAGTGATTTTCCATACTTTTTCCACCAATATATTAATAAAATGGTTGTAAAAAGGATAATTATACTAAAAACTAATAGAGAAACCGATAATAATGTCATAATTTGTATGTTTTTATGAAAAAATCGTCAATATTTGTGATATAATCAAGTGTTTTAGTAAAAAAAACAGAATTAATAACCCATAAAGTGTTTTACAAGTTCAGTTGAGAGTCTATTTACCCTATTTGTTGCTGATGCACCCGTAATTGTTTTATTATTACGTTCTAAATCAGTAACGGCAGCTGAAATCATGATATTTCTTACATTTTCAGACATTTCTAAGATTTTTTTTATCTTTTCTTCATCATTATCGTCCAATTCACGTTGCATTCGGTGTAAATTGAAGTATGCTGTCAGATAATCCTTAGTTTGACCTAAAAATTGACCTGATTGGAACATATTTACAATCCCTGACTGTCTAATCAATTCCAAATACTCCATAATATACTTCAAATCGGACTTTTTAAAGAGTCTTGACCATTCATGTCGATTAATTAACTCATCTAAGTCAGTAATTACACGATTTCTAGCTTCATTTAGGTCATTTTGCGTGAATTCGGGGTCTAATATCCAAGAATCCGCCTCAGGAAGTAAAGAAAGGGTGCTAATTACCTTACCATCGTCATCTAACCACTCTATATTATACATATAATTGGATCCACCACCAAAAGATGGGGCTTGACCAATACTTTTAACTCTTCCTTTGGTTCCTGTATCAATATCTTCACCTGGCATGTAGATTAAAACGATGCGATCACCTTCTTTTAACTCAGGATTTTTCTTTTTACTCATATTAATAAATATCTATTACCTAATAAGTGTAAAACTTCCTAAAAATTCTTTAATTTCATCAGTTTTAGGAACTTTAAACCTCATTTTCCACGTATAAACCCCATCTTGACAAGGAATATTGTTATATGTCCCATCCCAACCTGTATTTGGGTTAAAAGATTCCCATATAATCTGTCCCCATCGGTTGTAAATCACAAAAGTATAGTTAAATATGTCAACTCCTGAGGTAATTATTGGTTTAAATACGTTATTTCTTTCGTCTCCATTAGGTGTAAAGGCATTTGGGATGTAAAATACTTCATTTGGACACAATTCTAAGGTTATATTGAACGTTTGAGGGTTAGAAACACACCCATTGTCCCATCTTACACCCTGAAATGTGAATATTCCGTCCATATCCCATGTTACACTTAGAGTATTATTGGTAATTGTGTCTTCGAATAGATACCATTGGTTAAATCCACCACTCACGGACACTAAATCAAAGACATCACTTACCGTATCACCCTCACATATTTGATGATATACATTATTTTCGTCAACAATCCCATTTGTCATTGGTAATATTATTGGTCTTGGGTATACTTGAACATTTATTGACGTATCAAACCAACATCCTGACTGAGTATAGTTGTAATTTACAAGATCAACACCAATAAAACCATTATTAGGACAATATTGATCGTTCCATACATTCATTCCACTGAAAATACCACCCGAAGGAGTTGCAATTAGGTTAATACAATTGTCATATTCACAAAATGGACCCACTTGAGTGATCACAGGAAGAATATTTAACACATAAATGGTAAAAGTTTCAGGTGATGACTGACATCCAAGTTGATTTTCACCAATAACAGATAAAGTATTAGTATAAAGACCACCATTTACACCAGTTACATCCAAATTTAGTTGATTTGTCCCTTGTCCTGTGGTGATATTCCCCATCGTGTTAGTCCATACGTAGTTTAGGTTAGGAAAAACACTTGAGACGTTATATAAATTGGTTGTGGAGTTAAAACAAACCGTGTCTAACCCTGTAATTGGGTTGATTGTCACCATTGGTGGATCAACTAACGTTGTTGTTTGCGTTGCAGGGCAGTTATTTGCGTCTGTAACGGTTACAGAATAAGTTCCTGAACATAAATTTGTTGTCGTTTGATTGGTTTGTCCGTTATCCCAAAGATATGTGTATGGTGCAAGACCATCAATAGGATTTACAATCGCAGATCCATCACAATATCCAAAACAAGTTGGATCTGTTGGTGTAATTGTTGGTAATTGTAACGGTGCCGGGTTTAATAATGTTGATGTTCCATTATAACTACAGCCAGTAGCGTCCGTTAGTGTAAATGTGTAGGTTCCTGAACAAAGATTATTTAACGTTAGTGTGTTTCCACCATTATCCCAACTTATATTGAATGGTTGAGTTCCGCCAACAGGACTAACAACGATAGTTCCATCACAACTATTATTACATAATGGATCTGTTGGTATTATATTTGGAACAGGAAGGTTTGGTGTGGGTAAAACAAATACGGTATCAGGTCCCAAGTTTCCTCCACCAACATTACACGCCGACCATCCAGCATTACAAGTGGGATATACAGGAACACAAGTGTAATTAGCCCCTTGAGCCGGTGGAGTTACCGTAATTTGTAAACCAGTTCCAATTGGATTAGGATTACCCACTTGAAACCATGTGTAAATTGGGTTAACGACAGGTCCTGATGGTGTATAACGATATGAATTGTTTACGGTTGTCCATTGTGTTGAGTTTCTACCAGGAACCGTAACAGCTTGAGTCCCTCCTGCGTTGTGAATACCCTGAACTGCAGTTCCACCTGCCCATTGAGGACAATTTGGTTTATTTGCAATGTGATTTTCTATCACATTAGAAGACTCATATAACACAATATGAAAAGTTCCTTGTAAATTGGTGCAAGAAAACATTCTAACATTAATCCAACTAACCACGAGTTTACGACAAGGTGCTGTTCCTTGAACTTGATATCTGATTTGACCCCCCGATAAACCAGGATTCCAATCTTGCCATGGACCCATAATACAATTTTTTGGAATATTAAACCCAGCACTTGGTATTGCTGCCGATGTGAATGTTGCTGGTTGAGCTCCAGCTCCCAAAGAAACCCATCCATTAGAACCAACTCTAAATTGTGTATAAGTTTGTCCGTAAAAACAAAACGTAAAACCAATATTATATACACCTGATTGTGAGTCATCACTTAAAAAAACTTGAGTTCCATTGTTTACTTGAGCAACATATGGAATGTTTGTAACATTGTAGTTCGTTGTTTGATTAGGTTGAGATCCAGGACCACATTGTGATAGATCGGCAGTTAAAGTTGCCTGTGTAACCCCACAAGGTAAAGTTTGGTTAGGTCCCAAATAAGGACAATACTGCGAATAAATAAAAAGGGGGAATAAAAATAAAAGTAATAAGTTTTTCATGTGTTATATACGAGTTTAATTATTATAGGTTGTTAGTTTTTGAAAAGTAAAAGTGATCATATGCTAATTTGAAGATTTTTTTTCTTTCCATTCAAGGTAAATGGTATGAAAAACCATTAAATTAATCAACACACAAAAACAAGTTTCTAAAATCCAATGCCAATCAACTTGAGTAACACCCATATGAATACCAAACCACATGAATGAACCATACTTATTCATTAACGTAACATACAAATACTTTAAAAATTCTTTCATCAATCAATAAATATCATTTTACAATACTATTTTTTATTGTTAAGTTTTAACCAAATTAAAAAAAATATGAAAAAAGTTGATTTAAACAGCTCCGTGACTGTTAATTACACGGGAAGATTAGAAGATGGGACTATTTTTGATTCATCATTAACTGATGGTAGAGAACCATTATCAGCAACTTTAGGGCAAGGATCTCTAATTCAAGGGTTTGAAAAAGGTTTAATTGGGATGTCCGAAGGAGAAACCAAAACAGTTAACATACCTTTTGACGAGGCTTATGGTGGTGTTAATCCTGATTTAATTGCTGAGGTTACAAAAGATCGAGCACCTGAAGGAGTTCAAGAAGGTCAAATGTTACAGACCATGACCAATCAAGGTCCTTTAAATGTTACGGTAAAAGAAATTAAAGAAGAAACTATTGTGATCGATGGTAATCACCCATTGGCCGGTAAAGATTTAATTTTTGATTTAGAAGTTATTTCGGTTCAATAATTTTTTTATTATCAAATAATTTATTATATTTGTTTTTATATAAAACAATTAAAATATTTATTGATATGATGAAATTACAAAAGGAAGTTGATTTGTATAAAGACTTACCAAAGAAAAAATTAAAAAAAATAATCAGACAATACAAATTTTTGTCTTTTTCAAATTCAGAGTTGTATTATTTTTTATACACAATGTTAACTTTTGGTGGGACTTTTCTATTCTTTTTTGGGGTTTCGTATAATACCATATTTGTTATGTTTTTATTACATTACATTTTTTATTGGGAAATACTTTACAAAACAACTAATTTTAAATCTTTAGATAAAAAAGAAAAAGAAGAGATTGATCAGATTATAGAAATTTTACAAAAACATCTTAAAGATAAGGAATAAAAAAACCCCTCGTTATTGAGGGGATTTTTTATTTAATTACATTCTGAATTATTATCTAAGTCTTTCTGATCTATCAGCGGCTCCTTTTAATGCCATAACTAAACCAGCAATCAATACTGCCGTGCTAACAGGTCCACCACCCATTTTGTCAACATAATCATGAAGTTGAACCATAAGTTCACCAGCGTCAGTATATCCCATTGCTTGACTAATCATTCCGAGCATTCCTGCTCCCATCATTCCAATACCTCCACGCATCATGGCTTTTTCTTTGAATGATTTCATTCTGTCTGAAATATCTTCTCTTAAAAACATTTCGGTCAAACCTTCAGTTTTTTGATTGATAACCATATCCTCAAGATTTTCGATTTCATCACTATCTAATCTTCTTAGTTTTCTTTTAAAGAAGTTAGCAACCGCATGAACAGTGTCTTCTTTTGACATCCCGTCATTTTCTTCATCATCTGACATACTCATGTCGTCTGACATACTCATGTCGTCTGACATACTCATGTCGTCTGACATACTCATGTCGTCTGACATACTCATGTCGTCTGACATTCTCATTTCTTCTTGAGTTTCTTTAACGAGTCTTCTTACTAAAGAATGAAACTCTGATTCTGTAAGTCTAATTTTTCTTTTCATTTTAAATTATTTTATTTATAAATACTTATGTTTTTAAAAAAAACTTTATTTTATTATTTTATCACTCATAGGTAGTTTTAAACCCTTAGTTTTACCCCAATTATAGATTACCTTTTTAAGCTCACTTACATGTTTTGTTGGAACTTTAGTGCAAACTCTTGATTGCGATGTTTTTACGGGTATTGGATAGATATCATCTCTTTCAGGAAAATTTTTATCGTAAATTTTAGGTGATGTTCTTGTGTTATCACCAATGTCACCTTTAGGTTCAACAAATAACGATCCTGCACCTACAATATCTAAAGTAACATTTTGATTTTCTTCTTTATCTGAATCCCCAACCGTATAGTTACCAGCAACAAATTTCAAGTTTGATAAACCTAAACCTTTCAAAAAGGAAATCATATTATCTCGTCTTTTTTTCGCCAACTCAGTATTCTTTTCCTTTGCTTGACTTGAGCTTGCAGGATATGATCCCCAATCAGTGTTTGACGATTTTCCATTTACAGTTACAGTTCCACCACCACTAGATTGAATTTTTGTTAATAGAGTTACAATATCTTTTATTTTTTGATTTGATTTATCAATTTGATCTTTACCTAACTTAAATACGTTTGATCCTGACGCACCAATTGTAATTGGTATATTTCTACCCTTGATTCTTTCCCAAGATGCGGTATTAACATTTTTTGAGTTAATATCTGTCTGTAATGATAGTGGGATGATAGCGTCTTCAGAAATTATTTTTCTAACAATATTATTAAGTTGACTTTCTGTTATTTTAACTGTTCTATTCATAAAAATATTTTATTAATAAATATCAATAAATAAAAAAAAAAACACATAGTTTTATTTTTTTACAAAACAAAATGGTTTTCCATCTTTTATTAATGTAAGTCCTAATTCACTAGACGGATCATTTGGGTTATAAATAACATCAACATTATTAACTCTTTTTTGAGTCTCGTCTTTTAAACTGTTTTTATCGAATGAAACCATATTGATATTTGATTTCATAAGTGCGGTAAAACAATCAGGAAGAATATTAGGATCTGGAATTGGTCGTCTATAATCCATTTTATCGGGTTGAACTCCAGGTAAATTAGAAAAAACACTTTGTTCTTGTAATAATTGTTTTTTTTTCTCTATCAAAGAATTCTTAAATTCCAATAACTCGTCTCTTACACTCATATTAATAAATATCACACAAGTAGTTCTTCTGTAAAGTCCAAATACTCAACTCCTTTGAATAACATTTCGTCTGAATACCTTGATCTTATCCATTCTGAAAATTGTTTTATAAACTCATCTCTATGGAGTGGTATGAACTCTGAGAACTCAATTTCAAGAGATCTGAGGGTCTTAACTTCTTTAGTGGAGGGGTAATATAATATTTTTGATTTGGGATCGTCTTCAACCGTGTAAAAGATAAAACACATTTTACCAAATATCGTTGACTCTACGGGTATAAGTTCACCATAGACCAAATCAAATAAATTGGAACTTGCCTTTTTCACAATAAAAATATAGGAAATTTTTAGATTTCTTCAATATCAGATACCCAATCATTTGAATAATCTGAATCAACAACTTCGTCATCTATTAAGTTACCATCATATGGGTCATAAGAGTCCATACTTTGTAAATCCATTAACATACTATTTGTAAATGGTAAAAAACTATCATACTCATTCACATAAGTTTCTTGGATTGTTTGAACCCTTTCATAAATGTGAGTAATTCTATAAGACTTTAATTTAGGTCTTATAATTGGTTCAGTCATGAAATTATTATTCATCAATAAAACCGCAATAAAAAATGATGTGTCCTCAAATTCAGGAGTTCCAAAATAACTTTCTATTTCATCATCAACTATACTAACAACCTCTTCAAAATTTGAGTTGACAAAACTTTTGTTAAAAATATCAATATTGTTTTCTTCACAAGAATTTACAATTTCTTGTAAAATTGGTCTAAGGGCTTTGTCGTTATATTTTTCGTATTGTCTCATAGATTACTTCTTCAAACGGTATATTTTATATAATTCTTTTTGAATGAGTATATCTGCGAAATTTAATATTTTAGTTATTTGAGTGATTATGTCTTCTAACTCCTGTTTTTGAAAATCTTCCATATCTGATTCTGAAATTTTTAATTTAACTTCGTCAAATTTTTTTCTTATTTTTCTATCATTATTTATCTTATATTCTAACTCTTCTAAAACATCTTCCAGTTCGGATAAATATTTGCTGTAATAATAACCTTTACCTTTAAACCAACCCTTAACACCTTCCCATGTCGATTCTTGTAGATCTTCATTGATTACTCGATTTACAATTCTATTAATATCTGATTCTGTTAAATTATTTTTCATATTAGTAAATACTTTAATTTTATCTTTCAAAGTTAAAGTTATCTATTTTTTCCTTTAGTTCGTCACTTAGTTTTATTGAACTTTTTTCTTTATCTAAGGTTACTCTAACATAATCTGCACCAAAGAAGTATTGGAGTTCTTCTGATATACTAGTTGATAAATTAATTTTGAATCCATAATCATTAGTAAACGAAGACCCCATCAATTTAGCAGAAACCAAAAACCTTTTATCTCCATCAATAATTGTAACATCAACCATTAAATAATCATATAGTTCACCAACTGAGATCATTTGTCTAACCCCTTTGATTTGAAACTGATAATCAAATTTTGTTTTCAAATCGAGACCTATTATAAGCCGACCTTCGTAAGTAAAGACCATGTCTTTAATTACCTTATTAACTCGTTTTAATTTTTCTTTTGTATACATCAGTCGTTAATTAAGTATATTTAGATATCAACCTTGGCATTACCTCAATTATTTCTAATGGGTAATCTTTATTCAAAAAATCAATCAACTCTTGTATTGAATTAAATCGTGATGGTGTATTTTCTAAATAAATATCTGAACCATAAAAGTCGTCGTCTTCATAATCACCAGTTGATTTATCTTTGATACGATCAAAATCCACAGGTATTGAGCAGTCACCATTCCAATATGGAGTTGCCATACCTGATATTTCATAATCTTCATCTTCATAAGTGAAATAAATAATTCCACTAAAACCACCCCAAGTAAATTCAAGTGTAGTTTCACCATCATTAAAACTATACTCCTTGTTTATAAGGTTCGTCCCCCAAAAAAGTAAATTAGTGAGTCTTTCAGCAAATCCACAATCAATTTTTATTTCTTTATCTTTAAGAAGTGATATTATTTGAGATTTATCTAAACCAATCAACGATGATATCTCACCCATATTCATACCTTCATCCCACATCTTTCCCACCAATCTTTTGTTCTTTTCAAAGTTGGATTCATGAAGTAAATTATATTGTGATTCTGATATAATGATTTTCATATAAGATAAATACTTTGTAAAATAAAAAACCTCACCTTGAATAGATGAGGTTTAATAATGAATTATTAATATATTATCTAACTCTAAATCTTTTAGTTTTTCTACACCCACGACCACTAGTTTTTGGAATCCAACTTGTTAATGCAATAATACCTTTGATTAGAAGAATTAAAACTAAACCACCAATTGCAATCCACACCCATAATGGTGCGGTTACACCAAGAACGGTTGTTGCAACAACAAGACCAGCACCAGTTTGTTCTGACATTTCAGAACTCATTTCTTCAGTCTCATCACCTTTGTTTGATTTTAATTTTTCTTTAAGATCTTTAAAAGCCTTTTTAAGACTATCTCTGTCTTTAGATAATATCTTCTCTTTAATCTTTTCTTTAATTTGTTTAAACACAACTAAAGCCTCAGGTTTTTCATTATTATCCGGTTCGATTTCGTCCATACTACAACTTAGAGCTTCTGTTGCCATTTCAGGATCGATGGGACCATCTAACTCTTGTGATAATTTCATAACCGACATAGCGGCGTTTTGAGAACTCTCTTCCTCACTCAAATATCTTTGTTCTAAAATAAGATTTGAGTTTTGGATGTGTCTAATTTTTGAATAACTTTTTCCCATACAAATTAAATTTATTATATATAAATATATTACAATCTGGAAGCCGCTTCCATTATCATTCTTAATTTGTTCTCAAGTTGTTTTATTTCATTAAGTTGATTCGAATTTAAATGTAAAGATTCACCTTTAATAGAGGAAATTTTGTTTTGTGTTTTTGTATATTCAAACATCAATTGATTATACTGCTGTGCCTTTTGTTCGTTTGTCATAACTAATATATAGTTGATAAATAGATAAAGAAAACAAAAAACCCCACTCTTATTAGAAATGGGGTTTTAATAAATTGTTTTTTTATATGAAAAATTAATTGTCGTATAATGGAGTTGTATTTTTATATGGTAACTCATATTTAGGAAAATAAGCAATACACCTTCTTTTCAACATCAATTTACTAGCATCATCTAATTTAAAATTATGGTTTGCGGTTTTTAATCCATCAACACTTTTTCTTTTACCCCAACCTCTTCCACTACCACCACCAGGTAGTTCAGTTAAGCTATCCAATTTTTCGCAGTCAACATAATAACTCCAACCTTTTGGGTCTTTTATGCTATTTTCGTAATTATTAAGTTTGGCATCTGAAACATAAATAATGAATTCACCATCGTTCGTTGCGTCTTTAATACTTATTTGTGTAATTGTTTCATTCCCTAATTTAAAATCTCTATATGCTTGAGATAACATCTTTGGATAAGTTTTATTTTTTTTTGTAGTTTCATCATATGTTGATATATCAACACCATTAATTTTTACAGTTTTTGTTGCCTCACCACCACCGCCGGCAGCAATAGGTTCTGATGCATCACCTTGTTCCATAATAACTCGTTTAACAATACGGGTTAAATCTCTTTCGGTTAGTTTTATAATTCTTTTCATAAATAATTTTGTTTATAGATAAATATATAATTAAAGTAAAAAAAAAAACTCAACGTTTTGAAATTTTATTTGAGGTAATCAAACGTTGCATTTTTGATTTGTGTCTTCCTGTTTTAAAACTTCTTAGACCAAGGTGTTTTGTAGATCTATTTGTTACCCTTTCTCTCCACAAACGCCAAGATTTATTTTTAAGATTGTTTCTCATAAGAATTATAACTTCTGATTCTGTAATACCGAACTGAAAAAAAATGGCTTCAAATGGTGTTCTGTCTTCCCAAGCCATTTCTATAATTCTGTCAATATCTTGTGTTGTCAATGAAGAAATATTTTTTTTAATTAACAAGGTGTTGTACTTATAGCACCACTACCATCTTTACAGGTATAGTATAATTTACCGTCTCTATAATATGGACCATCTGGAAGTGCTAACGCACAAAATGCGGACAACATTTTACCAACTTCATATTGATCACCACCTCGACTCAATCGTCCTTTGTTAATCCAAAAGTTTTCATTTCCACTAGAAAAAGGTTTATTACCAACACCCCATGGAACCAAAACGGATTCTGATTTTGCACAATTATACTTATAATTAAGAGATCCTAAATATCTTCCACCATCATAAAGTTGTTTTGTAAACTGAATATTTTCCTCATCAACTTTTGTTGGTGCTGACGTTTTATATTTTTTCTGATATATTGGGGCGTTTTTAGCCAGTGTTAAATCGACACCATATCCACCAACTTTTGGTCTTTTTGGTTCTTCAGATCCACCACCGCCGGCAGCAATAGGTTCTGATGCATCACCTTGTTCGCAAATCAAAGGTTTTACATTACCAAGCGTCGACTCAAGTAGTTTTTTAAATTTTGAGGT